TTAATGAGTAGCCTTTTTCTTTACTTGATAAAGTTTTCTTTGGTAATCCATAAAGGCTCTCGTCATTAATTCCAAATTAGGCTCATTACAGTATGTGACGGTGCAATTTTGCAAGTTGTACTTTTCAATTAATTCTTTCTCAGTCACATAATCACCTTCTTTTTATAAGGTGTATGAGCATTACAATTTGTCCTATTCGAAAATTTATTAATCAATTCCCCGCATAACCTGTTTAGATAATATGTATAATTCACTTTCTTTTTCATCCATCTTACTTCTGTACCAATCTCTTCACAAATCGCAATCGGGATACTGGACTTGTTAACTTTATTCTTATATGTATGTTCCGCCTGTTTTTCAGCTATGTTCTTATATGTAAGGAAATCATCAATATGTACGAAATAAACCTTGTTCTCTGGCTCTCTAAATTGAAACAGGAAACCAGGAATTATATTTGGGTATTGTGCTGCCTCTTTTAAATGTTTAATCTGCTGCCCTTTTATGATCTTCTCACTGAAGGAAATGGACTTGTTCTTTGTCGACTTTAGCTCAAAGGGGAACAAGTGCCCCTTAAAGAACAGAAAGCAATCATATTTGTTTTTTGATACTGCTGCTCCCCTTTTCAAAAACATTGGGTTAACGTCTTTAATTCGGTAGAAGAACAACTTCTGATCCGCTGCAGATTTTTCAATGTTCGCTTCAAAAACTTTTCCTTGATTGTTTGCTCCCAATCAATCACTCTCCTAATCTATATTGAAGGTAAATTATGTATGTGCTAAAATCGTTGCTGAAAGAGGTGTACATAGTGAAAAAACAATGGAAACCGGTTGATTCAAGACTTAATGAGCTTATGCATGAATATAGCGTTTCAATTGAAGACCTTGTTGAACGTACTGGATTACCTAAACAACGTATTAATGATTATGTAAGTGGTTTTAAATCAAATATGAATATTGGAACAGCAATGACGTTTGCTGATGCCATAGGTTGCTCTATAGAAGAGCTTTATGTATGGAACTTTAAAGAGCGCAGACAATTGATCAAATAAATCACATGGCGGTTCCCTTTTTGATCCACCTGATTTCCTGCATTAATTCCTCATTGTTGTCAGCTAAGTTAATTAAGTTACGGTGCGCTCTTTGCAAATCTTTTTCTTCAATGGCCTCCTTTACTGTTTTCATTTGTCTATCCATCTTTTTATAAAGTGTTTGAATTGAATGATAAGCCTCGTTAATCTCCATTCTCCTCCACTAATTTTATTTTTATTGTAAATAAAAGACCGATTTTATCTAATGTTCACTTCACTTTATTTGAGTCAAAAGACAAGTGTACCCGTATCCAATAAAGCGCATCGCTTGCTTCATGAAAATCACCTTTAAAGAAATTCTTCGCTACATTCTTTAATAAGAAGAAAATATGTCTCCAGTCGTCATACTTAAAACTCATAATCCTTTTTATCATTGAAATAATCCTCCCCAAATTACTCCTGCTGTAATAGCAACAATCAATACTGAAACAAATTTCAATACACCAATATATACTGCAAATTTAATATCCCCTTGGGAATCCATGTTTGCTAACAACACAAGCCCAAATGCGACGAACAATATCCAAGCTGTAACGATCACTACTTAGAACCTCTTCCAACTGTATATCTGCCGGTAATGTCATTTAAGATCGTGGGACTAGAAGAAACCTTTTTACTCTCATTCTCTTTATTTATTGTGTAATTAATGAAATCATCGAACTGGTTTAAATACACTCCGTAAGCTGTGTTATACAGTTTATAAATGGTATCGTCACTTGGTTTCAAAAACCAGCTATCAGTACCTTGTCCATACACTTCAAAAATTTGAACAATTTCGTCCTGAAGTAAGCATGTAACCTAATTCAACGTCCGAGAAACTTAGCTGCGGCTTAGGTGTTCCGTAATAAATATCTGCTTCATTTAGAGATCCTCTTTGGTTCACTTCTTTAATGATTTCTTCGATAGCAGTGTAGCCTTCGTGAATGATGAATTCCCTACGTTCCTCATCTCTTCGTTTATAATTTTCTAACACATCATTAACATTGAATTCTGTTTTCACCATTAAATCTCTCCTTTGATTAACTGGTTGCAGATATTAATATATTCTTGAATACTATTAATAATCGTGATGATACAGCTCCTTACCTCTTCTGGTTCTTTAAAATCCATCTCACATTTAAGACAGTATTCATCGAACTCAATCATTGCAAGAAATTGATCATTGCTTGGCAAACTTTCGAAATCAATTTTCTTTAATCTTGGGATACCTTTTCCCTTAATCCATTCAATAAAGGAATAATCAACATTGTTTTTTACTGCTACGATTTTTAAAAACTCATGAATATCAGAAGAGTTTTTAATATTGAAATAAATGTGGAGACTCTTCTTCATGAGATCAAATAATCGCACAAGAGCTTCATCAATGTTATTGTCTGGTTTAAACTCAAAGTCTAAATCAAACCAGGGCATTGTATTCTCCATAAGACTCTCCCTTCTTAATTTATCTGAACATGTTTCTCTCTCGTTCTGACCATTGAAATATTCTTATTGCAAGTTCGTTTTTAGAGTATTTCTGAATCCAACTGTACTGATCATGATATCTAATTTGCCTCCTAAGGAAATTGCATGTGTAGCCTCTTTTACTATGTTTGCTAGCCATATCTCTAGCTTTTCTAAATTTTCTTAGGAGTCTATACTTGGTTTGTCTCTCACGTTTAATTGCTCTTTCTAAAACGTCCGTTGTCACTATCTCCTTTCTAAATGAAATCAACATTTTATTCAATTCAATAACTTATTTTTGGGTCTTATATCAATCTCATCACATGCAGGACATGAAAAATCTGTGTAATCCCCTATCCAACTAAAACTGCATTCTTTACAAGTCCAGTCAATTTGTTCTCTATTGTCCATTTAGTCCACTCCTGTTTTAATTCTGCATAAAATTAGAATTTTAATTAAATCTAAATCTCGAATGTTTTAAGCTCAAACGTTTTATATGAATCTACTTCTTCACCAGGTATCACATTGACACTCGGATAATTATCATAGTCATACGGGTATCCGATACAATTCATGTGAAAGCTCGTTCCATCTTTGTCAAACTCAGCTTGTAAATGATCATGTCCACAAACCCAGTGTTTTGCGTTAATGAACGGGACATCAACCATGTAGCATGTATTAGGTTCAAATGGAGAATAAGGATTGTGAACAGGTGGAACATGTGAGACAAATACATCAACTTGTGTATTTTCAAGCGTTTCATACCAATCCATTGATTCTTTCCACATCGCTCTTACACCATCTACTTTGTTATAACCATTAAGCCAAATGTAATTAGAATCGTTAGATACTCCTTTAAAGAAGTCCCATCCTTCGATTCCTTTTGGAAGGTACCACATTACATCTCCTGCAAAGACTTTTCCTTTGTATGTTTCAGTTGTCTTAATTAATGGTGTTACATTTTTCATATCAGCAGCTTTTTGAATTAGATCATTCAACCTGCCTAACGAGTCTGAGTATTTCCTTTTTTGGCTCTTGCTAAGTAAATAAAGATCATGATTACCATATGTAAAGTAAACCTTCTCGTATTGCTTTGCTGCCTCATCTAAACCCATAAAGTTTGTTGATTCCATTCAGTAAAATCGCCGGCAATGACCAATACCTCCCCATTACCGTTTGAGATTAACCTATTTACAATTTCTCTTGTTCGCTTCTCCCACTTAATCTGATTTACATTCCAAGGTATCCAATGATTTATATGGAGATCTGATACATAATCAATTTTCATTTTGTCCCCACCTTTCTTAATGAAAAATTTATTTCTCTGGCGTGTATAAATTAAAATAATCTCTCCATAATATGATTCAAACAAGCTTGTTTTCATTACACTTTAGGAGATGAATAAGATGGCTCAACAAAGTAGATCAAGATCAAACAACAATAATGATTTACTAATTCCTCAAGCAGCTTCAGCTATTGAACAAATGAAACTTGAAATAGCTTCTGAGTTTGGTGTTCAATTAGGTGCTGAGACTACATCTCGTGCAAACGGTTCAGTTGGTGGAGAAATCACTAAACGTTTAGTTCGCTTAGCTCAACAAAACATGGGCGGTCAATTTCATTAATTTATGAGGGGATTATTTCCCTCATAAATTGTATATATTTCATTCAACCTCATTTACTGGTATAATTGAGTAAAAAAGGTTGGAGGTTTTATTTTGCCGATTTGTTTTACAGCTACTTCACCAAGTGAATACTATTCATTCCCATTTGATAAATATTTGAACCAAGACATTTTCAAGCATGCTTTAGGTTCACTCCCCTTCTTTAAGGATTGGAAAAATTTTTGGATAGATACTCTCATAAAAGAAGACGAGCTTCTTAAGTCAAACATAGACAAAGTCATCAATCCTCTAAAAAGCTCTGAAGAAACTCACGAGATGTTTGATTTTAAATTTAATTCACCTGTAGGTAGCTATATTTATAAATTTGATATAGAAAAAATGAAATATCTTATTACACATGCAAACGTAGAAAGACACAACTTCAGTTTGGATTCAGTTCATTTCAATTCCTCTGCACCACTTATTGCATCAAAAGTTAACGATAACAGATTGCCTTTCCTTGTTAGATTTTATGGTACGCCAACCCCTCTGTTATGTGTTGACGGAAACAAACGATTAAAAGCAAAAACAGAAATTGAAAAATCGGATGCAATTGTTGCTTATTTATTTGATGAAAATTATCTCGACAAGATGTTTTTTGATAAGGTTGATCAGCTTTTCTATTCACTTCATTGCGAAACTGAAGACATGCACAGAGCCATGAGCATGGGGTTTTCATCTGAACAAATTTTCAACTTAACTTTAATGAGTAGGTATAAATATGTTTAACTGGTCTAATGACCAGTTTTTTTATAAAATACAGATTTCATTTAGAATATATCCAGCGCTCCATCACTATAAGGACATTTGCCACTACCCTCTTCGCATGTACATATATATTTCACCTCCTATTACAGTACAAGGCATAATACACATCTTACACACACTTTTCTTCTAAGCATTTAATATCTTTTTCAACTACGGAAAGAATTGCTTCGACGTGCTCTATTCTTCTATTTGCCGACATACATTTTTTCGCCGCGTTCGCTATTTCGATAACTAATCCATTTGGCGTAATTACACTCTGATAGCCATTTTGTGAAGTAGTAGCGTAAAGCTTTCTCGATACCTTCTTCGCCACTTCTAAGGCTTCGTCATGCTTTTCTTTAAAATAATCTCGCCTTTTTTGCAATCTCACATACTCGTCGGTTTTTCCCGCTTCGACAATGCTTAAAGGAATATTCATTTACATAACTCCTTTAATTTTTCGATTTCCTCGTTTGCAAAGTAACGCCACTCTGGCAAAGTTTCATCCATTAGCGTTATGTTTAAAGCAAGTGATTGCACAAACAACCCAGCTAACTTCTTCCAATCTTCTTTCAGCTGCTCATTCTCGCCAATTAAATCAGCAACAGTACAACGTAGTTCCTTAACTTCCTCGCTCATTTGCCCACCCCAAGAAAATTCCTAAAAAAACGAACACATATTCGTATTTATGTGGTACAATATACCTAAATTACATAAAGGAGGTTTGATCTATGACTCGTATCATAAAAAATGCTGCTACAGTATTCGCATTCCTTGCTGTACTAACACTCTTCTGGAAAGTCATACCTACTCTTGGTGGACGCTAATTATTAGCGTCCCTTTTCAAATCTCATTCAATTCTTGTTTCAGATTAAAGAACTCATCATGAAGAACTTTAAATTTATTCTTATTTATGTATGCTTTTTCGTTAACCAGCTCAAAAAGGTCTAAATACTTTCTTTTATTTCTTCTAATAATTCGTAAAGCAATTGTGCAGCTAACCCATTCTTCACCATCCAATTGGGTTAAGACTTCGCTTAGTTCGAATAAGAATTCAAGCTTCTCTTTGTTTTGCTGGGTTTCAAGTCTTAAAATATCCCTCTGCTTTTCAAGTAAAGTTGTTTCAATTTGATATTTCTTTTCCTCCAAGGCTCTTATCTGTTCGTTGGTGCTATGTATTTTGTCTCCTACTTCCAATGAATCACCTCCTTAAAGTTTGAATAAAATATTAGTTTTAAAAAATGTATATTTTTTGTTTTTGTATATTAGATAAAAAAACTGTCATTTCATCATCTTCTATTATTATATTATACATATTATTTGTATTTGTCTATAGTTATTTTATTTTCATTCTTAAATCCATTTACTTAGCCCTGACAAATCCCTCTGTTCATAAAGATGTTTTAATAACCCGTTTAAAATATAAATTATTTTGACTTTTCTGTAATTTTATTCTATCCTTACCTTACACTATATATAGGAGGCTTTATTTATGAAAAAATCATTTTTATTCTTGTTCTCCTTTTTGTTGGTATCTTCAGTATCATTATCTGTCTCTACTGAAAATGCTCAAGCAGCAGATTTTTCAACCCAAAACAACAAATGTAATTGTATACTTAACTAAAATAAATAAAGGTTGTTGAGAGAGTTTATTTCAACAACCTTTATTTATGAATACAAATTGGTTAAACCGCTACCTCAAATAAAAGCTTGTCGCCATGCTTATAGTTGATTAACTTGAAATCATCAATTGTAAAGTCATAAAAATCTTCGACTTCGGGATTGATCCATAATTCAGGTGCTTCAAACTGTTCTCTTTCGATTTGAATTTTCAAATTGTCTATATGACGTGTGTACACATGGCAATCCCCAATGTTAAAGATATATTCACCAAGCTCATAACCAGTCACTTGAGCAATCATGCGCTGCAACACATTGTACTGGAATACATTGAATGGATTTCCCAATGCCATGTCATTGCTCCGTGCTCTTACCTCCAGATGGAGTTTCCCTTGTTTAACGTACCATTGTGTCTCGTATATACATGGTGTTAAGGCCATTGAGTCTAATTCAATAGGATTCCAAAGCATTGTAATGTGTCTCCGTGAAGATGGGTTGTTCTTCAATTGATGCAGAAGATAATCAACCTGATCCACTTTTTCTCCATTTAGATTTCTGTTTTTCTTGCTCAACTGAAATCCATAAGCATTTCCGATGGTGCCGTCTTCTTGTTTCCACTGATCCCAAATATGTACGCCCATCTTGTTTAATTCAGTAACATCGTTAGATTTTAGCTGCCAAATCCAGAGCAACTCTTTAATGGCTGTTTTCCAGGCAACCTTTTTTGTCGTTAAAATAGGAACCTCTGAGTTGTCAAACCTCATTTGCTTACTAATCACGCTTAGTGTATGAGCCGGTGTTCCATCAGAGTCCCACTTGGTTCTTACATTAAATTCTTCGTCTGAGATTCCATTATTTATAATGTCATTTATGATTGAGTTGTATTGTTTATCGAATTGAGTCATTTAAAATTAACTTCCTTTCATTTACACACTTTGGTAAGATATTCTTAGTTATAAATTGGAAAGGGATGGTCAGTTATGCCTGTTTATAAGTATAAGCCGGAGTTTGTTAGCGAAGTTATTGAGTGTAAAACTGAAAGATTAACAGATTCCATCGAAGCTAGGTACTGTTTATCGATAAAATTAAACAACTCTTTAGACTCCTCTTTTGTTTATATAATGTTAAATCCAAGTATGGCAGGCAGGGATATTTCTGACCTAACCATAAACAAGCTTTGTAAATTCAGCCACACCCTTAACGAAGTAGGTACAATACATATTGCCAATCTGTATCCCTTTTATGAAACCAATTCTACAATGTTATCTTCTCTAATTAAAAACTTACAACACGAAAATACAAATTTATTTGATACAGTAATGGCAACTAATCGGCAGGTATTGAGCTCCCTTGTAAGAGACTCAAAAAAAGTCGTCTTGGCTTGGGGAGATTGCCCTGATTTATTTGATAGGCAATTCCATAAAAAACAATGTAATGACTTTATGTTGTTGCTTAAAGAAGCGAATCAGAATCAGGTTTATGTAATAAAAACTCATTTTGACAAGCTTCTAACTGTGAAAAACTCTCCAAGACATCCTTCAAGACCTATGCTAAAAGGGCTTGAGCCGTATAATGAATGCAGCTAAACACAATTTCAAATTATATGAAAAATAATACTCAAAGCAAAGATAAGGTTCCCAAAGACATAAGCCAAATAAATATACCTACTATGGCTCACTGTTTCGCCCTCCAACACGTCTAAAACCTTAAACATGCTTAGGACTGTGTATATAACTGAAAATGCTGTCCAACAGAGTATAAGGATATTTTCATGCATAATTAAACCGTTATATGCCAAGGGGATGATTAAAGAACTCCCCTTAAGCAAAGTAAACAGGTAAATTAAATTCTTATTTCGTTTCGCATCTTCTGGAGTTGAATTATCAAGTACACTCTTTACTTTTATATACGTATTGCTTTCCCCTCGCATAATCAACCTGACCTCATTAATGTTTAATACAATTAGATAAGCTGATAGAAATAAAGTTACATATGTTATAGTAAACATCTCCTAATTTTATATTTGTATTGGGTTGGCTATTACTCACCCTCAAACTCTATACCGTTAATATTTACTTTTATTCAAATAGCTCCCCCTTTAAAATCATTCACTTGATCAGCAATGTTTTCTTTAATTGTATGTGGCAACTGATCAATCCCTTTTATAATCCGTTTCTGACCAGTTTTCCTAATTTTTGTAGTCATCTCTTTAAAACACTCTAAAGCAGTATCTGAGATTTCATCATATAGCCCCTGAATTTTCACTAATACACTTAAATATTCTTCGTCACCTTCTTCAAATAGTTCCAATCCCTCTTCAAGTTTATTGATCTTTTCAATACTCTTTATTATTTTATTTTTAGCCTTTAACAATTAATCACCCGCCTATTTTATTTTTGTCAATCATCTTCAGAAAATTAGTTGCTGACTTTTTGTATCTCAGATCTTTTTCATACTCAGCAACTTGTCTCATATGCTCAATAAATTCATCTTCAAGCCCTTGTAACTGAAGAAATCCAAAACAAAGACCGTTCCTATACAGCATGTCATCATATTTTGCTTGTAAAGCTCTTTCTTTGTTGTTAATGATCTCTTTCCTCCTTATTGATTTTAGATAAAAGTATTCTTTTATTGAAATCAGATCTCTCCTTTTCCCTATTTATGTTAAAATGAGTTAAAAAGGAAATTGTGGTGTATTTATGCTCGACTCAGCTTTTCTCTTGCCATACTTAATGGTTCTTTATTTTTGCTTTATATTTTATAGACTCATAAGACAAGTCCTTTACAAAAAAGGCCGCCTACCCATACATAAACATATTGTTATCTTTTGTTTATTGGTTTACTTTTTCAACTTGATAAGTGTTACATTATTCCCTATTCCAATAGATACTGTTTTAATTAAGGATATGAGGGATGACACTTATATCCCTTTTGTATCAGGAAATAACTTTATCCCGTTTTACTTTTTTGTAGACATTTATCATGAAGGTCTTCAACCCTATGTAATTAGATCAATTGGAGGAAACCTAATATTATTAATGCCAGTTGGCTTGTTGTTTCCTCTTTTATTTAATAAGTTAAATGTAAAAAGGATTTTGCTAACTGGATTTTTCATATCTTTGTTTATTGAATTAATACAGCTTTCGTTTTCAGTGTATATAGGAACAATTTACAGAAGTTTTGATGTAGATGATTTAATTCTTAACACTCTAGGTACTTTAATAGGGTATTGGTTCTTTTACATCTTAAGGATGCTTTATGGAAAATTGAATTGTCGTATTAAAAAGAACTCTTCATCAATAAACATTGAATAATTTATGCATTCTCTCATATGATAATATGTACCTTGGCTGAAACCTCCATTGTTCAGATCACAGCATGAATACAGCCAAGGTTTTTAATTTTACTTACTTCGTCCCCGTTGAACCGTGTCCGCCACGATCTTCATTCCCCAAATGCTCAACCTCTACCAATTCAACTGCCGGCATTTTCTTAATAATTCTAAATTGACAAATCCGATCTCCCTTTTTAATCTCAGTATTACGTAATGCATAAGCAGGAAAGAACCAAAAATCGTTGTCTCCCTTGTACGACTCATCAATAACACCCATTGAATTTGTTTGAATAACGCCAAAGTTCTTATATGTGCTCGACCGAGGAACGACATGTGCTTCGTAACCTTCAGGCAGCTCCATTGCTACACCTAGTGGGACAAGCTTAAATTCATCTTTTTTGATTGTTACATCTTCAGCTGCACGAAGATCGATCCAGTCTCCCTGCTCAATTTTGCTGATTCTTGTTTGTGTTTCATCTAAGTATTTGATTTTAATTTGCATTGTTATGTAATATAGCTCCTTTTAATTTAAGTTTGTTTAAAATTACCCTTTTATCGTAATTCCTTTAGTAACTCATCAAGTTCATTAGGCTTAAAACCAACACTTCGTTTTACTTCTTCTCCTTGATCATTCAGCAAAATGGTTGCCGGTACTCCCATGACACCAAATCTTGCTGCTACTTCTGGTTCCTGTGTAACGTCCACTGTCTCAAAATGAATATCTGCTTGTTCTAAGTAATTGGAAACCATTTTACATGGATTGCAATTAGGCTGCTCTAATTTAATCAATCTCACTGAATACACCCTTTCTCGGTAAAAATAAAATCAGAATCCTTTAATGGTTCAACCGTGGCTTTTTTGTACCCGTTTCCTTTAGTTGAAAAGAAGTCATGGGATTTAGTCTTAGTGCTCAAACCATTGATAACAATTGGATTAACATCCTCTTCTTCAAACCAATGATCAAAGCCCAGATTGTTTAAAGCTTTATTTGCGTTGTATCTGATGAATTTCTTTACATCTGGAGCTAATCCAACCTGATCATAAACATCTTCTGTATACTCCAGTTCATTTTCATAAAGCTCCTGCAGTAAACTTAAAGCCCATGCATGCAGTTCTTTTTGCTTCAGAGGAGTTTGTTTCTTATATATCTCCTGTGCTAATAAACCGATGTAAACGCCGTGTATCGCTTCGTCACGGATAATTAAATTTACAATTTCCCCGCTCTGCATAAGTTTTCCTTGTCCGTAAAAGTAAAGTGGATAATAAAACCCTGAGTAGAAAAGGAAACTCTCCAGAAAAACAGATGAAACCATTGCTTTGAATAAAGAAATTTCATCGTTTTTCTTGATTGATTTATAGACTGAAACAATTGTTCTAGCCTTCTTTTGAAGAAACCTATTGTTTTTCACCCATTCAAAGACTTCATTTATCTGCTCAGTTGGAGCTAATGTAAGAAAAATGTTGCTGTAAGACTTTGCATGAACAGCATTTTCCATCATAGCCATGAAATTTAAAACTGCCTTTCTTTGATGCCCATCTACATGTTCCGCAATTATAGGCATGCCTGTGTTGCCTTGTTCTGTATCCAACAACGTCAACCCAGCTAAGACTTTCATATAAGTGTCCTGCTCGTTTTTTCCGAGGTACTTCCATGTGAGGAGATCGCCGTTTAAAGCAATCTCTTCCGGAAGCCAGAACTGCTTCACGTTTTGGTTATAGAACATTTGGGTAAAATCGTCTTCATGCTTTGACCAGTTTGCTGCAGTATACAGCTTGTTTTCGTTGAGTTGTGACAAAAATGTGACCTCCTAAATATTTTTTCCTCCCTCACCACCTGTAAAAAGAAGGGAATATTTTATAAATGTTGTAAATTTTATAATGCAACATATTCACTATTAAGGGAGGAATAAAAAATGAAAAAGAAATTTATTGCTGGTGCTTTAGTTTTAGGTCTAATACCTACTATTGGTAGTACTGCTGTTTCAGCAAAGTCGATTCAAAATCCTGTGAAAGTCATAAATCCTTTAGAAGATCCTAGATGTGACCGTGGCACTTTAATTTGTGAAACTGGTTATTTTACAGCTGCAGGAAACTTATATTTCGATTATTTTGGAAGTGAAGACGACAAAATCAGAGTTTACATTGCAAATGATGGAGACTACCCTTTTGAGTACAGAATTACGAACCCTGACGGCAAGAGAATAGCAGACGGTATTACAGTGAAACCAGGAAAGTTCAAAGAAACAACCTTTTACGTAAAAGATATAGAAGGTACTTATAAAGTCCGTGTAACAAATAAAGATGGTGAAGATATCCAAGCATTTGTTAAAGCAAGAGGACTTTAATTTAGAACGCAGGAGTCAGGCAGCATTACAGAGTGCCGACTCCTTTACTATTTAATTTAAACTAAACAAGACAGACACCCTTCCTGTCCTGTATCTTTTGTTCTCGCATAGTACAAAGTCTTAATTCCTCGATGATGAGCATAGAGATCAATTCGGTTCAAATCTCTTGTTGTCATCGTATCCTTTAAAAACAATGTAAATGAAATTCCTTGGTCAACGTGCTGCTGAATTGTTGCAATAAGATCAACTACCTTAAACATATCCATGTCGTATGCTTCTTTGTAGAAGAACCAATTCTGAGCCGATAAACCTGGCATCGGATAATATGTCTTACTGTTTCCGTATGTACGTTCCTCAATTCTCTCCATAATTGGCATTACACCTGCTGTAGATGATTGAACATATGAGATGCTTCCCGTAGGTGCAATAGCCTGCCTATACGAATGGTATAAGCCATATTTCATTACATCTTCTTTAAGTTTCGTCCAATCTTCAATGTTAGGAATATGTTGATCTCCAAATAGCTTTTTAACCTTTTCAAACTGAGGGCTATAATCATTTGTTACGTACTTTTCGAAATACTCACCTGATTTATAAGTTGAACCATCAAACTTGTAGTATGTCTCCCCTGTTTCTCGTGCAATTTCCATAGAACGCTGCAGTGAGTAGAAGTTAATCATCATAAAGTATGTATTAACAAAATCTTTAGCTTCTTCACTTTCATAAGCAATATTATTTTGAGCTAGAAATCCATGTAGGTTCATCTGTCCTAAGCCAATCGATCTCATTAATGTATTTGCTCTTGCAACAGCTGGAGCATTTACAATGTTTGTTTTCCTTGTGACAGTTGTCAATGAGTCAATTGCTATTCTTACTGTTGAAGCAATTGATTGATTACTCATTACATTTACAATGTTCATTGAGCCAAGATTGCAGGAGATATCTAAGCCAATTTCATCCTCTTTATTGTAATCCGTATAAACTGATACTTGTGATGATTGGAGGACTTCAGAACACAAATTTGAAAACTTCACTTTTGAAATATGTTCATTTGGATGCACTTTATTTACATTGTCAGCGAACATAATATACGGATAGCCTGATTCGCTTCTTAGAATGGCCAATTGCTCTAACAGCTTTCGAGTATTCCCTTTAGCTTTTCTAACCCTAGGGTTTTCAACAAGCTCATCATACATTTCATTAATATCCATCTCATCAAGATACTGCCCATATTCCTTGTATACTGAATGAGGATAGAACATGTAATAATCCTTGTCTTCCCTTGCAAGTTCAATAAATTTATCTGGAACAACTACACCAATAGATAATGTTTTAACTCGGACATCTTCATCAGCACTTATTTTTTTGGTATCTAGGAAATCTGTAATGTCTGGATGGAATACACTTAGATAAACTGCTCCTGATCCTTGTCTTTGTCCCATTTGATCTGCATATCTAAAAGCATTATCCAATAGCTTCATAACACCTACGACACCTTTAGTCGCATTCTCTACGTCTTTAATCGCTTCACCTTTGGCTCTTAGTTTGTTTAGATTTAATGCTACTCCTCCACCTAGCTTAGAAAGCTGCATGGAGATATCAATAGCACGTGAAATATCATTCAAACTGTCGCCTACTTCAAGTAAGAAGCAGCTCACCATTTCACCTCTTCGCTTACGTCCAGCATTAAGGAAAGTAGGTGTTGCCGGCTGATACTCTTGTTTCATCATAGTATGTACTTCCTCAACAGCTTTCTCATAATCACCATCAGCGCAATATAAAGCCACAATTGAGACACGATCCTCATACCTTTCCAGGATCTTTGTTTTATCGTTTGTCTTCAATGCGTAGTCATTGTAGAACTTAAACGCGCTCATAAAAGATGGGAATCTAAATTTGTAACTGTAAGCAATCTTATAAATTGATTTAATCTGTTCAAATGTGTATTGATCTAAGAATTCTTCTTCGTAATAATCATTTTTAATCAGATAATCCAGCTTCTCTTTTAAATCATGGAAAAAGACTGTGTTTTGATTTATATAATCAACAAAGTAGCTATGTACGGCCTCCTTATCCTTTTCGAATTGATACTTCCCATCTTTCTGAATCATGATCTCATTATTGAGCTTGATCCACTTTGGTATTGTGTTTGTCAATAAGTTGTACCTCCTGAATGAGCTTCTGTAAGTCTTGTTTCGTTCCACTAAGTTCAAACTTTAATAACAATGGTGTGTGGAACTTAGCTGAGAGCTTGTCTCCAGCTAAACCATAGTTATCACCCCAAACCTTGTTTCCACTAACAGCAACTCCTCTTATTTTATTTTTATTCTTATTAATAAAATTCAATGTCCTTTCAGGCACTTCCCCAAAGCCAATCGTGTATGTAATATGTATGAACTCTTGATTGATGATGGTATCATCTGTTATTTCAATTGCCTTAATATCTGATTTGTGTTGCAGCGCTTTTACAAACCTTTTTACATTGCCTGTTTTACTCTCATATGTAATGATCACTAATCGTTATAAGCCCCTGTAATTAATTTTGTAGTCACTGTTTCAGCTTCATTTTCAGCGTAATTGAATGCTTCTGATATCTCACGATTAATGTTGCCCATTTCCATGTAGCCCTGTGCCATACTTTCATATAAGGAACTCTTCTTAACTGGAACGTAATCACCTAGATTCTTTTCTAATTCAACAAATTGATTTCCCTGTTGGTCGGTTGCAATAATCTCACCTTTTAATACAGGAAAAGATTGTCCATCAGCTAAATGAATATGAGTGTTCTCAGTGGCTACTGTAAAGTTAATAATGTTCTTCTTTTTTACATATGGTTGAGTTGGATCAATACGTCTAGCTGCCCCCATTTTACATCTCCTTATTTTTTAATTTTATTTTGAATAAAGCTGTGATTTTATCTAGTTTTGTTGGAATAGTTCCCTTAAATTTCTTAACAATACCTGAGCATCTTGTGCGCTTTTTGAACTGTTATCATATTTATTGAGGAATTCAATTGCCTCATCCATATGCAAATTCATTTGAATCACCTCATGCGGAACTCCAATTTCTTCTTGAGCAAAAATAGCATCTTTGTGAGCTTGGATAGCATCATCATAAGTTTTAACGTGCGCTCCCTTAACATATAATCCGAATTTCGCATTCATTGTCATCATCCTTTTATTTTATTTTAATTTTCTCTTCAGGATAGTCAGATAATGCCTAATTGAATGTCTAGCATCCGCCAATTCATGTACCCACTTTTCATTGGGTATAGAATTCCACTTTTTATAAATCCTTATTGAGGCATCGCTAATTCCTGCATAATAATTATTGAAACAAATATCATCATAACCAACTATTTTTCTTATCTTCTTAATAGAGGTAACTTCAGAATTTAATTGATCTTTAAAACATTTCATTAACTCTCTCGCATGCTCTTTTTCATTTTTATTAAGTTTATAATTCCTTTCATGAAGGAAATTAATGATTTCTTCTATTAACTCAATAAAATGCTCCAAATTATTCAAGTATTTATTCAGATTGTCATTCATTTATTTCCTCCTCTTTTGTTTAAAATAAAACTTTTATTTAGATCTCTAAATCTCATCGGCTCTAATGAATCTCCAGAGACGTTTCCACCAGGAAGTTTTGCACTTATCATTTTCTTCTTTAACACATTGATTTTCTTGTCTTACACGCTGTTGCCATTCTTCTTCAAGTTTTGCTTGCTCTTGAAGCGCCTTTTCAAGGCTTTCTTTGTCTTCAATTGTTTTAATGATTTTATCAGTCTGATACGTCCATTCATTATTTGTGTTGCGTTGTCTGTCAGTAACAACTACATATTCATTAAAACCAGGAATGTATACTTTGCCCCCAACTTCAATTGGATCTAAGTCAATTATTCCTTCAAAGAAACAGTTGAGTTCGATTTTCTCATATTCAGAAAAACGACCGAGTGCGTCCAATCCATATGATTTATTGATTATCTTGCCTTCAAACTTAGCTTGATGTCTCCCCACTTATTCACCTCCTTAAATGTAGCTCCCCATTTCATATTCTGTTATGATTCCTTGTTCAATAAAATTAGCCATAATTTCTTGCACTTTATCATTAGTAACGTATGGGAATTCAAGTTCCGCTCTTGTGCAAGCTTTCATATAGTATTGATAATCATATGGCTGTAAGTATCTTTCATCTAATACGTCAATTTCACCCTTGAGACTCTTTTTATGTATTGTTAAATTAAATGTGATGTTGGGTTGAATTGACTTTATGAAGTACCACTTTGATTTCACATGATCCGTAAAACCAATATCCCTCATTTGTTTATCTTCAAGAATATGAAACTTCATTATCTTCCCTCATTGATGATCTTCTTTAATGCTTTTAGAAGCATATTTAGTGATTTCTTGTCACCCATTTCATCCCGATTGACTTCAATAAAGTGAACTGCTGACGTTAATTTATCCTGCATTTCAGTTGCTCCTTTCACGATAAAAATTGAATTTTATTTAGACATTGTTGATAATCTGTAAAACCAAACCTGCCATGAATAACAAACCAGCTAGAACTAATAATCCTAGAGCTATTTGAGGTTTTATTCTCCTTTTAGTTCCATATGTATCTAGTGAAACTACTCCAATCAACAAAAGACCCGTGATTTCAAGAATGTTAATGACTAGCTGCAATATTTTCACACCCATCCAGTTTTGCAAGCTTGCACCATACTCCTAATGAGCCTCCTGCTTTCAGTTCTTGAGCTGCAGTCATTGCTTGCTCTCTTTTATTAAATACTGCTACCTTTCCATCTAAGCCAGTCATCTTTCCAACGAATTCTTTACCTGCATAGACCTCAACTACCCATTTTTCATTGTTCATGATTATTCTCTCCTCATTATTTGTTTTGATTTGTTGTTTAATGGTCTTGTATGTTTTAATCTAAATGCTCCATTACAATTTTTAGATAATCTTTATAATCAGTAGCAACCACACTGTCTCCTTTAACAAGCTGTTCAGTTTTAACTCCAAAAAACCACCTATCACCTATCCATTGGCGACCAGTCATGTTGTTTAAACCAAGTTCATCATGAGACCTGAAGGGATTCACCTCTTCAATTTGATCAATCATAGTTTTTATTTCTTTGAAGAACTTAGATCGTTTTTTGAAAGCATAGAATCCATCTACTGGATTTTTAACAATGTCGTTTTTAAATACTTCATACGCTTCTGTTCCTTCATAGACTCCGAAATACTCAGAGTGATAAAACGAAAACCCCTCTTACACTCCATACTTTTCTTCAAATTTATCAAAGAATGAGTTAATGTCTTCTTTTCGTTTCTTCTCAGACTTATACCAGTCACTCTCCTGTTTAACTTCGTAAATTGGTGCATCTAATGTTTGCATACGTTCATCTCCTTTTGTTTTAATTTGTCGTTTACTGCGCTTGCCCGGGAAATTCTTTTCTATTTCCAATGAGGATTTCTTGCACCTTCCCACCTTTTTGTGTTAATCCACCCCAACGTAACTGGTTTAAAGTCAGTATTCTCAACACTTACACATACATGACTTAGCTTTTCTAGACCAGTTTCCTCACTGTGCGTATGCCCATGTACATTGCAGCAAAGTTGAAATTCCTCAATTAATCTGTTCATATTCACCTGAGAAATTGGTTCATGAGTAAGGATATAATCCTCATAGAGATACATCCTATGTGGATCAAAACCAAGTCTTCTAAACTTTGTGTCTGAAATTCCTTTGTCATGATTTCCTCTAATAAGAATGTTTCTAGTTTTCTTTAGCCGACTCACTATGTACTCGATTCTTTTTGAATTACAGAAAAACATGTCTCCAAGCCAAAAGACTGTATCACCTTCGCTAACTGTTTTATTGAAGTTCTCAATAATCACATTGTCCATATGTTCAGTGTCTTTAAATACTCGTTTGTTACCTTCATACTTGATGATATTCTTATGACCAAAGTGAGGATCGCTGATGAACCAGGTCTTTGTCATTAAATTGTCTCCTCTCCTTAATTCTTAAATTTAGACAAAAACTTCATTTTTTCTTTTTTAGACTGAAATCCATGTCGAATTTTTAACCTTTGCCATATCATGTACTATCTTCACTAAAGGAGGTGGCAATATGGGATTCTACGGTGGTTATTCTGGTGGATACTCCGGCGGCGGATACTCTGGTGGAAGCAGCTTCGTATTGATCGTGGTGTTGTTCATCCTGTTGATCATTGTTGGTGCTTCATTCCTTTACTAATCTCAGAGTAAATCCAAAGCCTTTTGGCTCACCTCCCTGTTCGACAGACGCCATAAGAAGTTTTTATGGCGTTTTCACTTTTAGAAACAATTCTCGATAAAAGGAATATTTTATCCACTTATTTTGTATTTGTTGTTTAGCCTTAAATACTCTAATGTCTTTTTAACGCTTAAGTTGCTGCATTCCTTCTTCACTTTCTCGGAATAACCCTTTGCACAACCTTCACAACAATTGAAGTCTACATAAGTTTTATCATCGCTGATTCTAAGACAAATTGTTTTTCCGTTAATGTACTCTTTACAGATGTCACATATATGATTCATTAACCCTCTCCCTTTGCTCTAAGTTATTTTAACTATATACATATTATTTGTATTTGTCTATTGTTTTTTTATCTATTTTTCAAGAGTAGGAGAGTTTCCTCCCCTACAGTACAATATGGCTGCTGCTAATGGTCTTCAGTTCGTTTATGAAATACACGAACAATTATTGCCGCTATGAAGAATAAGGCAAACAATCCAAAAGCCATTGATCCATTCTTTAAAATTATCCCAAAGATCAACAATGCACAACCAGACAAAATAAATAGTATTTTACTTAAGATATTGATCATTTACACTTCTCCATACAATCAAAGAATGCATTTACACCAATAATACCAGCAGTATTTACACAAGCATAGCAAGCAGTTCCTGCTGTTGCTGGAACACCAGCTGTGCATGCAGCTCCACATAAAATAGCTAAACCAGTAATTGCCCATTGGCTAATATTCTTATCACCTAAGCAATCTGATACACATCCAGTCCAACTCTGAGTACTCATCATGTTAGATGAGCTTGTTTGATCTTCTAAAGATTTTTCTGTTTCAAAGACACCAGACTTGTCTTCATCCTTAACGCCATTAACCCAATAACTCATTTCGTTTTGAGTGCTGCTGATTTTCTTCATATCAACTTCATAGTATTCTTCAATATTCATATCGCTATCAAATGAAACATTGAATGAACTAACTCTATCTACTTTTTCAGTGTCCACGTATAAATAAGAAACTGAATAAGTTACTGTACCATCATCATACTTGATAGCCCTAACTGATGCATTATCAAATACTTTTTCGTTTGATTTATGATACTTAATGTCTCCGTCTTCAATTGCCTTATTTGCCTTTGAAAGAAGTTTTTCCTTAGTCTTTTTGCTCACATCAATAGTGTGATCTGCAATAAATTCTGCTTCTGATTTTACCTTACCCTTGTCAATATTATCTGTTGAAATTGTACTCTTTGCATCGCTATTCTGAGGAAATGTTGCAAAGGCCAGCACAAATACGGCAACTAATGCTAAGATCGTTCGATAAAAAGACTTGTTCATTAAAATAACCCCTTTGTATAAATATAATTCTCATCTGGCACCAATACTTATCAAACAGACAATCTCATAAATCACCTTCTTTCTTTAATAAATGCTACCAATCATATAAATAATTGTTAAGAAACAAAGGCGATTTTGAATAATAAGTATCACAGATGTCATTAACTCAAAGGGATATTGCTCACCTTTATAAACAACTTATGTAATTTTGTAATTCGTTAGATTTAGTAAAAACCTCACCGAATTTTTTGTCTATTGTTTTCCATTGCCTTTCAGTTGTTGAAGGCAACTCATTTTCAAGGTATATGAACAACTCATCGATTTTACTGCTAAGTTGATCCACATTTTGCACGAGAGTTTCTTTTATTGGATCAGATATTCGCATGGAGCCGTCCTCCCTTATGAAAAGATAGTTATAGCCTTGCCGTTGTCATTTTTTATGTATGGAGAATATTTTCGTTCAAGATAATTCCTTGATCTTCCTTCTCCCAGACTTACATTATAAATATCCCTTACCTCATTTACTTCGTATGCTTGTTCTTTTGCATGCTCAGGTGATAGCGCCTCAATAACTAGAGACGCATTTTCACCTTTGCTGTCTTTACACCTTACATAATACTTTTTCAATAAACATCCCTTTATCCTTTCGTTTTTTCTTGAAACAATTTAATGAATCAAGCCTCGATATGTATTTGGTTTAATATTGTGTAGATCCATTTGTTTAGTTAACCGCTCGATTTCCTTACTCATCGCATAACATTGATCAACATAAAATTTCTTTGGCATAATCACAAACTGGCCATCTTTAAATCCTTCCGCACCGGCTTCTTGCATTGCTGCTGGAAAGATATCAATTAGAATCCCTTTCTGAAAGCTCTCAATATACTCATCTACTGAAATAGTGTGCAAAACCTTAGCTAATACTCCATTGGTCTTTTCATCGTTATGTACGTAAATGCTTTGTGTATGTGGTTCAATAACTACAAAATCAAGAGCGTTTACCAAGTCAATTTTTTCTTGATCAGTTAGCATATTCACTCTCCTTTTAGATACGATTTGAAAAACTCACTTAAGTTATCAGCCATAGCTGCAGCAACTTCAGAAAAGTATTTATGTCTTTTCTCCTCTGATTTCAAAAACTCAACTGTCGTTTCTGCAATTTCTTTAATCCTGTCTTCTTTGATATTTCCATTCCTAACACGCTCTTTAATCTCCTCTGTCTCTTTTTTTAGGGACTCTGGGTAACTATCCAATCTATCTACTCCTCTAATTTTAAGTTTGTATACAAGACAAATTTTAATCAGTTTCACAAACACTTCACACATTTCAAATATTTAACATGCTAGACTAGAGTTGTATCACAATCAAAACCTGGGAGGTAATTCTTATGAAAAAGTTTTACAAAGGATTGATTGTTTCTGCCTTATCTCTAACCACTCTGGCTCTCCCTGCTTTCACATCACAAGCCTCAGCTCTAACGCCTGTCAAATCAGTAGACCAAGTTAAACAACTAGGTAATCCGATTAGTACAGTTGATTATCACATGTTAAGAAACTCTAACGTATCTCTATTAAAAGGTTATACACGTTGGGAAATAGTATCTGGCAGCAACCTAATTAGCATTAGTTCAAGTGGTGTTGTATCTTCTTATTCATCACTAGGCACAGCAGTAGTTTACGCATATGACATTAACGACAATTATGTTATTTATAAAATTACAGTAGAAGCACGTTAGTTTACTGGGGAGTGTTAGTTCACTCCTTCCTTTTTGTTCACTCAAATAATTGAATCAAATCCTCTACAATCTCATCGCTGCTCCATTGTCCTGTATCCCATGAATATGTATGTAATCCAGCATTGATCATAACTTCTCTGTACAAGTCTAAAATTGAATTGATATCTTTTCCCTCTATATAATCATCTCCACGTACACTCAACCTTTTCTTAATAACCCTTGGATCAGCGTGTAAGTATACAACCTTCGCTTTCAATTTAATTTTATCCTCAATAATCCTAAGCTGCTGTTCTGTAAGGATCGAGTAATCTTTGAACTTCTTTGCATATACCAAGTTAGAATAAACAAACCTGTCAATAATCACATTGTCTTCGTCAGCTAATTTGTTGAAGTGCTCAAATAACTTCTCATTTCCACTTGTGGCCAACTCAAAGCTTGAACCTTTGATAATTGGATACTTCAGTTTCTTGCTTAACTTTGCTGCAACTGTTGATTTAAAGCAGCAATCAGGCCCCTCCAAGATAATTAATGTCATTAATCCTCCACCTTTCTTAATTTATGAAATCCAACAACCTGGTAAGTACCGTCAGGATACTTCACTTCTACCTGGTTGTAGCGATAATCAACTTTCGCAACAGCTCCAATCTCGTCTGTGAAATCAACAATTACCTTTTGACCTTTTTTAAACATAAGTTAATCCTCCCTTTAGTGGCGTTAATTCATGTTCTTTAAAGTAAGTAATGTCACCTGTTTCATCGCTAACTGCATAGTCATATGTAGCTGAATGTAAATGCTCGATAATCTTTCCTTTTCTACCCACATGATGTGGGCACCCATATCGTGCATTATTGTTAATTTCTACAGCTAGCCCAACAGGATAACTCCAGTATTTAGGCAATTTAATACCACCTCCTCTCAATAAAAAACATCTTAATCTTCTGTTACTATTCTAGAAACCTGTTTTTCATTAAACCCAAGGGACGACAAGAACCTCTTAAAATCATCTAGCAACAATCCAGGGATTTCCCCTTTATGTTCTTCAATAATCGACGGTTTATAAGTCTTATTTAATCTGGTCACCTGTCCATATTCGTCTGTGAATGACATTTCAATTTGAATACACTTCAATTATCTCACCCTATTTTTTATTTTTGTCATGCATTTTAACTGCTTGTTGCCATAACAACATCATCAAAACGTCTTTCATCATAAGTTCCATCATAATAACAGAGTTCTACTGTTTCTGTTTCAGGATAGATCGCTTCAATAATCCCACGCTCTCCAGTTGATTTTACCTTAGCCTCTTTATCCAAAATGAACATCCTCTTCACTCTCTCTATGTAATAGTTTTCCTTGGGATATATTTCATGTTATGTATTGCATCGAACGAATTGTTGAAATGTTTATACCTTTCTGCCATTTGGATCGATTTACCAGCTCACTCTTACATTTTTACGACCAAATGCACATGCTTCTTGCTCACTGTCCATCAGAATATCAATACGATTGTTTTTAATATCTCCTCCTGTATCTATTGCATATGCTTGAAAGCTATTCCCTTCATATGAAACTTTAACTAATGAATACAAAGGAATTACTTCTGGATCAACAGCAATTATTCTTTTTCCATTGTAATAGGATGTGTTTGATACATCATAGCCGGTTCTTGTTTTCCCTGTGCACCCTGTAGAACAAAACGCTGTGTAAGCAGTGGCAACAACTTCATGACTCTTCACTGCCTTTGCAATTGTACTTTTTGAAACTGCTTTATCAACATTTCTCTTTGTATTGGTTTTTTGCACTTTTTTTGTCTTTGTATGTTTTGCTGCTTTTTTATTTTCTTCTGTTAGATATGTAATCTTCGCATTAAGATACTTTTTTCTACTTTCAGCCTGTTTTTCTTCCTCACTCTTTAGCTTGGGAAGGATTCTTGGAACGTCAATTTCATGAATAAGTTTTTGCCTCACCTCTTTTTTATTTAGATAAAATGACTCTTTTATTGAGACTTGATTGTCTTGATGTGTATACAAGTTTTTAGCGCTATATACGAGTCCTACTCCTAACAACCCAATTGTAGCAAAAAGTGTCATCTCATTAATTCTATGATATACATATTTTTTGTGTTTGTATATAAGTTTTTTGAAAATTTTCATCTCTCCTAGCTATTTCAATTTACGCTGCTTTAATTTGGACTTCTTTTTTATCAGCCCATGTAGTTTCTGTAATCTCTAAATCCACTACTACAGGCACTTGCATCCACTCAACGTCTTCCATAATTCGTTTAATATGAGGAAAAATCCATTCCTCACCCTTGTACACTAAAAACTGTAATTCATCATGAATATTAGCTAAGGGAAGAGTTTTACAATTGTTTTCTCTTAAAAATTCCCCAATCCTAATAACATATCCTTTTAACATATCTGCGCATGAGCCTTGAACAAGATAGTTCCCTACTTTGTATGCTTTATCAGTATTTGAAAGGAAATAAACTCTCCCATACATATTTGTTGCATAGCTATTCTTTTGTACTTTAGCTGCAACTTGTTTCTGATAATAAGATACCTCTGGAAAGGTATTTGACCAACCTGAGACAAGGGCATTAGCAATTTCCATTGAGACTTCAAGTGCTTCCGATGCTTTTTTAGCACCGCCTCCATAGTTTCGCATGAAGTTAAACATCTTTCCTATGTATCTCCAGAACTTTTTAAAAGATTTTTCATCAACTGGAGATTCTTTTTCATGTTCGTATTGCTTATACTTGTCTACACATTTAAATGCCAATGCCATTAATGTATTATGTGATGTTTCGCTATGGACATCAGTGGGAGTCCAGCTCTCTCCGTTTTCAAGAAGCCAAACTGAAGTTCCGTCTTCTTTCTTTTCATACCACCTTGCTCTTTCTTCTTTCGTATCAAAACGAAACTCTTCACCAGTTATGTAATGAGTACATTTAAAAGGCATATATGCTCGGCATAGGTTTAAATCAGGCTTCTTCAACAGAACTGTATAGTTTGCCTGTGCTCTTAACTCTATTTGTGATAAATCAAAGTATGCAATTTTGTTGTAATTTCCTCCTTCAACTATAAATGCTCGCCTCGGAGAGAAAATTTCATATTCAATCGGTGCCTTACCTTCTCCATTTTCTTTCTCGTAGAGCTCTCCTTCCTCTGTTAGAATTCTTTCTTTAGGGAATTGCTGCGCATCTGATCCCAGCCTTCCAGACACAGTGTTAAACTGCCCATACTGAGTATAAAAATGATTATCATATTGCGCCACTTCAATAATCCTTGAGATATAAGTCGATTGCCACTTTTCAAGTCGTCTAAGTCTTGTAATTAATTGGGATACACGATCATCTTTGTGTTTTTTAAGAAAAGATTTATCAGTTGTTTCTGGTCTCTCTCCAAGCTTTTTCTCAAAGTAATCAGCAATTACTGTCCCTTGAGAAACGGTGAAATATTCTCCAACAATTCCCCATAGTTCTTCATACAGTTTTTGAATTTCGTCCTCACATTTTTTAAAGCAGCTGTGCAAATAAGGCATATCTACTTTCATACCAACACGTTCCATTTTTAATAATTCGATTATCAGTTTATTTTCTTGTTCAAGAATGGCTTTTTGTTTTCTTTTTAATACTGTAGGGTAAGTAAATTCAACTAACTCTAATGTATAGATACCATCACTATGGACATATTCCATCATTATATCTCGGTCTACTTCAGAGTAATCTGCAAAAGGATTTTCTTCCATCCATTTAAAATACACATTTTCAATTTCTTCAGGCACCTTCAGCCACCGTTGCTTTTTCTCTTTTGTAAAGTAGTCCATTTCGTTTCGCTTTTTTACCTTGTACGCTTCTTTAATTTTTCCAAGTCCCCATCCTTTATAGGGCTTTAATAATTCTTTTAATATATTTCGCTTAGCATCATTTATTTTTCGTAGTTCTTTCTTTACCTCTTTCTCAAACTCGCCTGCCTTTGGATCAATATACTTTTCTGATACTTTTTTAAGCCCTAAAACATCTCCACCGTCTCGTGCAGATACAGCATCAAAGGAAAACCTACAAAGGCCCATTGTATCTGTAATATTTTTCAACCCGTAAACAACTTTTTCAGAAATACCGCCGTTTATTAACATGTGCAAATCGTATTTTACATTGTGACCAACAGTCATTACACATTTTTTTGTTAGGGCAATTACTTGTAAAAGAATTTCGGCTTTAGAATCAAAAGCAAATACCCTTCCTTTAATTTCATCTGTTCTTTTTTCTTTTGGGAGCATCCAGCCAAAAACCCACATAAACGGTTTGTCTTTAATGATATGTAAACCTGTAGTCTCTGAGTCAAGAACACAGAGTTTCGGCTCATCTTTATGAAATAGTGTATTTATCTCATCAAAGTCATTTACCCAATGTTTTTCGTATAGTTTTGTTATATCCGTTTCTAACTTTGGTTTTATAATCACGGCATCACCTCATCCCGTTAAAATAAGAAGCTATCTGTTACTTCAATATCCACTATCTCTACTGCAGGAGCTGATTTATTTTCATATTTATTAACCTTGCATTTACCAACAACGTCTAAATAAAATGTTTCGTCTCCATTATCAAACAATTCATCAAAATCGCCTTTATAGTACGGTTTAGTCAATTTGTATTCTCCAACATTAATAACAAACGTTGATGTTCTGTTTTTGTATACTCTTACATCAGTATTATTTATTTGTATACCTTCAATTGCTATTAGGGGTTCTTCAACTGTTGATCCCCAGTCGTCCCTATATTTATGTATAGATTTAATTAAAGTAGCATCCATGTCTGCAGCGGGGATAATGAAGTCTACTTCATGAACATCTTCTAATAAAACATCTGCTTCAATAATGCTGTTTAATTGAGTACTCAAGTTTTCAAAGTATTCAGCTTCTATTTCAAAACCAAATGCATTTGCATGCCCTTCGCAAAAGTTAAAAAGGCCTGTTTCAGTAAGTAATTTTTTAAAGTCTTTAATTCCACTTTTTTCATATCCTCTTGCAGACCCTCCAAATTTCCCTTCCTTTGTTTTCCTGCCTAACATTACGGGTCTCTTAAACTTCTTAGCTAATTGGGTAGCTACAAGCCCTGTAAATGAGGATTTTAATTCATCGGAAACATCTAAAACTATTACTTTATCATTCGTTTTATTTTCTTTGATAAGCTGCTCAATTAATACATTAACTGGTTTTTCAAGTGATTTTTTCTGCCTATTCTTCGTATTTGAAATTCTTCTGGCGACTGACTTTACTATAGGCTCGTATATTTTCTTCCTTGGATAATAAACAGATTCTTGACTGCCTAGTAATGCCTTCATCATATCTGTCTTTTCCTCCATTGTTGCGTAGCGTATAGCTGCATTTATGAATGGAACAATAGAGAATGCCGTAAAATGTATATTTATATTTCCATCTAAGAAAAATGATTGTCTGCCCACGATTTCTTTTATCAGTGGGTTTTTAATTTGCTTTAAGCCCTTCTTTACATAATAACGTGTTTCTGGTTCCCGTAAGTCAATTACATCGCCAATATTCCCAATTGCAACTAAATCTAAGAAGCTGTCAGCCAAGTCTAAACCAAGTTTGTCATCTAAAGCTTTACAAAATTTATAAACAATACCCACACCTGAAAGTCTTTTGTTCTGATACTTATTTGAGAGCTGGTTATTTATAATGATTGCAGCATTTGATTCTTTTTCACATTCATGGTGATCAAGTACTAACGTATCTATTCCCCGCTCTTTTAACTCTTGGTGTAACGCATATTGGTTACTTCCTGCATCAGGAATAATTAACAAATGCGTATCTTCTGGTATTGTTTCCAGTGAGGCCCCATGATCTTTTTTATCATGAAGCCTCCATTTTACTTTAGTACCAGGAAAGGCTTGATTTAGGTAATTAATTAGGATTGCGCTTGATAGATACCCATCACAATCAGAATCAACTTGGATAAATATATTGTTCTTTAATTCAATATGTTTCAATAAACAATTAATGCCCTTATCCATATTATTTAATAGGGAATAATGATTTATAACTGATGAATTTAAATTAAAGAACGTATCAGCATTAATATCTCTATTCTTTATTATTGTATAAATAGGATTTTTATAATCATTCTCCCCTATAAGTTTATAAATCAACAGCATCCATCCTATCTATTTATTTTAAATTTGTTTTCGTATAAGGAAGTCCAAACATCGTATCCTTTATCTGTAGGCGAATCTTTATCAGATAAAAGGTTGTCCTTGTCATAAATTCCGTAACGTAATCTGCCTGTAAGCCTGGATACCTCATTAACAATGAATTTGGCATCTTTGTCTTTGTCATATGCAAATACAAATTTAATCCCAATCCCTAAATTTTTAAGTATCCTTATTTGCTCATCAGACATACTGTCTCCTTCAATTGAAATACAGTTTTTAAACCCCCATTGAGTTAAATACCAGGTGGTTTTGCCACCTTCGACCACTATTGCTTCTTTCAGTCTCTTAATGTGAGGGAGAGCTCTATGTAAATTATAAAATTCAATTGACTTATTACAGGGCTGTATATAGAGATACTTATATTTATCATTAACCACTGGGTCATTTCCAATATATCGCCCTTTAACACCAATTAATTGACCACTCTTATTATGTACCGGAAAAGTTACGCGTTCAGATCTTACATCAATTCCTACACCAAAAAGCTTTTGTGTCCTAAGTGACAATCCTTCATTATACCATCCTAAATACGGAATATTTCCGTACTGATCCAAAACACTTTCGGGCAATATTTCGTTCTCATCGGTTATTCCATCTTCCTTATTACGATTTTTCTGAAGCTTGTGCAGCCATCTATTCGGTTGTGGTTTTTCTTTTTCTTTTGTTAATTTATAAAATCCATCTATGTACTCTAAATAATTTAGTTTATTGCATAACCAAAATTTGCTCTTTGAAAGGCATGCTTTTTTATCATCTTCAGATTTAGCTTCATAAAGTATGTAGGATATGACATCAAATATTGATCCTGATATTCCCTTGCTTCTGATATTTGAAGTTAAAGAGGGTGTGTTTTTGACTTGAACACTTCGTTCATTATCACCGTCAGGAAGTCCAGCAACAAACAACTTACCTCCTTGTTCGGTGCTGATGCCCCAACATCCAAGAGCTTCTAAAACATCTTGTATTTTTTCTTCCTTATAAATTCTTTCCCTAATGGTTTGTAGATCGGACATTAATCGCCACCTTCTTAGAATGATCCTCCTATTCTTGGAACCTTCACATATGCAACTTCTTCGAACGAGTTAATACTGTAATTCACTTCATATATAATCTGCTCTTCTTCACTTCCGAAACGGTTCTTTGCTAGAAAAAGAACTAAGTATGTTTTCTTAGGATCTAACTTATACTCTTCTTCATACCAGTTTCCTAACCCATCTTTTTTATAGTTGTACGGTTTTAACTCGTATTTGCTTTTAGAACCAGTGTACTCATCTGCAAAAAGCAATCTACCCATCATTACAACTGCAGCTACCTCGTTGATTTCCATACTCTTACCTGTTGAGTCCAAATCCAAAAACCTTGTTTCCTTACCTAACTTCAGCTGCACTGTAGCTAACGTTCCAACATTTTGATTATCTTCTTTTATTAAATCGTGCAATTCTTGTGCTGAATTTGAAAAGGCTTCCCACCGAGCCATATCTTTTTGTGATCTATCAGGTTTAAAAGTATCGATTATAAGCTTGTTGTATCCTTTTGGTCTATATAGCTCTACACGACTGAGGATATCCTCTACTCGATACTTCTTTAACTCCAGTGTTTTAATTAATCCTTGTCCTCGCTCCCATGCCCAGTCTTTTGCTGCATTTAATTTATTTAACATCTCTTGTTTAAAATTACCTTCGTATAATTTTTCTCTGTTAATCGGTTTCTTTAAAACCTTAGATGAAATAGTCGCAAGCAGTAGCGAACGCCATTTCTTTACACTTTCTTCGTTTATAGCTAAAATCGCCTTCTCTTGGTTTTCAAAAAGACTTAAAATGAATTTTTCCATTGCAATTGAACTTTTCCCAACACCGGAGGATAGGACTAAATAATAAAGAGAACCGTCTTTCCAACCTTTAATTTTCCTATTTAATCGAGGTGAATCATGCAATGGTGATCCCATAGACTCCCCTGAATCTAAATCCTCAATTGTTTCATCTAGCCCATCCACAAGATCATGTTCAATTACATCACCAGAATTAATGTGAGCAAAGGTTTCTTTATGTTTATACTGCATATACAGTTGTAATTGTTTTAAAGTCATTGCAGTCAGTTTATGGATTAACTCGCAGTTCGTAATATCAATTAGTGAGGCCTGCTGCAGTTTTCTTAAACTCTCATACTTTTGAATTTCATTAAAATGGTATTCCTCATTATGGCTGTCTTTTTTGCATTCGTTCATTAACTCTTCTATTGATTCAAAACCACCAAAGTCATTATAAGCGTCGATATAACTTTTTTTATTTTTTTCTTTGGGTCTAGATACTAGAAATGAATATACTGTTTTATCATCAAAGTCTCTAATACCATTTTCGAACATCTGAGACCCTACTGTGTAATAGAAGTACCAAATGGACTCTGTGAACGTCTCACTTGAGACTTTATGGGTTCTGTATCTTTGATAAAGCATTGGATTTGACCATAAATAACCTACAAACAGAGCTTCATGAATATGCGAGGGTTCAACAAATTCTTCTATATATTTTTGTTTTGTCATTGCTTACTCCCTATAATAAACTTGAAATATCTAATTCATCCTTCTTGTTTTTATTCCTCTTAACCTCAAGATCAATTTCATCCTGAAGCTGAATTTGTTTTTTTATAACGCTTGTACGAATTGAGTCTTGCTGTGCTAAGCGTCTGTTCCTTTCTTTTACTTCATTTATGTTACTAACTATAATACTCAAGAAATACGCAAATTCGTGCCAAGATGATTCGAACTGTTTGTAATCCCTTGCTTTATGTAATTGCTGTTCTGAATACTTATAGGTGTCTAAAATGTCTCTAAACGGAACTCCTTTTTTATATCTTTTAACTTTTTGACTTTGATATTTAACCGTTCCATTTCTTAGATCCTGTAACCTTTCAATCATTCTCTTACTTAATCCCTCTAGTCTATGTAGATCTTTAAGGTATAGGTAGAGTTCATCAAATTCATTTGCTTCTTTTTCTTTAAACGCTTTATCCTTCTCATATTGAACATAACACTTATCGTGAAAATATTTCCTTATGTACTTTTCAGTGCCGTTTTTATTGTATTTCCCAGTTGGTTTTGCTTCACAGAGCATTTCTTTTTTTACCCCTTTAGATCCGCACCACTGGCATTTAACTTCCCTCATATCCGCTCTCCTTTTAGAAACTAAGGGGAGAAAAACTCCCCTTTATTAAACTGCATTAAGTACAGATTTAGTGATTATTAAAGCTTCTTTAAGATCTTCTACCGAATTAAGTTGTTTATAATTCTTTTGCCCATCAAACTTTGTTGCATAGGCATCAGCTAGCTGGCGTTTCACTGCAGGTGGTTGGTCAGACACTAAAAACGTGATCTCATCTAAATACGTCTGAGGATCATTTGCAGCTTTTTCAGCTGCCTCTTGGACTTTTTCCTCTCTGAGTTGTTCTTCCTCTTTTTTTATCTCATGAACAGTTCGATTAGTCTTTTTAATTTGGCCAAGCACCGCATTCTCGAATGTCTTTAAAAAGTTTTCTGCGCTATATTCAACTTTTTCAGGTAGTTCAGTATAACGTCCGCCTGCAATTTCAACATACTCAGATGGTCTAAAATACATCATAACTTTTGTGTCATGGAAGTTACTTGCCTTATCACGTCCTTTTTTATCTTTAATGTTATCTTCTAATTCATTGCCTTGTTTATCTAATACAGAAACTTCATTATGTAAGCAGCAGATTAGACTTGCCTGTGATTCAAATACTTTTCTTCCAGAGTTGGGCATCATTAATTGAACTGAATTATATTTCATTCCATCATACAGGGTGGTTTCTTTTTCTTTTGTCCAGGCCAGAAACATCAGTCCATAGCCTGCATTTTTTAATGTGTCAAAAGGCTTTTTTAGTTCTTCATAAAGCGCTGTCCATCCGTTTTCTTTACCATTAGTTGACTCAGAAATATCTTGAAGTGACTCAAAAGTTTTCCCATAGCGTTTATTTCTATCGTACAGAATCCAAGCTGTACAAGCATCGATTGCTCTATCTGCTGTATCTACTCCAATAAGTTTAACGATTCTCCCTGTCTTTGCCTCTTGAACTAATTCTGGGACAACTGTTTTTTTAAAGTAATCCCAAACTTTCCAAAGGTTTTTATCTGTTCCTTCATCATGGAGAGGAACGATGTTGTCTAGCTGCCATGTCTCGTATCCGTCCTCAAAAGACAACAATAAAGCTTCTTCGGGGTTTGAATAGTGTAATTCAGTTACCTCTTTCCACAGACGTGTCTTACCTGTCTTATATCCTCCTGCTACTAGTGTCATGATCGATTGTAGTTCAACCTTTGGTGTGTTATTTTTAATTTTCTTACGGAAACTCATTCAATCTCTCCTTATAATTTAATTATTATTAAATCGCAAATCGCAACTTATCTTAGAAAGGCAGGTCATCATCGTCTACAGTTACTTCAGCGAAAGGATCTTCATTAGGTTTTTTCTCATTAGAAATCTCTTCCTCCGATAAGAATTCGCTCTTCCAAGTACCGCCAATGTATCTCAATACTTCTAGACCCTTTCGAGTTCCAGTTGAGACTGTCTCAAAAGAAGCAACTTTTTCCCCTACATCTTCAAAAGGATTCTCTTCCTCTGATTCTGCAACTTCGACTTGTGTAAATTGTGCTCTGTTATTGTCGATCCCTTCAACAACCAGAAAATCGCCTCTCTTTAAACCAACAAATGCATCTGCAAAAGGTTTTTTGCCTTCTTCTGGTTCTTTATAATAAACAATAAGCTCAACATCTTTTGGAACACTTTTTTCTTTTCCATGATCAAGATAAACTCCATTTACCTTTGTATCCTTTGTTTCTTCATCTTGGTATGTACTCTTAATCCCTAGCTGCATTTCAAATTTGTTATGTTCTTTAAAATCTTTAGAAGCAAAGTCTCTTACATAAGGCACATAACTGTATTTTCCATCTGCTTCTACTACTCTAACTTCACTTTGAATGTTATTCGACACCTTAATCTTATCCGTTTCAACAACATCATCAGTGTAACTTACTTTAAAACGTTTCCCCTCACCATCGTCAGTAATTTTGGTGATGAATAAGTCTCCACCATCCGGATTTAACCAACCCACCTTAACTTTTGCTACCCCTTCTTTTGCTTTTCCACTACCGAGCCAGATTCCCTCTTCCTCTGAGTCATACACTTTAAATTGATCCCCATCTTTCACGCCTTTAATTTCAACTTCTCCATTTTTCAATGGATAAACTCTTTTAATGATTCGTTTCACTAATTTGATTTCTTCTCCGTTGTTGTTTTCAAAAGAATCAAATTCGTACTGGCCTTGAACTTCTACCCACATACCAGGCTTCACGATTTTAGCTAATTGTTCAGTTACGTCCCATTCTGGTGCAATGACATGATACGTTTCATCGGGTAGTTTGGTCTTATCGTTTCGGTCAGCCCATGGAAGTGGAACTGTTTTTTTATGTACGGAACTATAAGCATAAGCTAAATCACGTTCCATTCCAGAAAGTTCCACTTTTAATTCATTATAAGGTGCTGTTTCGATATTAAACTGAAGCACCCTTCTGTTTTTCTTTGTTTGTGTAACAGTTGTTTCAAAAATTTCGGCATCATACCAACTGTCTGTTTCTGGATCTTTTTTTCTTACGGGTTTAACTAAACCAACAAACCTAAAATTGTTTGTGAATTCTTTCCCTCCGTGTTTTTTGTTAATTTTAATATCATCTTTTTTCTTATATGCCATATGCAATTATCATCCTCTATTTTTATTTTTGTGTATTATGATTTTTGTATTATGATTTTTTCGAATATGTAATTTTACTAATCTTACAATCTTTGATTCCAAGTTCTTTACTAAGTTCTATGTACCTTCTTTTTGGGAACTTCCAATCATTTTGGTCAGAAAAGCATCCTGATTTATTTACAATTTCAAACACTTGCTTTTTTCTGTTAACCTTGATTGTCATATTTCCGTAAGCATACTCTGTGTAAAATAAACGTTTTTTAACTCGCTCAGGATGAGTTTCTTTGACAAGTGTGACATTCCTTATCATCTTTAACAGGGCCTGATCAGGAGTAATAGTCTTATTGCCTTTAACGTTTTCTCTGTAATAGCTTAATGCCTTCTCTGTTATCCCAAGTACCTCCAAGTAATTCGCCTCCTTCCCTCTAACTTGATTTTATTATATACATATTTTTTGTCTTTGTCTACATGTTTTATAAACATTTATATTTTTTATTTTTGTGTTTCATTTTCAATCTTTCTAATTCGAATAAAATTATCATTTTATTAAGTATAAGTGTCAAAGAGCCACACAATGGCAGCTCCTAGAGATGATCAACCTCCGACTCTTACTTCCATATTAGCTCATCCTCCAATAATATTAATCACCTTTTAACCCCCAAAACCATTACCATTTTAATTCTCTCCCTTAGGATTAAAGAGAATTATATCATGGATTTATAATAATTAAACAAGTTCACTCCACAACCATACATCCATTGTTTGCAATGTAAATCCGTCGGGTAGCTGCTTCATTTTCACATTAACATTGTATCTTCTGCCTGTTGTTTTATGTACAATAGCTAGTTCTTCACCATTAAAGAAACGTACAATGGCCTCATCAAATGCAATTGGCTGATTAACCACATAACCTTCCTTTAAAGCTCTAATAAACAAATAAGGGTCGTTTTTATAAAGCTCGTAAAGGACATTGGCATATTGTTCGTTCTTGTCTCTAAGTAGTTCAAAATTAATCAACGGTATGTATAAGTCTTTGTCTGATAAATTCAATTTGTTTCTAAAGTATTTAATTGCTTCATCTTGCTCTTTAGAAATAATGTTTGGCATTCAGTTAACCCCTTATTCGTTATGTTTTATAGGCTAGTTTAAGTCTAAACTAGCCCAGCCTAACTCTAAATATTTCCTTCTAGACCATAGTCTTTTGCACCTGCTGCAATTAAACTATACACAGCTAAAAGATGTTCTTTTATTTTCTCTTCTGTTTCTTCTCCAAAAGCATCAAAACCAATTTTAGCATCACTTGAGTAATTAATTTTCTGAATCCCTACTTGAACTACACTTTCCTTTTTAATTCTAGCAATAAAATAAGCATTGCCGAGAGTTTTTCCTAAATACTCTCCTGTGTAGAGATCATAGTCATCAAAAACCTCATACCGTATTTCTCCGATTCTAAGTTTCTGTTCACTCATACTCTCATCCCCTATTTTGTAATTTTTGGTACTGCTAAATTATATACCAAATCACAAAAGGGAACAAGTGTTCTTATGCAACTCTTTATTTATAATCGATTACTGTATCATCTAAGGCTAATCTAGGTGTGCCGCTGTCGTATGTATTATGTATTAAAGTTGTACTGGAAGCATTAAACGTTGCAAATGGATGCGAAAGAATTCTTGAACCAATACCTTGAACATCATTCCTAATTAATCGAACCTTTTTTGTTCCGTTTAAATATATTCCATAGCCTTGATCTGAATCTCTGTTAAACATGATTTCATTTCCTCTAACCATATGCTCAGAACCGCCTATTAAGTGGATCGCAATGATTGCTTTGCAATTATATATCTGGTTATCACTTATTCTGATATTGTACATATCAGCTGCCCCCATAATTGCAACATTTCTTGGTTCAAATATCTCGTTTCTTGTCAGGAAGACTTTTGAATCTTTATCCCAATATATCCCGTAACCTTTTCCACTTAATAAGAAATCATTTTGCTTAATTCTGATGGACTGTGACCTTTCACAATATAGACCTCCGTAAAGATTGGAGAACTTATTGTTAATAAAGGTGACATCATTAGAATCCATCACTTTAATCGCATATGTTGAGGTTGTCCCTTTCCCTTTATTATTGCATACTTTAATATCTGATGAATTCCTCACCTGGATCTGAATACAATCGCTGTCCTGTATTCTGTTGTTTGAAATGGAAACATCTTCGGCCATATGTGTTGCTATCGCACAATTTGAAGCGTTCTTTACGGTATTATTATCAATCGATACCCCTTTCCCTCTAATCATCATGCCTATTTTAAACCCTTGAATATTGTTATCAGTTATTTGAATTCTGTTGCTAGTCTCAGTGCTCGAAAAGCCTACAGAGTCTATTCCATACTCTTTAGATTCCCCTTCATTTATTATCTTGTTACCCTTAATACTCACATCTGTACTGTAGCCATATGAAATAACATTGTCACAGTAGTTATCTTTGATGGAAACTTTACCGCTTGTATGAGCAGTAACCGAACCACGACCATTTTTTCTAAACCTGCAATCCGATATCGTTAACTCATAAGGATGATCATACTTTCTTCCGTTTTCTCCGTAGCCCTCTAAATCAATACCTAGTTGAGGGCCAATTGTATCTCCTCCAGCTTCCTCTATATCACAGTCTTCAACCAATAAACCTTCACAACCGTTAGTAGCTAAATTGTTCCGTCTCCCTCTTTTCAGTTCGCATTTTCTTACGGTCACACTTTTGGAAGGCGTATAAACCATCCCTGGGTAATTCATCATTCCGTGAGCTGCAATCCAAATGTTGTCTCCAATACAATCTGAGATTTGTACATTTTCAATCAAAACATTTTTGCTTCCATGAACATGTATTCCAAATCCCCATTCATGTGTTTTTCTATTGGTATCAATTAGAGAATAATCATGTTGATACCGGTCACCTATAATACGACCTCCTCTAATTATTACGTTCTCTGCAAGCCCAATATAAAAACAAGAATAGCCCTGATACCCATTAGGGTTAACTTGAAACACTGCTTCTGGATCCAAAAGGAGCTCCATATTTGATGGGATTTTAATTCCCCCACCAATTTCAGGATTTCGTTGATTTAATGTATTTACTGAATCAATAATAAAATTCCCTTTTGGAATTTCAACAATAGGAAAGTTGTTCTCTGATGCATATATAAGAGCTTCATTAAATCCTTTAGTTGTTTCAATTGGATTCAAGTTAAATGCATTTATTCCCCACTGATCAAAGTCAACATAGTATCGTATGGATTTATTCAACAATGTCATGGTGCTACACCAGCCATACAATACACATTTTCATTAATGAATTTAGTGAGAACAGCAATATAGTCATAAAAAACTTGATTCTGCGTTCCATTCCTTCCAGCCAGTGTAAAAGTATTAAACATTTCTCTTCGTTGTTCAGTGCTTATTTCAAGTTGAATACTCATACCAGTGCTATTTTTATTAGCAATGTTCTGTATATCTGTACCGGCTAATCGGGAGCCTTCAGGCAGTAATTCTGCAGTAAAGCCTGCATCGTTAAGTAATGAGGTAATCTTTGCTGCTTTTACTCTGTCTGTCCCACCGACTAAAGTATGTTTTTTACTTGATGCATACCCATGAATAGAGATTGTAAAATCATGCTTACTTAATAAATCTAAAGCTTGAGGTTCATCAAAATTGGTACTTGTAATATGCAACTCAGAAGCTCCTGGTATCCTTAAACCTTCAAATAGATAGGTAGAATAAGACTTACTTAGTTCTTTTGCAAGCTCGCTAGTCCCTCCTTCAATACCTCCACCATGAGGAGCCAAAATAAGCACACGCCTATCAACATCGGTAGTTAGAATGTTATAGCTCAAAGGTGACTCATTTGCTTTCAACTCTTTAAAATTACTATACTTATCTGCAGCTAGAACTGAACTTTGATTAAACAATGCAAACAGTGAGGTAACTAGGATTGGAAAAGACTTCTTGGCTGTGATATACTTATATAGCTTCGTAACCTTGCGAAGTGTGCGGTAGAGAAGGTCAGGCCCGCCAAAGCTAGCCTTCTCTGCCCCCTTAATCTCTTCTTCCTCTATTCTGTTTTTAAACTTCAACAATTAACAACTCTCCTTATATAATTTTATTTTTATTCTTTTTCTCATCTTTTAAGCAATCACATTAGTACCACCCCCTTATCCGAATAAAAAATTACTTTTATGCAAACTCCATACTGATGCCAGTATCTTTTAACAATTCAATTTGTTCCGTTGAAATATCCGATTTCACCATACGCCACCCGACTAAGGTCATTCCGTAATAAAGATCGGTTAGTTCAACTTCATCATTCAACTCACCTTTTAATCGAATCATTCGATCTTTATATTTTTCATGACCAACAATATCAAAGCTCTGATTATAAATTGCATATGTTTTACCGTCTTCTTCGTTGTCTTGATATGGGGTATAGACTACCCTGCCGTCAGATAGGCTTGGATCAGTTTTCAACCATTCATATACCTCTTCATCAGATTGAGCAAGCACGTATGTACAGATACCCCGCTCACTTCCCTTGGGTGCAAAGTGTTCTAGCATAATTTCATATAAGTTCATTTCATTACCTCCTGGATTCTGGTTAAAATATCGTTTTTATTGAATGTTTAATTTTATTTTTACTCCAGTGCTATTTTATAATCTTCATTAAGCCATTTGAGTAGTAAATCATATCTTTCTTGTCTATAAAAGGACTTGTTTAAATACCAGCTATAAAGTGAATTAGTTCCTTTGCTTGAATTGCAAGATTTACAAGCAGGGACATTATTACTTAAATCGTTTGCACCATTAGGGTCAACATGGTCTAAATGGAGTTTTTGATTGTTAACTTTAAAATGGTCTATCTCCGATAATCCACAATAAGCACAACTGTAGTTAAAATATGATTTACACCTGTCTCTCTCAACCTCAGAAACTTTATGTTTTTTCTCTTTCCTTTTCAACTGGTAAAACTTTATTTTTTCTTTATTTAACCTTTGGTATTCTCTTATGTAACCGTTTTGAGTTCTCTTCTTCCAAGCAATATTGTTCCGTTCTCTTCCTTTGTCACTCTTAGCATATTTTTCTTTCAAGATCCTAGAAGATTCTCGATTATTAATGGCCCATTTATGGGCTTTATTGATAGCGCATGATTTGCAATATGGGTATAATCCATCTACGTTATTACTTTTATTTTTATAGTACACATCTGTTAACAGCCAATCATTACATATCGAACAAAGCTTGTATTCAACACCATTGATTGTTTTGTGCGTTTTATTGTATTTGTCCTTTTTCCTTTGAATTGCTCTTCTAACTTTCTCTTCTTGTGTTAATCCGATCACTTTTACCCTCTTCTAATTTTATTTTTATCCAACAAATCAATAATGTAAGTCTCATACATGTCATCCCAATAAGGATCTGTTCTTGCTATGTATTTCTTTGTTCTTCCGTTCTCCTCAATCTTAAAGGTTTGTCCCTTTTGAATATCGGTAAACTTTTTCTTTCTCCAGATTCCCCTAATCAACACATCAACTTCTTTAACCTCAACTGTTTGCTGCTGCATCACATTCCTCCTTTTTGTTTTTCTTGCATCAAGCCTGTACAATATTCAAAAACCCTAAAGGATGATGAACATGTGTGGCAGGTTCACTTTATTTTCTGAGTTTGATGACATCATTGAGCAATTCAACATAGATCAATTCTTACCTGAAGGTGAGTATCACCCTAGCTATAATGTCGCTCCTTCACAAAAACATCCTGACAATCATCAACGATGGATCCAATAACCGTCTGGGCAAACTTAAATGGGGTCTTATCCCTCCATGGGCTAAAGATGAAAAGATCGGATACAAGATGATTAATGCTCGTGCCGAAACACTGGCCGAGAAACCAAGCTTTCGAAAGCCACTTGTCAGCAAACGTTGTATCATACCCGCTGACAGTTTTTATGAATGGAAACGCCTTGATCCAAAGACTAAGATTCCAATGCGGATTAAACTTAAATCATCCAACCTCTTTGCTTTTGCTGGTTTATATGAGAAGTGGAATACGCCTGAAGGCAATCCTTTATACACTTGTACAATCATCACGACAAAGCCTAATGAACTTATGAAAGACATTCATGATCGGATGCCGGTTATCCTTACTGATGAGAACGAAAAGGAATGGCTTAACCCTAAAAATACTGATCCTGATTATCTACAAAGCTTACTGCAGCCATATGATGCTGATGACATGGAAGCATACCAGGTTTCATCTTTAGTGAATTCACCTAAAAACAATTCACCTGAGCTCATTGAATCCCATTAAGTACCACTGCCATATCGCTTTATATATCACCTTCGCTTAGCTAATATTTTCTAAGTAGGAGGTGATATTTTGTTTGTATCGCCAATGCTATTGCATTCAATAAAAGAGCCTTTTAACGACGAGAACTATATCACTGAGCTCAAATTTGATGGAATCAGACTCATCCTTTCTAAATTTGATAATCAGATTAAGCTATACACTCGTCACAACAACGAAGTAACAAGCAAGTTTCCAGAACTCTTGGACTTAGATATTCCAGATAGAACAGTACTCGATGGTGAAGTTATTGTAGCTGCCCCAGGTGGCGCTCCTGACTTTGAGGCTGTAATGGAACGTTTCATGTCCAAAAAATCAGCTCATAAGATCGTTTACTGTGTCTTTGATGTTATTTACAAAGACGGTCAGTCAATTGCAACCAAGCCGCTCACTGAGCGTAAGACAGTTCTAAACTCACTTGAGCTAAATCATCCAAATGTTTGTGTTATTGAAGGAATTCAAGGTAACGGTCTTGCTTACTTCAACCTGGCCAAAGAAAAGAATTTAGAGGGAATCGTAATCAAGAAAGCTAACTCCCCTTATGAGATAAATAAACGTTCGCATAATTGGCTTAAAGTGATTAATTATGATTACACTGAAGTTCTCATAACCGGCTACACCAAAAGAGATATAAAATTCCTACTATCCTATCCCGATGGAACTGCAGCTGGGTTTATGGAATTCATGCCACATGCAGAACGAAGTAAGTTCCACTCTATGAAACAAGTAAAGTCTCAATCTGATGAATATGTATTTATTGAGCCTATTTTATGTAAGGTTAAGCACAGATTTAAGACTACGCACGGCAAACTCCGAATACCTTCCTTCGAATCATGGAGAGTGTAATCTCTCCGTTACATAACTCCTTAGAGCCTAGCTTTTAAAATCCGGGTGAAAATTTAGTACATTGATCAATAAGTTATCATCCAATCATCGAAGCTATAAGGATAATCAACACTCTCTATAAACCCTATTTCTTTTGCCTTCTGACGGATTTTCATGCATCCTTCATAGCTGTAAGCCCATATTTCTTTATAATCCCTCAGTTCGCCGCATTTCCCTGTTATAATGAACTTTCTAAAACTGTTGACCAGTTGCCACATGTTGCCTCCGTGCGAAAAGCCGTTTGGACTACCGTACCCCATTTCATACGGGTAAACATCAGCCCCCGTGTAATCATCAACGAAGAACAGTTTCTTCTTAAACCTGAAATACGCTTTGCGATTCATTTGCTTACAGAAGAAAGTGCGTCTATCAATATCAGCAATTAGCTTTATCAAGTCATTAATATCATTCATGCGTTTTATTTGCTCTTGATTTGCCACTTTGGTTCCCTCCTTCCATTAAAATAAATATTTTATTTTGATCCAAATTTGATCACCAATCAAGTCCTAAATCGTCCATAATATTTGTCATTGCATCGTCCTCTTCTTCTGTTAACCCGTAATCAGCAAGCCTGTTTAAATAGTCTTCTCGCTCGTGTTTGGTCAATTTCTTTCCTCCTTTAATTCCACATTAATGTTCAATACATTTGCAATACGCTTACCTACCTCATCGGAAACTGTTTGCGATACCCTTTCCCTAAAGCCATACAGCAATCGACCACCGTCCCTAAAACCTTCTTCAATAAGAGACTCGATTTTTACCCCCGCAATACTATCCAGCTTTCCTGACTCAGACATCTTCTGTACTTCATTAGAAACCGCAACACTAATCATTTCTTGTATATCTTGCTTTGTGATACCTAAGTCATTATGTATGAGGTTTTTTATTTCTTTGTATCCGCTATTTTTAGTTTCAAATGTCTTCTCACATTTATCTAATGGAACAAGAACGCGGTAATCTTCATGTGGGACACGCCATCCGGTTGCCCTCGTTTCAAATCGCACATAAATATAGCGAGGTGGACTTTGATACCCAACAGTTCCAATCTCCCCTTTACTGTAAATATCACATTTAGTAATAGTAATAACTTTCTCACCTACTTTTGCCTTGCGATTAGTTAATTCGTAGCGCCCACCGTCAATGTGTACGATGTCGGTCGGTTCTAGTACGCGATATTCTTCGCGAAGGATAAATCCGTGTAAATTGCCCCCGCATCTAGCTGCGTCACTTTCTACGTGCTTCTTTCCCGGGAAGTCGCGGTCAACTGTAAAAATAGCGCCGTTCTCGTATACATCACCCGGATCATTTTTATCAACAATTACGATCTTTTCGCCAACCTCCGCCTTCCGATCGACCTCTACGTATTCGCGCTTGATGCCGCTAAGTGTTTCGTCAGCCAGTACGTGAATCTTCACATTTGCGTTCGCTTTAGTTTCCGTCATTTACTGCACCCTTTATATTTTTTTAAAAGTTTTTTTCAATTCTTTTTAGATTTTCATATTGGATTTCACTCTTTTATTTATAGAGGCATGTCATATACATGCCATCTAAGGAGAGATAGGACATTTTTGTCTTGGAGGTGAAATCTAATGAATTTTCTTCTGGATCTTTTCACAAATTGGACTTTTGATAAAGTCCTGGATTCTATGTTTGCCTTTACTATTTGGTTTGTATTTAAATCCAGATCAAAGCAGAATAAGTATCCAGATTATTTCGAGAAAAGACGCCGCTATAGAGATTAACAACCCCTTCTGCGATCGTTATCGATGCGTGTGCTTTTACCGATAACGATCCAACCTTATATGTTTAGTTAAAAACTATCTTTTATTTAGACTTCATCAGCTTGTCTAATAGTGTCTAACAATTCTTTCTTCTTGAAATATGTCTTTTCCAAACGATTTACTTCCTTTTGCAATTCAGTAGCAGCATCATACTTAAGGATCCATTCTCCTACTCCACAGACTTCTCTTTGTTCTTTCTCAAACGTTTTTATGTGATGGCCTTCAAACCAAACCCTTACTCTTGTTCCGTTTTCAAATTCATTATTAAAAGCAGCTGCTTTCTCAGTTCCCGCATAAATACATTTATACTTGCTGTCATCGACTACATAAGTGTTCATTATCTCCGCTCCTTTAAATCACGATTTTAATTTAACTTTAATGTGTATCATCTTGAGAAAATCCCCTTTAATTGGTAAACTCATACTTAACTTACATAAGAGTAGGTGATTCCTTGAGTAAAACAATCGGTATTACTGGATTTTTCTTAAGCATAGTAGTGCAATCATTTTCTGCGAATGATTCGCTATCCCACAAGATCGCTACGGGTTTATTATTTGTATCAATAGCAATTTATAATTTTGACCACGCTAAAGATTATTCCAAAACATCCCTTGTCGTAATATGCCTCACCTTTTTCGTACTTGCCTTGGGTATTCATAAGCTTCTTTCCTTTTCCAGTGACTTATTTGACAATGTGAATATAAATTTCGGAGTAATATTCATCCTCCAAATCACATTAATAATTGGATCTGTTGCAATAGCTATCAGTATAATGAAATTTATCTGTGATCGTCTAAAAAAGAAACCTAACGGTAAAGAGTGTTAATTCCTCTTTGCCTTTTTTATGCTAAATACTTCTTCTTATGTGGTCTTCTATGTACAAAATCAAATGCGATATCAACTTTTGCATTTTCCTTCTCCTCTGCTACTCGCTCCGTAACAACGATTAGTTGTCCATTTTCCTGGCGGTCAATGCTATGGACTGAATATCCTTTAGCAGCGTAATATTCTCCGATAATCTCATCAACGTGGTTGCTAAGCAGATTCCTCTTTATCACCAACATAACCTCCACTTATTTTATTTTTATTCTATAGTTTTTTATGATTCCATCCTATAATCCATCTCTCCACATCTATCATGACAAAACCGACACACAATTTCCATATGTATGGGAGTAATTTCGCTATTTCCCCAATCAACAAATCCATATAATGTAATTGTAAGAAAAAATTATAAGAATGGGGGATTTACATGAGTTACAAAAAAGTATTAACAGGTGTCGCATTATCTGTAGGTTTACTTGTTTCAGCATCTCCAGCGTTCGCTGCAAGTACAAGCCCAAGCCCGGATCAGGGAATAGCTAATGTTGCAAGTGATGATTTTAAAGCTCAAGCTATCACTTGGGATTTACCTAGCAGTACAGGTATTTTTGCCAACTCATTTGAAGACGGCGGATATCGCTGGTATTTAAAAGGTATTACTAAAGTTTCAGATGGATATTGGATTGGGCACTATGAAGGTGTACGAATATAAGATCGCAATTGGGGGCTTCTAGCTCCCTTTTTAAATTCAATGTTTTTCTTCGAAGTAATATAAAATATGAACTTACGATAGAGTATTATTATTGATTATTTTGTCCAGTCCTCTCTAGATAAAATAATCCTTTTATTCAATTACTCAAAAGCTTAGGATTTTCGTAAATATTCCCGATAACTTCACCATGTTTAACATCTTCCCACTGCTGGGAAAATTCCTCGACACCTTTTAGAGGAGCATCTTTATCTCCAATTACAAAAGGATCAAATAAGTAGCCACCGAACTCTGCTGAGAAAACACATCTGTATGCGCAACCTTTAATTTTCATATAAGATGTTTGGATGATATCCTCTTCATAAATTTCCTTCCCTTTCTTATCCTTAAGCCCCGTATATTGCATGAGAATGTTTGACTTACAATAGCTAACCGTTGGTTGTTTTAAGGTAAATTCATAAAGCATCTCTTTTTTGTCTTTAATCCATGAGCGAAATTTAATTTCCTTCATTTTGCGCCTCCTGAAGCTTATTCTTTTGCTCTGCAATCTCCATTTCTGTCATGCCACAGTCAGAACAACATTCATAGTCAGGTATTTGCAAATAATCTTCTCCCGGCATAGTGCAATAACTCATTTCCATGTGCCTATGTTCACAGGATTCCTGACGTTTTTTCTGTTCTTCCTCTTTGACAACTGAGCAATATACTCTTTCGTGAAGCCTAGCCCCGTGCTTTGTCATCAGCCGCTTTCCACAATGTTCACACTGATAAAGTGTCTGATTCTCTAACACTTTCATTCTGCCGCCACCAACAGCTCAGGATTCTCGTAAATGTTACCAATGACTTCGACTTCATCAAACCATTTGATAAACGAATATATATCAAAGGTACGGTTAGTTTTCACGGCTCCTACTCCGTTAATGAACAATTCTTCAAAACCCTCAATATTAAAAACAAACGATAAGTCATATTTAACCTGACCTGAATATATCTTTCCTGACTTATGTTTTGCCGTACAACCATCCCCCTCATAAATCTCTCGACCATTTTTATCCTTCAATCCGGTGTATTGCATCCAAGAACTGTATTTTTCATTTTCATTATTATCATCAAGCACTGCCATCTGGAACTGTTTTATATGATCCCAATAGTGCATAATTTTTTTCTTTTTTGAATACATCCGAAACTTTATTTCTCTCAATTTAATCCTCCTATTCTTGTTTTAAGTAAAGTAAGTAATATCTAATTCAAAATTAAAATCAGGATGGAGTCTCCATAATTGATGGCCTAGGAATGTTCTTTTAGCATAATTTAAGCAGTTCCTTGTACCACTTTTAGTTCCATCATAAACAGCTACTATTGCTTCACTGTGATCAATCATGTACTCATTTCGCTTTTGCATCTTAGCCGGCGAAAACTCTCCTGGTTTATCTTCACTAACTTTATATTTATCTAATTCTTCAACATTAACAATCTCATCTGCCACATCAAGCATACGTTTGTACCACATTTTTTGGTCTGCAGACCAAACTTTATCTTGTTCCTTGAAAGGTGTTGCAATTATGTTTTTGATATGGGGAAATTTCTTCTTTAGAATATGTACACACCAGCAAGCAGCCTGATCAGTTCCTAACGCTCCTCCAGTTATAAACCTGGACTTCTCTTCTTTTATGATTAACTCCTCAATCACTTCAAGCAGCTTATCTTTGAGTTTGAGCATTGTGGGATTTTTCATATCATAGCCACCCAATTTATTTGGTCTGTGACCGGTAAAGCAAACTGTCTTCTTTCTCAGTGTTTCTTGTTCTTCTAAAAGCCGCTCCCGTTCTTTTTCCTCCTCAAGCCATTGCTTTTTCCATTCTGGATTATTTAACTTTGCAAAATCAATTGCCATAGTTCAGCTCCTTTCTCTTTAAAACAGTCTTTTTATTCAGTGTAAGAATGCTTGACAAACCCACTTGTCTACACCATCATAAATTTCGACTTCGCAGTGTTTTCCATTTTCATATTTCCAAGTTCCTTGATATTCATCATTAAGCACGTCGAATTCTTTAGTTTCTTCATCAATTAATTGTGATTCTGCTAGCTCACACATATAGTCTCCAAACTGGACAACGACCGCTTCTAAAGTTTTGTTTCTGTCATATATAACTCGGATATCTTTCACTTTATAACAGCTCCTTTTCTTTAAAACTTCAATTCTATTCAATTTCCTCAGAAAAATGCTCTTCTTGAATTACAGATTCTCCCCTAGAGTTCACTATTCCAATTTGTAAAAGAGAAGGTAAGTTTGCCCAAGACTCTCTTTCCATCTCAAGCAACGAAGATAATTTTTCAATTTTCGCATTTGCCTTTGCTTCAATTTCTTTCTCCATCCTCATGAGAACATAATCTCTATGTTTTGCATGAAACTCGATTCTTTCTTCACATAATCTAAGCTCTTCTTTGGCCTCTGAAAGCAAGAAGTTTAATGCAACTTGTTCATGTGTTTGATATCTTCTCATATAGCTCCTCTTTCCATTGAAATTTTACTTTTATCAAAACTGCTTTCTCCAAGGGATGTTGCTCACAACACTGTGATCAAGCATTTCTTCGCAACTTTTACACAGGGTTGATTTTGTTATTGTCATATGGAAGGAGTCCCACTTACCACAACAGTGACACGTATTCTCAAATGCTGCTGATTCCTTCTGTTTTTTTCTTTCAGAGCCGTTGCCAGTTAACAATAGGCCGTTACTATAAAGGTCGTTCTGTCTTACTTCTGCTTCTACACTCCATGGGTATATTCGCTTCTTTAAGTACCTTTGCACTAACGACTCGCTTCGGCTATTTCCAATCTTCATGAACTCTCTATTTGCAGTAAGGTCAACTGTTCTTTTCATCACTTCGGCCTTTTGAACAGCTTTTTAAACCAATTTTCTTTTTCATTAACCATTGCAAATCCGGGATTATTCATCCTAAACCCATTTCCCGTCTTGTCCATGTTGTTTAACTGCTTCTTCAATTGCTCAATATCTTGGGGTGTATTGATGGTCATTGCAATATTTGATTCTTTTGCTTCCTGCACTTCGGAAATCATCTTATCTAAAGTGAGATCACAATACTCATCTTCCCAGTCGCCTATGAAATAAAAACGTTCAATCAAAGTACCGCTCGACTCATCTTGAAAAGTGCCGAATAAAATTGGATCCTTATCTCTCCGTTCTTTTTCGATCTGCCTTTCAACCTTCCCCGTATAATCTGTAAACACCACATAAAACCGATCCAATTTATCTTTCACTTTGTTGAATTTAATGATTACATCATCAGGGATTTCACGTTCGTAATTTTCAAGCTCAATAATTTTGACTGTATCTTTTGCAATGTTATCTATGTATTCTTCAATGTCATCTCGATAAACAAACGTATCAATACCAAGCTTTACAATCTCCCGTTCTTTTTCAATTGATTCTAAATGGAATATCAGTTTCTTTGCAGCTTTAATTTGATTGGTTTGCTTATACTTATTGAGTAACACCAAGCAATTGTTGTAATATCTTTGAAGTTCTTTGTCTGTAACCTTATTTTTCTTTGATTTAATCATTTCAAAATATTGATTTGGTTGTAACGCTTCCATCTGTTCATCTCCTTTACTTCATCTAATTCACTTTAAAATGCATCTTTTAATCACTTCTTTGCAACATAGCTTTCAAAGAATTCTTCAACTGATCTTAGGTATCGATATTTATTTGGATCTTCTGGATTTCTAAATCTTTTCGATAACACTAATGACCAATTGAACATCATTGGGGAGAACCGTGCCCATTTGCTGAAGCTTAACTGAAGACCTTTCCATTCTCTCCCCGCTAATTCTGCCAATTCGAGAATTTGGTCTTCTTTTAAATTCACTTCTTCTTCAAACATTACTTGAATTTCCTCGTATGGTTTATGTCCAAAACAACAGTGGCGTGTTTTCAATCCAATCTTGAAATTCAAAATATCAATTAAATTGATCATTTGTGTATCAAGCTCATCATAGGGTATACCATTTGCAATGAATTTTTCTCTTTGATTTGATTTTACATTATCCTCCAGCAGATTTAAATTCTCACTCACTTCACCCCCTCCTTAAAAAATGTCTTCTCGCACTCTTCGCATAAAGGCGGGTGAATGGGAAGCCCCTTACAACCGCACATATAGCCATCACAACACATAGTCATATCTACATCCGTCATCTTTCCGCATTTGATACAAGGAACTATCTCACTCATTCCGCACCCGCCTCAGTCCAAAACAATGTCTCATTCGTTATTTTTTCCACTTTATAATTTTTGAGGTAGTTATTATTTACGTATTCCTCTGCGTATTCCAATGCGGTTTTATCATCATTGGCACCGAAACTGAAATGCTTCCAACCGAACTTAACTTCGTACCAAAGCTTATATTCAATACGCTTTACATCAGCATTCATTCCCCGCCCTCCTTAATGACCCGATTACTCCTTCTATCTGCAAACATGTTTGTTTGATATTCCCGCAACTGATTTCCAATAGTTTCCACAGAAGCTAAAGGGAAAGCAGTTTTTTCCCACAATATAAAATCACACTGCTTATCATTGGCATCGGGAAAGTATTTCCTTACTAAATCTATCCACGTCATTCCACATCACCTACAATCTTCAGATTTTTATAATGAGCTACATGTCCGCAGGGATTTTTCCAAATATGAACTTGTCCGAAGAATCCGTCCTCAGCGTGCTGCGTGAGCTGAGGATTTCCCATTTCCTCGCCACAAGTAGGGCATTCCCAAAGTGCATTAACTTCCCTGAACCCGATCAGGAAACCATTGGTATCGCGGGCTGGAATCGTTAGTTTCCTTGTCTTCATTCTGAAGCCCCCTTCGGTGTAAATGCTTTGATCACTTTCAAAATATAAGCTGTTTCCCCGTTATCTAATCCATCCATAGCGCACTCAAAATCTTTCCCCGCGCTTTTCATTGTGCCGTGGAATTGTACATCTTCGCTTTGCGTGTCATATACCATATAAGTATCATTCATTCCGCTTTTTTCTTTCTGTTCCTCGGCCTTTAATTTTAGTTCTTTGTTCTCTTTTGTAAGCCGCTGAATCTCTTCCTGAGCCAGTTGGAGTTCTTTTGAATTTGCTTCCTGTATGGCTTTTGCTTCACCTTCATGAACCCAAGTTTCATATGAAATTAATTGCCCTTCACTGATGTTTAAATCAGGTCTATTTCTTTTTATGTACTTAGCAAAACCACCACATAAAACTGTTGCATCGCTATGACATGCCCAATTATGTCCGCTCTTCTCCTTCATCTCAATAATTTGCTTAGGGGTCGGAAGACAGCCATAATTTTGTGCCACTTCAGCTTCATCGCTGTGTGAGAAAGGACAACTCATGCAACCTCCACTTCCACAATAAGAACGTTCAATTAAATTTATTTCTTTCAACATACATCCTCCTTTTATAAATCTCTATAAAACTTACATTTTATCCACTAATTTTAATTTTGTTACCTTAGTGAAAATTACACAATTCAATATGTACTTACTTCTTTGCCCTTACTTTCTTCTTCTCTTAACATATCTTCAGCTATATACATCCCCTCGTAAGCATAATCAATTATTGAATGAAATTCTCCGATGACTCTTCGTAAATTTTCCTCTTCTTTGTATGCTTTTAATCGCAGAATCGTTTTCATTAATTTATCGAGCTTTTCATCAAGCAACATAGCTCTCTTTACCATCTCCTATATACATATTATTTGTATTTGAATAAACTATAACCCATCATTTAATATCTGTCAATTAGATTCGGCCAATTTATGTGACCGAATCTAATTTTAATCTGAGAACATAAAGATCAATTCATTGATGTCATCCCTAAGCTTAACGAGGCTTTGTGGTGTAACTGAAATTGTAATATCTAATTTCTCTCCCTTGAAACCAAGTAGGAATTGATAATGTTCTGAAGTCAGCAATTTTTTTGTAAGTTTCAGACTAACCTCTTTGTAATTATCTTGATCAACAAATATATTCAAAACAATACCTTCATTCTCCTCTTGCTGCTGATTACATTATGTTTAATGGAGTCTTTCTTTTTTTTATTTTTACTCAGGCAATTCTTCTGTATTTGTTATTTCATATTCCATATCACTTAATTTAAAATTTTCAACTGATCCGTCAGCTTTTAAAAACGAGACTTCTTTAGATAAAAGTAAATTTTCACAAATCCTGGTTACCAATGTTTCAGAGACTTCTGGACTATCTGCTTTGTTTTTGAGTACAATCTCCAGATTCAGTGCAATATTGTTTAAATAACCTGCCATCCTCATTCTCCTATGTTCAATTTTCTGTGATAAACCCTTAAGGTGTTAAGGGAACGTGCGTTCTGTTTTGTATAATCATTATACATAGAAAGTAGGTGTTATGCTAGTGGTTATTTATCGGCTTCGTATGGTATGATATGTATTATGTCTTTCCATAACAGAACGCAGGAGGATGTCCGATTATGATTAAAGTTGAGATCGGGCAATGCTTGATACCTGAATTATGTAGAAAGAAAGACATTACAATCAATGAACTTTCAGAGATAACTGGGATTAAGAAACAGCAGCTGAGCGACTATAATCGATTAGTTAAAGTAGATATGTCTATTCGAACTGCAAAAAGAATTGCTGCTGCTTTAGATTGTAATGTCGAAGACCTCTATGAATTCAAGGTTGAAAGGCATTGAAACGACTAAGACTTTGGTCTTGGTCTCCTCCTTAGTAAACCATATGGTTTACATGACCATCTTACTACATTTAAACATGTATTTAAAGTGATTATTTTGTCTATTTTTGTCGAAATGCGAATTTTTTCACAATTTTTTGAGATAAAAGAAAAATCCATTTAACCAAAATAGTCAAATGGATTTCATATTTAAATGGTCGTCTCTTTTAGACCTAGTTCTTCTGCGTAATATTTATTAACTTCTTCCTCATTAATATAATCTTGCATTGAATAAACTGCTCGATATTTGGATTTCACTCTTAAATTAAAGTCATCTATAATCTGATACCTTACAGAGTTATCAATAACCCCTTTTTCTTTATAAAGCTGATATGCTCTATATAAATGACCAGATCTAACAATAGTGTTTGGTGTTAAAAAGTTAATTTTAAAGAACTCAGATATATCGGTAATTAGATTAGTTATGACAAATTTGCTTGCTTGGCCGTCTCCTTTGTTGGACGTTCTTTTTGTTTTAACTACATAATCATTTTCAACTAAAAAGACTTCTTTTGTTTGGCCTTTTGCCTTCCCATTCTTTAATTTATATTTAGTTTCCTGAGCTGCATTTAAGGCAATAACAAGACATTCACTACTTACTTTTAGTTTTCGTTCACCGTGCTTTGAATCATACAGGGTTAAAACGTTACCGTTAAGCATTGCATCCTCAACTTGCTTCTTCGTTAAACTTAGCAATTCAGAATGAGCTAAACCTGAAACCCCTTCAAACAACAGCCTTAATACAGCCTTTGATTGATAGTTAACTAATTGATTTTCCATTTCCTCTAATTCACTATAAGTAATATATAATTTTTTGTCTCCGAGACATTCATAAAGCTCTTCTTCAGAAATAGTTCTTGCCAAATTGGTTAATCCTTTACTTAACTTATATGAAATTGCCCAATCAATATACAATGACAATAATGCTAAGGTTCTTCGAACACTACCAATAGTGGTTTGGTCGAATGATCGTATAAGTTCTAAAATTTGCATTGATGTGAAATCATAAATGTCTTTATTATATAAAGTCTCAGTAATCTCTGCTTTTGCAAAAATAGGCCTCATCTGCATAACCATACCCTCAGATAAGGTATCTAAATATTTTTCCTTAATCTCACTATTGAACATTGCAACAAACAACTCCTAAGTAATTACTCGTCTATTTTTAAATTGTTAAAGAAATTCCATATCTTTTGTGGTGATTTAGCATTTCCATTCTTGTCTACTACACCTAATTCATCCCACAATTTATTTTTCTTACTAAAGTCTATAGAGCTTAAAACATCGGTAATTTTACTTTCTAAATCATCTAGACTTACTCCATCTAACTGCAACTTCTTAGCTAGTACAACGTAGCCGTTAAAGAACAAATAGTTGTTCACAAAACTTCTCTTTCTTTCTTTTGCTATATCACCTAAGAACTCATCCACATATTGTGTAGCTAAAGCATCAAAGAAAGATGTAAGGTATCTTGCAGTTTTTAAAATGTCTGCCTGAGTTGAAAAATCTTTTTTAGAATAACTTCTTTCAATTGCCTTTTTGAAGTCAGAAAAAGTTATAAGTAAGTTCTGATTCTGATTTATCCAGTCTCCATTTGTCTTTATATAATCACCAATTATGCTATTATCCTGAATGAACTTAACAATTTTATTAGAATAAACATTTTGGCTCATCTCAGCTACTTTAGATTTCTTCACTGGATTTATTGTGTTTTGTTGCCCAAAATGCTCTCTCGCCCTTTTTTGAGTGTAGTTATAGATGTCCACTTTAAAGGTTTCTTCAAACAAATGATCTAACTCAGGATGCTGTCTTATAGCCATAGTAATGCCTATTAGCCGGTGATACCCGTCTAAAACGTCTAAAATGGTGTCTTCAGTCACTGTAAGCGACATAGTGTCGTCATCATATTTTAATTCTTCACCACAACTTGCGCTTCCAACACGTGCATTAAACGTAAAAACTGATTTAATTAATTTCCCATCTAAGAACAGTTCCTTTATTTCTTCAACCGATTGTTTATTGAGCTGCGGTACAGGTATCTCAATATCTGAGCCCTCTAGTTTTTTCGTTTTGTTCGTTCTTTGAGCATTAGGATTATAGTGCAATAACTTATTTTCAAATAGCATAAACAACTCTTTAGCAGTGATTGGGAAGAAATAATTATCATCCGAATACTTTACAACTTGTTTGAATGTATACGGAAATTTTATATCTTCCTCCACAGATCCTTCCCATAACGTTTCAATTTCTCTCATATCCGTTTCTGTGAAGTAATTTCGTGGATTAAACCTTTCACTTTCAAGAACTGAGTATAGTGACTTGGCTAAAAAGTACATATATTCTTTAGAAATTTCGACTTCTGGATTTTCTATATCGTAAATTAATTTTTGTGTTGTCCCTGGAGTAATTTTATTTTTAGCCATCTCTAATTGAATATCGTTAATAAAAGATCTTATGTGTTTATTTTTCGAGATAGCATCTTTCATTTCTGAAAGCAGTTTCTCATTTGCAGACTGATCAAAGATCACTGTCATATAGCCTTTCACCTCATGTCATGTTGCTAAATTTAAAGTTACCAAAGGCAATCTGGTTAATCAAGAAGAATTATCATTTGAACTGAGTAATATGCCGAAAAAATGATTATCGCTCATTTACATGCTTTAAAAACTTTTTTAATGTAACAAGATCAGCGTTTTCAAAAAAACTAATAAAATCCTCTTGAGTTGCTTCATATAGTGGATTTAAATCGATTTTTTCATCCATTGTTACACCAGCAGAGTTCGCTATGTTAATCTTTCTGCTCATATATCTCTCTGTTGTTAATGTATTTTTATGATTTCCTTGTTCTTTTGCTGCAAGTAAATCGTGACCAGAATTCTCATAGACATAGTCAATTCCTACACCCTTAAATGAGTGTAAGACTAATTCTCTTTCAGGAGGTATACCTAACCTTTTTTTCGACCTTTTCAAGGAGTGTCGTAATGATTGTTCCGAAAGCCCCTGAAAAACCAATTCAGTTTCGCTGTCATCCTCTTCCTTCAGCTGCAACAATTCCTCATAAAATACCTGGTTAATGCCTGTAGACACAACCTGAGATCCTTTATCAATAACTGTTACTATATAATGGCCTGTACTCTCATCAAGCTGTATGTCTTTCCATCTTACGCGCAAAATCGCACTTACACGAAAAGAAGTTCTGATGGCGAATTTAACAAACAGCTTTTTCATTAAAGGTTTCTGTCTTTCATTTATATACATATCCTGAGCGATTCTTTCGGCTTCTGTCTGGGTTGTTTTATCCCAGTTTTTAGTTACTGTTTTAAGCCTTTCGACAGTATTAAACACCGACAAGTCAATATAGTCCTTATAATCATGCTCCAAATATGTATAGAGCATCTTCAGGGAGGTCATTTTTCTGTTAATACTATTATTAACTAATCCCTTTTCCTGAAGATACTTCACATAGTTGCTTAATTCGCTTTTACTTACAACTAAATCATCGGGAACTAAACTTTTGACATCTTTACCTTTAATCACACTAAAGAACTGCTTAATATCCCCTTCATAATTCTTTCTGGTGTTCGACACCCTTCTAGTTGATGAAGGGATCATATAGTTAGAATTCCCTGAGCTACTTCTTATATCTTTATTGATTAAAAAGCCCTCGATATCATCGTAAACCGCATAATTTTTTAATTGTTTAATTTTATTTTGCATTCTCTTCTCCTCCTTTCTCATCTAATAACTCATCAATAGAGACATTCAACACCAGAGCGATAAGCTTTATGGTTGTAACATCTGATTCATCTGGCATTTCAATGATTTTGTTTAATGTCTGCATATCAATCATTGTCTCCCTCGACAATTCCTCTACTGTGATGCCACGTTTGACCATTAGCTGTTTTATTCGCTCTGACATGTCAACCTCCTATTTTTATGTATACTATAGACTGCAGTGCGTATATGTTATGGTTGATAAATAAACTCTTCAAATTCAATTGCAATGTGTCGTTTTAAATTCTTAACAAAATGTATTAGGGATCTAAAATGTGGATTATTTTCAATGCTTCTTTTTAATCCATCTCCACCTAATAATACTCTATTTAGATCTTTTAATAATGCTGCTATCTCTATTTTTGCACCATGTAGATCATCTTCAGTTTTTGCATTAACAATCATATTTCTTATGTTTAGTACACTCTCTATGTAAGTTTGTTTCGCATTTAAAACAAAATCGGCATCAATATCTTTATTATTTGTAGACCTAAGTTCTACAACATGCATTATTAATCCTCCTTGTATTCACTTAGCAATTTCATGTATCCTTTAGTTAGTTGTTTTCGAACATTTTCATTCTTCATTATTTTTGACTTTTCAATGCTTTTTTCATGAAAAAACAAATCATTTTTAACTAAGCTTTCAACTTTCTTTTGGTAAATGGTTTTATGTATTGTCATACTGTTTTTTAAGTAACTAATTGCGGACATACCACCAACCTCCTATATACATATTTTTTATCTTTTGCATCTATAGCAATTGTAATGCATTACAAAAGGGAAGTAAAGATTTTTTTAACGACAAATAGCACATTCTACGCAATTTTTTTTTGCGAATGTGCTGCTTTGTAATGCAATTCATTTAATTAGGGTGTATGTACTTTGAGTTGATCACTAGATGTTATAAAAACTTAATATTTAAGTGATGGCCTTAAAACTACAAAAGACGCTTAGCTCATTAAAAGAGCCAAACGTCTTCCTTTTCTCTGCTTAATTTAATTAAGTAAATGATAATACTAATAACTTTATGTGTCAATGGATTTTATGCTCCACGTGGCATTCCAGCAACCTCATAATCACCTGAAGCTTGTTGGATTGAAGAATCTGCACTTATGTAAGAAGTGCCTAGTGCGCCCAAGATAACTAAAGCCATAATAAGTTTTTTCATTGTCTCACCTCCTTTAAAGTAAAAGTAATTCTAAAAGTTTTTGATTTTCACCCATCTTTTGCAGTTCTAACAACGGCAGCCTAATAAGGAATTTGTCATTAGACTTTTTAAAATACTCGATTGAAGAATAGAAACATGCTTTATTTTGTTCGAGTCTCCCTTTCAAATAATGATGCATTGCAAGCTCATTATCGTTATGACGTAAAAGATCTAGTTTATCCAAAACTTTTTTTGCTTTGGAATTTTCATTAAAGTTGATAAAACAATGGGCTTGCTCCTGCAAATCCATAATTGACTCAGATTCAAAATTAATCCACTTATTTTCTTTGCGCCATACATTATTTAAGAAGCACAAAGCCTGCTGGAAAATCATGTTGTAATTTTCATTTTGAACAGAAACGCTTAGCCCTTTTAAAAAGTTTTCTTGAGCCAATTCATAATTCGAAAATAATAGAGAGTTGCCAATAGTTAAGTAGCTGAAAACCTGAAATCTGAGGATATTTGTACTTTCCAATGCCTTTTTAGAGTACTCTCTGCACTCCTCTAATGAATTTTCATTTAGCTTTATATTCGACATTAGAACATGAACTCTTGTTTGATATGTGTTTCTAATGTACATGTTCTCAGAAATCTCACTTAGGTCAATTTGTTTTATAAGTTGGGCCATCGGAGAAAAGTTACCAGTGCTTAAATAATGATAAAGCAGCAAGAGTCTTGAGAAAGAATTCATTTCAGGTGTTTTAATATTTAATTTACCGAGTCTTTTCACTGCCTCAAATTCAGTAATATCACAGTTAGACAGTTCTCTATGTATTTTATACACTTTTCCATATTCTTTACTTTTCAAATTACTGCAAGAAATCATTGAATCTATTAAAACATCTTCTATTTCAAAAAACATATTTGCATCAGCATACTCCAATGCACTTCTTGCTGCCTTTGTCTTAACATCTAGGTTTAAACAGTAATCTTTCATTAATTCATATTCACGGTCTGGATACTGACTTTTAACAATGTTGACTATTGAAGAAAATTCATTAAAAGTTTTCCCATCATGGTTTAAGAAGTCATAAAGAGGATTGGAGTTTTTAAGGCCAGCTACTGTTGCCCATTTATTCATTAAAGAGTTGTCATTTTCCAAGTCTTTCTTCATAGCTATCCTTATTAACTCCATTATTTCCCCTCATTTCTTTTTGTTGTCTTTATTGGTTAACTTAATAATACTATAGACCACACTACGAGTCAATTAATTTATACATATTTTTTGTATTTGTATTCTCTTTAAAATTCCTATTTTAATTAGATACAATGAGGAATAGCTCCTCATTGCACAAAGTTAATTCCACCTTTAAACGCCATGTTTTAGATTGTGATAAACCTCTTCTGCGATATCTTTTACAAATTTGTCGCAGATTTCTCTATCAAAATTCCTTAAACACTTAGCAAAGTAAAGTATATTTTGTACGTGGTAATAACAATTAGTCATGGCCAATGTAGTTGCTAAAGAAAGCAACAAGTCTTTGTAGTTTATGCTTCCTGCTAATCCTTTGTAAATTACATGTTGATTATCAGTAAACACAGGATTATCCTCACTTAAAATAAAGTCGCATTTTGCAGCAACATCTTCACGTTCTTCATAAATCAATTCTTTTATTAATTCTGCAAGTTCCTTTACAGACAAATTAGAGTAACTAACTTTTAGAAGATTGAAAGAATCAACACCTATTTCACCGTGTAGGTCTTCCCACCTAATATATAAAAATGTGTTTTTCATATTAACTCCTTAAAACAATTATTTTTTTGATTTTCACCATAGCTCTCCATCTTCAAGTTTTAAATTGAACACGTCTAAAAAGAGGTTTAATAAATATTCACACTCTTTATCACCACCACAAAATTCTGGTGATAAAGCTACAGTTATCATGTCCCAATTCCACATTTTCTCTTTCATGTTTAATAATTGAGTCCTTATGGCTTCTTCAGGTAATAACAAAGCATTTGAGTTATAATCTAAGTAGTTTTTATTAAAATAATCTAAGTCCAAATCAAGAATCAAACTTGTACCTTCTGTTTCCTTGTACCAATTTTCTCTCAATACTTGTTCATAATGATTGTATGTATATGCTCGTCGGAAATTTTCAGATTGTTCAATATATACGGTATCATCGTTAATTGTAAAACAACCTTTTAATGTGCCATTTTTTTGTGCTGGTATTATAAATTCTACAATATCTAATTGGTTAGCGATTTCGACTGCCTGACTTTCCTCTTTTATATCCGAAACATCTATTGGATTGTCACAGTAATCTAAATGCGAATCAATATGAATTAGGGATGCCCCAGGTTGTATGTATCCCCTTAATCTTCCTATTTCCCAAGCTGCAAAAGCGAAATTATGGTCTCTTGAAATAAAAATTCTTTTGTTTGGAAAACAAATACGTAAATTATCATGCAACATTTTTTCAATCATTTTTTAACCTCTTCTGCTATTTTAAATTATACCTTTTTAAATCTTCTAAGACTCTATAATGATAATCAGGATCCTCTTCTAAAACATCATAAATGATCTTTGTTTTGATGAAATCCTCTGCCCAAGACATATCAAATGTATCTTGCGAACTCACTAGTAAAATTTTTTTAATATTTTTGAAGAAAGTAATATCCTTTAATAATTCTTCTCTAAGCTTCTGTTTTGTCAGAGGCAAAAGAGGGTAAATAATTGCAAAATCCAAATCACTTGGTGTCTTATCCCATGTGCTTCTAGTAATAGTGTCAATATAAACTGTACTTCCGTTCAAATTATAAGGGACTCCTGTTTTTAAAGTTCCAGTTGCCTTCATAAACACCTTAGCATTATCTAAGCTGCTAGTTCTAAGTAAAATTCTTGATCCAACAAAATTCTCAGTAATGGTTTTAAACACAAGTTCATGTTTCTTAAACATATTTGTTCCAGTCATTAAAGCAACTTTTTCATTTGATTCAATAAAAGAAAGAATTTTCTCAACTGCTTGACCTTTGTTATTGCTCATACTTTTCACCTTCATTTTTAATTTTTAAAACGTAGTACAATTAACAATGCAGATTACTATAAAATCAACTATGTTAATTTAGCGATTAATAGTATAGTAATATCAAACACTAGATGCACTATGTATCCAATAAAAAAGTTCCCTGATCGGAAAAACAAAAAAACTTGCATTAATGTAAAAGGTAAGCCGATTAAAAAAACGCATTGAAGAACATTACCGTTATATACTGCCAAATGCGCTAGACCAAAAATTAAAATTGCAGGGATTAAAGATATTATCACGACAATTTTATTGTTAAGTTTCACTTTTAAAAACAATAAAAAGAAAAAGTAATACACAGAAAAGAACAGAATTTGCTCTGCTATAAGACTAATCGATAAACTATAAATAGTAATACCGATTGGATCCTCAACTGCAGGATTTGCACTTGGCTTTATTCCTTTTAGTAAGAGGCCTATGTTTACCGATAGTATAATCTCCGTTAATACTCCCAAAATTATATAAATCAATATTCTTGAAAATTTCACTTTAAAGAATAAAGCTCGGTAATTGTCTTTAAAAACATAGATAAAACTTAGAAGCAAGGGAAACGTCTGAAATACAGGCAACACCAAATTTGCTATTAAGATGTTCCCTTGAGATATTCTCAGTATAAAATTGCCAACATGCTCAAAATAAATTACATAGGTGATCCATGATAAAGATACAGAAAAAAGCAAAAGAAGCTTCAAAAAACCTACTTTGTTTAATAATTGCTCTGTTTCAATTAATGTCCTCTTAATCGAGTTTATATTATACTTAATAAATTCTCTAAATGAATTAGTATCTTTTTGATAAGAAGTTGAAGTTTGATTTACTTTCAATTTATACGTTCCCCTCAGATCCGCTCTATTAGTGTTCCTCTCTCATCTTTTTGTTTAGTTTGAACCCAATTAAGATATTGACAATAGCTGCTGGAAGATATAAAACTCCTGCACCTATTATTCCTAATGCAGTACTTGAACTCACTATAAATGTCTGCATTTCTGTGTTTCTTGACTTCAAGCAAAGTAATACTAGGAGCCCAGCTAAAACCCCCATAAGCCTTGCAATACCTGGAATAAAGAAATCTGTTAGGGCTCCAAATAATTGCCCTATAATTGATAGCACAATCCCTAAAAAGCTGGACAATAAAACTAAATTTTTAATGGCATTTCACCCCTTTTCAAAGCCGCTTCCATTCAACACACTCAAACCGCTTCTGATACAAGTCTTCAAGTATGGCAGCCCATTCAATCCAACCTTCGGCAACAATGCTTTTCTTTTTCCCGTCTTCCATCCACTCTATCCAATACACCTGAACACCCCTACCGTTTTACGACTTGAATTTCCCTTACTTCACATTGGACATTACACATTGTTTTGAGCTCACTTGCAACCTCAATGACTTCTAACATATTATGCAATTTAGAAGCGCCGTGGAGGTCGTTAGATGTCAAATAACCGTCCTCATCTAACTTAAATGATTTGAAGTATTCCTTGTTTTCAAACTGCAGTACATAAAAATAATCAATCAAAGGCATAAATCAACCTCTTTTAAATAATTTTGTAATCCTCATTGCTAATGGCAGTAAACCAATTAAGATGAAAAAAGCAAGCGCATTAAGCTTATTTTTGAAAAATAGGTTGGCCAAATTCCTTTCCATGCCCGCTGCTGTTTCTTTATCCATGAGTTCTTTAAACTCTTCATTATAGACCTGATCAACAAAAATAAACTTAATGCCAGTCAATAATCCAACTCCAAGCCAGATAATTAAAAAATAAGCTAATCCAATCATTTGTTCCCTCCCTATATCGAACGAAATTTGGTATTCTTGAGTATGTTGAATAAATTATGTAGGTGATCTTGTGGAAGAGAAATATGAAACAAACGGGTATGATACTTCAATCGTTTATGATTATAAAGAATATCCTGATGTAAAATACGGCCGCTGCGACAATTGTGATTACACTTTGTTCAAAAGCTCTGTGAAGAGTGGAATATTCTTGCGGGAATGCCGGCGATGCGGTATGAAAAAGAGCATTTAGATTAATGCTCTTTTTTAAAATTCGTCTAAAACTTCTTTTATCTTAAATGTGTTTTTACAGTATAATTTACAATGTCATTGGTTTTATAGACATTAGTTTCATTAAGGTCGAAGATTATGGTTTCATTATGTTTAATAAAAGACTTTAAATCTTGCTGTAGACGACTGGGTACTATATTATAGTTAAATGAATAAATTCCAGTTCGTTCCCCTTTAATTAATCCATCATAGTCAAATATTTTTTTAGTTCCATCGCTAAACTCGAAAAACACTTCAATATTATCCTTTGTATTCACTTCCAAATGCCTCCTTGTTTTTCACAACTCTAATTTAGCATCCATTGTGTTTTCCATTAATACGAAGGACTTGGTCATTTCTGATATTATTATTGCTTCTTTTTTATTAATACTAGGAGCACTGGTGCTTCCATGACCAGCTAGGGGTTCTAAATTTCTTTTTTTATAAATATCATGGATATAATCTAAAATTTCATTTGGCAATCTTGATTCTTTTCTGTATAAATCAAAAAAAGAACCAAGACTTTGATCTCCTATTGTGTCCCTATCAATAATGTCTTTTGCCAATGTTTCTAAAATTGTCGCTGAAGTATGTAACACTCCAGAATAATCCTGTTTATCAAACAATAAATTCATTCGGTCTATCAACAACCTAATATTTGGGTGCTCCTCAATATCATTGAACTGTGCTTCTTCTGTTAACGAAAATGTAGTTAGTTGAAATCCATCCTCAGTTTCTTCAATATAAAAAGAAGCTGAACTTTCATTGAATAGTTTTGAAACAACATCTAAAGACAGTATTCCTTGTTCCAACAAATCAATAATTATTTCAATAAATTGAATAGTGTTTGGTATTCTTAGAATCAACTCCAACTCACCAAAATGCCATCCATATTCAATTTCAAGAAGACCATCATCATACTGTGGGTCTAGAACATAGTTCTTTCTCCCAATTACACTATTGGCTATATTTATTATTCTATTTAAATGGACGATTCTCACTTTTTTCTCATCATCTAAACATTGACTTCTTATGTACCGTGTGAACTTTAACCTAGTTTCAGGTGAAATGATCTCGTATTTTAGGATCTCTTTCTCATTTTTAGTTAGACCCAAAAACATTTCCTCTCTCCTATCTTTAAAAGAATGATTTTAACTTAATTACTTTAATCATTTAAGTATTCTTTTTCCGTTTCAGATCTTATTCCGCCCCACTCAGATGACCACAGTGTAAATGTTTTGTCGTTTGTTAATTTAACGAAAATCGGGTAGGAATCAACTGGCTCTATTCTTGCCTTTTGTCCCAACACCTCTGAGTAAACTCCTTCAAAATCTTGTTTACTTGACCAGGAAGGCTTTTTAATGTATGCATATTCCACCACATCACCTAAAATATCTTTCATTTCTTTAGTTAGAATAATTGTGTCATTGATTAGTTGCATGTTGCACCCCTATCTAGTTAAAAGTACGATTTTATTGAAACTTAGTTTATTCATTATCCCTAACAAACTCTTGCAGCGCTTTAATAACACGCTTAGCTTGCTCTACATTTAAATGAGGAGGAAAATACTTATCTGGATGACTACTTATATCGTTATTCCCAAGAATGAAAACGCAATTCTCTTCAGCTAAAGAGCTTTTTTGAACTTTAACAATTGTTTGTTGAGTGTCACTGAACTCTTCATATATGGCAAAGCCTCTTTCACTATAATTTTTTGGCATATTTAAAACCATCCTCTTAAATAATATGTAAATGTTTCCTATCTCTGCAACTTTAGTATACCATTTTCATCTTTATCCATCGATATGGTTATGGTTTTTTTCGAATATCAGCAATTCCTGCAGCTCGATGTTTAGGTATGTACAGACTTTATCCAGTAGCTCTCTTGGATACCGCTCCATTTCGTCATTATAAAGCTTTCTGACGGTCGGATACTCATGATCAATATCTCTGGATAGCTTCCGTATACTGATCTTTCTTTCGTCTATTATGGGCTTTAAATTTGATTTAATCAGTGGTCTCACCTCAGTCTTGATCTTTATAAATTATCAATATGGTTGTAAAAAATGGTCAAGACTTGCTTGACCTTTATTTTTTCTTGATAACCTTTTCGAAGATGTCTGAAGGTATCCACCACTTTGTATCTTCGTCTAATCCATCCATCATTTGAACTTGAGTATACCCTTTGTTTTTATCCTCTTTTATATACATTACAGTATCGCCTTTAAAGAGGGTGTTTATATAATCTCCATCTACATCAAATGTTCCATCAGTTTTTGCTTCCTTTATTGCAGCTTGATATGAATCAATTGTATCTGATCCCTGTGTAGTTTCTTTTAAAATAAATAAATCCCCTTCTTCGTGACCGCAACCTGATAACAACATACATATTGAAAGAAACAAAATTAGTCTTTTAAACATTGATTAATAATCTCCTTTGTAGCTTTTAGTGAAATTAAAATTCATCATACGTAATGAGGTGTTATTCAATCACACTTGAGATTTAATAAAGTAATAGAATATAAATATAAATACTACTAGGCACCCACAGCCAGCAAATGAGTTTCGTTGACTTTCATATTTGTTCATTTGTTCTTCAGTCACATATGTTCGCTCAACTTTTCCAAATGATTTTGTTTCTTGAATTATTCTGCCATCAGGCTGTTTGTAGAAAGTAACCTTTGCCACAACGCTCCTCCTAAAGTTTTACTCAACAAATCCTATGTCTATAATTATATCGGCATCTACACCAAGGCCTGAACACCCCTTTGACAAATATAAATGCAAATCCTAGCTGATCGTAATCACTTTTTCGATTTTCTTTACAAATTCAATAAACTGATTTTGGTCTTGAAGAATACCAAGCTTTTCATATTCACCGGTAAAGAGCCATTGAGGGTTTTCCCCAGTTGTCTGTATCTCCATGATAAAACTTGTTCCTTTTGTGTTGATCTCTTCATCTTCCTGAATTTCATAATGATGTGTAATTAATTTTTTCAAAGAGTGGCTGTCCTTTATTTCTTTTGTATAAAATGATAATCCCTGCTCCTCATACCGCTTTAGTTCAAAGCCATTATCCACTAAAAAGTTTAAGTTGTTTTGATTTAATGTAAGCAAAATTTATTTCCCCTTTCATTAAAACTGCTGTTTTATTCAGATTTTAAGGCATTCACAAGCTTCTCCCTGCACTCATCGCAAACGTGTATTATGCTTGTCGCATATGGCAAACAAATACTATATACACCTTTCAATCTTCTATTCCCACATCCATTGCAATGTTTAGTTTCTTCTGTTTTATGTACACTAATTTTATCTCTATCCAAACTGCGCCCTCCTTAATCATCCGTACCGTCATACATTTGATCTTTTGAATGAGTTTCAAGATGTTCCAGAAAGTCTCGCCAGTTATCTGTCCCATTTTCTATACACTCACTAAAATATTCTTTCATGAAATCACTGTTTATTTCATTAGATTCCAACCAATCACGAATTTTATTCGCATCCTCTATTGCCTGCTTGTAATTAAAAGAACTGTTTAGAATGGCTTTCTTAATATCATCAGGAACATGCATTACTTCACGCCCTCCTTATTTTTTATAAACGACCATGTTCTTTTAAGAATGATTCTGTATCCTTGATTCTAGTAATCAAAATGCTATTATCATGCCATATTTCGTTAGAATCCTCTTTAATCCTGTAAAGTATGTCTAGCTCATTTTCTGCGCTGTCAAGTTGACCGTTCAAATATCCTTTGTCATACTGTTTCATTCCGCATCCTCCTCTAACCCTATTACAAGTTTTTCAACTGCTCCTATCTCATATAAGAACTTTTCAACGTCACAAATCAGACTATCTACGGTATCTGCCGCATATCCATCTTCCTCTTGTGCTATCTCTTGTAAATCATCCATAGTAAGTATTACTTCTTGCAATGCTTCTGCTTGTTTTTTGTTTATTCTATGACCTTTGAAGTCTTTCATATCCTTACCTCCGTATGTATAAAATTGTTGTTTTATTCAGAAATAATTTCATGCACCCTTCTTAATTGATCCAAAGTTAAATCAGCCGTTGACCACCTATCAAAGACCGATCGTATATCAGACATTAACTTTTTCTTCTCTTCCTTATCAATAATCTCTTGTTTTGATAAATAAAGCTCCCAGTCAGGACTATATTCTGTCACTTCTTTCATATCCTCCAAAGAAAATTTGAACATGCGTCTTGTTTCTGTTTCTCCCGTATTTCCAACATAGAAATATTTCCTTCCTTTTTTTAACACAACTTTCTCTAGAATATCTTTTCTTCCATATCGTGCGGCATTATTGATTGGTTTAAGATATACTGTTGAGCCAACCTTTATTAATTGACTTTTATCCAAATTAATTCTCTCCATTCTGTTTGTTATTTTATTCATATTTCTTTAAGGTAATAAAGCTACACTTTCACCTGTTTGTATAAAGTATGCACGTTGTAAGAATGTTACAGTATGGTCGTGTTTACCTTCCATATATTCTTTAGCTTCTTTATTTCTCCATGCAAAATAAGATTCACGATCATTCACATAAACTTTTCCACTTTTAACTTCTTCGATACAAGCCATAGCATTATCAGCAAACCATTTTCTTGTTTTTTGAATTGATTCATCTGTTAGTTGTACCCCATTAAATCTTGTCATACTACCATCTCCATTCTGTTTAAAATATGCATTTTATAATGTTTATATTTTTTGTTTTTGTTAATTGTATTATAAACTGATTACCCTCAATGATCAACCATTTATTATGCATATTTTTTGTTTTTGTATTATCTCTATAATAAATCGCTCATGAGGGGGTTTGGGGGTGGTGTGAGCAAAAATTGTTCAGGTGAGGAACGAACCGTTTTGAACAATTAGCAGCACCCCCATTCTCTTATTTTATTATTTAATTTATTTTTGTCTCTCTTAAAGACTTAGACGGGAAAACCCTTGGTATTATTGAGCTTTTTTTAGAGTTTAAGAGGTTTATTCTCTTTAACTACCCATTTAACCATTCAATTAGCAGCTCCCTCATCCTTAATGAGGGTATGTATAATGTTATTTCTTCACCATCTCTAATTGCAGATCTCCAAATCCATTGTACTAATTCGGATAATGCAAATGCATCTTGATCAATTGTTATTTGATATTTCTCTTTAAAATAATTATATAGAACAGTGTTAACGTATCTGTTTATTGTATATACCAAGTGTTTTTTGTGCTTAAAATCATTGGTAGCTCTTGCATTACATGACACAAACCCTTTTGTATATCCATTCCCCTTTACTTTGTTTTTGTGTTCTGAATAAGTCGTCCACATAGCTTCATCACTTGATGACTTAACAATGTTGTTAAAGTAATTGAATACATTGTTCTTTACCTTCTTGATCGTATATGGTGATTTATTTTTATACCAATTAGATGATAATGAATAATCCAATTGGCCAACTGTATTCAAGTTACCTTCATATATTTTTATTTTATTTCTTAATTGAGCCTTTAGAATACTCTCATATTCAGTATTATGCTTTGTAAACCTGTACTGCCCATCTATAAATTCAGAAACGTATTTTTGATACTTGATATTATTTATATCATAATAATATCTTTGTATTTGAGCATCAAACATGTAAGTAAGTATGTAAACTTCTTTAAACAACTTGAATATATCTGCAGGAAAATTCCAAATCAATATATTATCTTTAAAGTACATCAGATTATTGTTTAAAGCCATATCACGGATATCATCATAGCGAGTTTCATAGTCCTTTTTTTCTTCGTTCCATTTGACAAATCCGTCTTCAACATATATTAACTTTGATTCAAATAGTGTAGTAAGATCATGCTTCTTAACGCGTAACTGTTCAACTACTTCCATAACTTCATCTAATATCAATGTATAGTTGCCTGAAAGGATCAGCTCCTTTGTTTCGTCATTAGCATTTTTGAATAGATTATGTGTAGCAACAATATTTTTGTTCTGAGATAAAAGTTCATGAAATGACTCAAACTTATATTGTGTTTTGTCACCTTTCTTCTTTACTTTAGGTTCATAAATTTGTTTACTGCTTATGCTCTTCTTAATGCGATCCACTTCATCCAAGTACGGTGTAATGAAAATAAAATTTTCGTCTATCCCTGAATTATTTATCATGTCAATTGCTGCAGATGTTTTACCGCTACCCATAATAGAATCGATCACTTTAACTCTTTCCATATATTCTCCTTATATTTTAATTTTGTATTGAAAAATAAGGAACGATAATTGCCTTACCGCTCCCTTATTTATAACGCATATTTAATTATCCTTATGTTGCTGCATGATTAATACTGAATCACCTTGTTTTACTTTGCTTATCTCTTCTCTGTACTCTAAAAGGTCTTTATCAATTCTGACAGTTGCTTCTTTGATGGAGTCAATATCTTTCTTGAGCATTTCCAATTCCTTTGTCAGCTGCCGAATAGCATCCAGGAATTTTTTCTCCAATCATCTCACCTCAATGATTTAATTATACCATGAGGCCTATATGATTAGTGTGACTTGTTTCTTAGTTTAAGGAATACAAAATAGATGATCCATAACAATATGGCAATGATACATGTGACTATGAATATTATATTGATTAGTGTTTGTGCTTCGCTGCTGAAGTAATCCTTAATGAGTTGAAACATTAAGAATAAGCCAATGAATGTGATATGGGTAAACCATAATGAGAATCGTTTCATGTTTGCAATGTGCTTGATCATGTTATAATATGGGTAGGAACTAAAGGAGAAGTTCATTCCCCTTTAGCTTAGCTCTCATCGGCGTATACGTTGGCGTTGTCTCTTTGGTCGGAGCCGCTTGCGTATACGCTTTTTCTTTTTGCTTGTCCCATTCTTTAGGTTTCTTACCTTCTCAACTATTGTTAGACTGTTGATTGTAAGAACCGTTAAAGATATGAGGAAAGCAACTATGATACCCACTTTCTCAAGCACTATGTACACCTCCTTTCCTATGACTCTATTATAACATAATTCTTGGTTTTTATATACATATTTTTTATATTTGAGGTAAGTTATTTATGTGTTGATGGATGGTATTAAGATGCCTTGTGTACTGTTTGATTGGGAAGAAATACAATTGGATTGGGAATTGATTAAGGATGCTTAGAGACGTGTTATATTGGTTCTGAGAGCGTGTGAGTGTGATGAGTGGTTAGTGTAGGATATATGATTGGATAAAAGGATAAGTATAGTGGTGAGGATAAAATAAATATGTCTTCGATTCCCTCGGATTCGTTATAAATACGATTATTTTTAATGAATGGTTATTCATTTTTAAATTGAAAAGCAATTTATTTTTTTAAAATTTATTCTTGTGTTTGACCTGGAATTATGTTAGCACTGGCGCAGACCTGCCCAAGTCATCAAATGCACGTATAATGTTCCTTATACACGTATTACAATACCAATATATGGGGGTATATTTACATCTAATGGAAAAATCAAGGGAACGAATGTACCCATAGCACTTCCATTTCCACACCCTATCCAAATTTTCATTTTCCTAATTCCACCTCAAAATCACCCTTTTTCACATCGTAATCGCTATCGTAAAAGCCTTAAATATCAACATTTTCCCCTCTTCAAATTTACTCGATTTCTTCAATATTTAGATAAAGCAACCACTTTCTCCTACTCTCACTTATGTTTTACGATCGTTTATCCCCTAATCACCATTCGATACAGCAAATCCCCTTATGTTTACTGGCTTTTTAAACACTTTAATATTTTTTACGATAAGCATGTTTTTAGATTACGATAATCCCCCCTTCTCTAAATGCTTCAGAATTCACCTCTATAACCTGGAGCTATTAACACACTAGCGAAAAAACAATAGACAAATACAAATAATATGTATATAATAAATACATAAGTGAGGAGGTGAGATAATGCAAAAGGATTCAGAGAAAGTAACGTACATGTTTAGTAATTTAATTGGATTTTTAGAGACTGCTATTATTGAAGGAACTGCTTCACAAAAAGAAAACACTCTTTATGAGGACTATAAACTATTTGGAACAATCGATAAAAAGAGCTATACATACAAAAATCTTGTACATAAGTATCTAAAAAGCGATTATTAAATCAAAAAATATGCATAAAAGTAATAAGGGGAGAATTTATTGAAAGGAAAAAAAGACGGCCTAAATAAACAAGTACATATTTACAGTATTGACACTTCTGCTTTTTATAATGATCAAGAAAACAAATTACATAACAAGATTGTAAAATCATATAGGTACAGAGATCATCTCAGAAAACTTGAACATGTTGATAAAAAACATAAGAAGTACATAACGCAAAGGATTATTTCCTTAAAAGAAAAGCTTTATAACGCCTTTAACGATCATAATCAAATAAGAACACTTAGAACAGATTCTCTGAAAGATAATAATGTGATTTCATTATTTGATTCAGTCTTAATTCGAACGCTGGGAATCAAAGAAAACTCTCTCTCTGAAGAGATCATGGTTGTCCAAACTTATCACTTTCAAATTTTAAGGGACATTATTGATAAAGGATTCATACATAACAATGAGAAATACGTTTATTTCACTAGCAGTGCCGGTCAAATAAGAACAAAAAAATCTTGTTTTATCAAACAAAGCACCTTAGATAAGTATCAAAATGCTTTAACTTGTGGTCTTAGTGTGGAGCATATCAATGCTCAAGGTGGAAGCAGCATAAACAAATGGAATAGCTACATGGCCTTATCGAATAGCGCCAGCAGTCCATGGGAAATTGATATTGATAAAGCAATTGTCGTAAATGACTTAGAAACAAATGTTTCCAGCCTAGTTGATTATATTGACCGGGATACATATGAAATCACACGTAAGATTATGGATATTCCTATAGAACATACAGATGGTTGTGGAATGATGCTCCCTAGTTTGAGCCAGAAAAGCTTTATGGTCAGATTACCTTGGGTTAAGGGTCTACTTGTTCCATTTGACTTTAGAAAGTTTGCTGAAAAACACAGTTCATTTATAGTTAAAGACGTCTACGGTAAAGAATGGGACATTATTAAAGATGATATCCAAATAATTTTTACGAAAAGCCAGTTTAAGATGTGGAAGTACTATGATTCTTGGGATGATTATCGCTATAAATTTAAAAAGTATGGATGTTTAGGAGCTAAATTAAATGAAGAAGATCCATCTGTTGAGGGAAAACTGACTTACCAGATGCTACAAACACTCACGGATATCACAGATGAGGAATTGAAACAAATCAGCTCAAAGACTGTTAGTGAGATTACTCAATTAGGCACTGATAAAGAAACAATGATGAAAGTTTTAGGGGCTACCGAGAAAAATAAACATAAGACAAGCCTTCAAGAAGCTCTACTAATATATCCTGAGCTGCTAAATGATGATCACACCAAAGAAATCATTAAGAATAAGAAGAAGAGTATGATTAAGGACGCCAAATCAGGAAAATTACTTGTCAGTGACGCCCGGTATACATATTTATGTCCTGACCTATATGCTTTTTGTGAAAGATTGTTTCTTGGAATTGAGAGTCCAAAAGGACTACTTTCAGGAAGCGATGTCCATTGTTCTTTATATGATGAAGGGTATATTGATATCCTCCGCTCCCCTCACCTATTCAGAGAGCATGGTGTTAGGTGGAACAAGAAAAATGAGGAATATGAAAAGTGGTTCATTACCCCAGGTGTTTATACCAGCATTCATGATCCGATATCCAAGCTGCTGCAGTTTGACAATGACGGGGATAAGGCCTTAATTATTTCTGATGAGCTAATCGTCAATATTGCCAAGCGTAATATGGCGGACATCGTTCCTTTGTATTATGAAATGTCTGTAGCCCAGAAACAAGAGATTAATAGCAGAAACATCTATGAAGCACTAACTCTTGCTTATGGAATCAATATCGGGGAGTACAGTAACAACATCACTAAGATATGGAACAGTGACAATATAAACCTGGACGTGATCAAATGGTTATGCATGGAGAATAACTTTACTATCGATTAAATTTATAGTCGCGTCGCATAGCGATATGCGGATGAAAAGTCAGTGAACCTAGAAAACTAGGGTGTGCATTCAGCGAAAAGTAGCGATAGGAAATGATCGTTAATGAGTGTGCTAACAGGGGAATTCTAATTAATACATTTTACATTTTGAACAATGATATTTAAAACAAGGGGGTGACAAAGTGAAGTTTATAAATGAGGATGAGCATAAATATTTGAGTGGGATATATAAGATTGAGCAGATAAGCACCGGCTTAATATATGTGGGGAAAACTAAGATGAAATTTATTAAGCGTTACTGGCATCACACTTGGAAGCTGAAAAACAATTCGCACTGTAATCGACATTTGCAGAATAATTGGAATAAATATGGAGAAAACGATTTCCAATTCCATGTTTTACAAACAGTTGATCCAAACTCAGATATGAACGAATTAGAAACTCACTACATAAATGAACTAGGTGCCTATTTAAATGGCTTTAACATGACCACCGGCGGAGAGGGCAAGAGTAATTGTAAGATGTCTGACTCCACCAAAAAGATTATTGGGGAAAAGAATAGGATTAATAACATCGGAAGAAAGCTTAGTGATGAGACTAAAGCCAAAATGAGTAAGGCGAGAATTGGCAGAAAGCTCTCTCCGCAGCATAAGGAAAAGCTTTTACAATCTAGAATGAATAAAAGGCATTCGCCAGAATCTAGATTAAAGATGCGTCAGTCTCATTTAGGGTCAAAAAATAAATCCTCAAAAATAAATGAAACGAAAGCACACGAGATAAAAGTTCGATTGATTAATGGGGAAAAGATGTCTGAAGTATCAAAATCAATGCGTGTTTCCTACCCCATCGTTAAATCAATATTACAGTGTAAAGTATGGAATCATATTCATGTTACTGGGTGGGACGACTTTATTCTTAAATACAAAAGCAAGAAGAAAAGCACTCTTACTCCAGAAGAAGTATTTTGTATAAGAGAACTTCTTAAAAAAGGGTTATCAGCACCCCATGTTGCAAAAATGTGTAACATAAAACCCAATGTTGTTTATGGAATTAAACAAGGAAGAACCTATAAAAATGTGAAATGAATGTAGAATGTATTATATGAAAACCCTGTGCCAAGCGTTTACATCATGCTGAGAAGCACTTGTAAATGAAGGTGCAACGACCATCCTTTATGGAGTAATAATAAGGTGAAATTCCTTATTATGAAGCGCTGACCATCTGTCTAGCACAGATGATGATATGGTCTATTCCCTAATAAAATATCGGGAAACCGAGGGTATCAAAGTTCGCAAAAACCTTATTCATGCCCACCCGCCCTGATCATGTTGATGAGCAAATCAAAGATTACATAAAAAATAAAGTGCCCCACTTCTTCATCAATGCAAAGGATAAAGAAGAACATAGCGTAGAATCGATTAATGAAAGTACAGTAAATAAATTAGACTCAATTATTCCTAATGAACGAATCAACTTTAACGCAGTTGCAGGAAAATTTGATTACCGTTTCTTACTTCGAAATAAAAAAGTGAAACTTGATGAAACGGTTATCAATGAGTACAAACGTCTTGACCGAAACAAAAAGTGGCTCATGAATAATGAAGAAATTAAACCAGGAGAAAAGCTATACGTCTATAAGATTATCAAACAAAGATTAATGGAAATACATAACGATGAGCAACTTATTACAGATGTTTTAGTTAAGTACCTATATAAAAAGAAGAGTAAATTCAAATCGACTTTGTGGGAGTGCTTTGGCGAACATATATTGGAAAATTTAAAGATTAACTTAAGGAATTTTAAGGCTTGTGGGAATTGCGGAAAAATGTTCAGTCCCTCTTCTAATAAATCTAAATACTGTAACAATTGCTCAAAAAAAATGATCTTAGATAAACATAAACGCTACAATAAAAAAAGATAACGACCAATAGAAAGTGCCTTGAGCCTTACTCCCCCAAGGGATACAGCATTTCTCGGCAAAAAAAGATCAACAAAAAAGCACCTTGAACCCTTGGTACGACTGGGCTGAAAGCCCCTTTTGAGATAATCGCCATAAGGGAGAAAGAAAGCTAATTTCCACATAAAAGGGCGAGTAAGTCTCCCATTTTTTCAAAAAACCACAAACGTTACCGTAATTATACTTTAACACAAAAATAAACGAAATCACTAGGAGGATTTAAAACATGAACAAAACAGAATTTGTTGGAGCAGTTGCAGAAAAATTAGGTGTTACTAAGAAAGAAGCTACTCCTAAAGTTGAAGCAGTATTTAATGTCATCGTTGAAACACTAACAAAAGGTGAATCAATTAAGGCTCCTGGAGTTGGAACATTTGAAGTTCGTGAACGTGCAGCTCGTAAAGGGAGAAATCCCCAGACAGGAGAGGAAATTGATATTCCGGCTACAAAAGCACCTGCATTTAAGCCGGCAAAAGCACTTAAAGACGCAGTCAAAGCTAAATAATCAGTTAATGAGGACGACAGGAAAGGCTACCTGCACGCTTTGTCACAAAGAGCTTATGCTCCTAAAAGAGGCAGAGTTAGAAGTTATGGAGGAAATTGTCGACCTCCCCTCTTTTCGCTTATCTTCATCTCCTGGTTAATTAGAGTTCTTTTATTGATGGCATGGGGGTGTCGTCAATAATAAGCTGTTTACTGATATGTGGGATATCAGTTCTCCGCTAATATTCATTTGTTTGAGGACTTGGAATGCCAGGATTTCGGATAAGTGGATATTAGCGGGGTATTGCCCCATCGTGGATGAAGCTTTTTCTAAACATGTCTATTCTCTCTTTCATACGAACAAAAGCATTAAATTCGACTTTACAGCTACAACTGGTCATTGTAGTTAGTCGGATAATGGTCATTTATGAGGGTTCAGGTTAACTCGGATGTCTGTATCTAAAAGAGACAGGTAAATGGCTATTATCGGGCTAAATATGCCGATAAGACTTAACGCATTATTGCAAATTGCGACTGAATCCCATCAGGGTCTTATTATGGGTGGCATATAGCCTGAATATTAATTGCGGTGTATTGCTTCGGCTTGCACTTAGGTAAGGTAGATGCGTCTCCCTTCCCTTTAAATAATGCCCTTGTAAGCTTTGATGCTTATTATGCGGCCACATAAAAATTTTTCCGGGTTAGCGAGGCTTTGTAATTACATACCCTCGTAAAATAAGTGAAATGGTTTTTGGGCGCTTGATCACCGCTCCCATTTCACAGAAAAGGATTATTTTCGGTCTTGCCTTTTCAATTTGACTTAGCGACACATTCGCTATTTTATTCGCTACTTCTCCTTCAATGTTCTGTATGGAGACTCACCTTTCCCATGCACATACCTCCTTACACGGGTCAGAGAAAACTGTGCAAAATAAATGGCGAGCGTTTGAGACGCTTTGTTTCTCAATAAGGCGTGTAACCTGACAAGAGAGACTGAAAATGCCATTGAGAAGGCTTATTAGGGTCTTTCCTTCTCAAATTATTTTTTCCTCGGCTTTCAGACTCTGCTGAGCAGTTGGCGAGCAACATAAAAACTTGATATATAAGATGTAGGTAATAGGAACTTTAAACACATTCCAGGAAGTGTGTATTATTTGTTGTCATAGCTCATCTGCCATGTGTAGAAGGAGCCAGCTGGATTTCGCACAGCGATAACCAGCCTTTTATGCTCATGTACCATGATGTACAAAGAGTTTCTGAAGACGTTATTTGGCGTCTTTTGTTATTTTCGGCTTACTTATAGTTTGTCGACTACAAAGGTTTCAGTCGCTGAACCCGTAATCAGCGTATTCCCTGTCGATCTGAAGGCTTTCGTTCCTACGTGAGCTACTGACGTAGGTGAAACGGGGTTAGGATGCAGTCAGAACAAGGTCATCTAAATTGCTAGAAGGCCTTTTTGTGCTTGCGTTTTACTTTACCGATCAGCCGGAATGTGCTTACGATCCTTCCGGTACGCAAGTTAACAATAATCTCCTTCGGGCGTTTCCCCAACGCCTATCCGACTTATCTTTTCATCTCCTTTATATCCCCTTTTCGGACGTTACCGATGCTTCGGATCATCGGGCTTCCGAAGGAGCTTATTGTACGTAAATAAAACACATATTGGAGGAATTTAATTTGGCTAAGAAAGTTCATACAGTAAATTTAAAAGGAAACTATACTTATATTGATGGAATTATTGAAGAAGAAACAAAAACAGACATCGAGCGTTATGATCTGAATTCAATTTTAAAATCATTTGACGGTCGGAAAGTGAAAATTTCTATTACCGAAGAAGACGAACTTCCACAAATCAATGAGTAGGCGGTGACTGAATGACAGCTATTTTAGATCCTGTTTTACAACGAGAAAAAGACGAATCATTTACTGATTATCATATTAGACTTTTCAAAAACAAAGACACTTATCACATTGATACTAAAACCATTGCTGCTCTTTTAAACAAAGATCAAGGTACAAATTATGATGAGAGTAAATGGCGCAAAGACTTTAAGCAATATGAACGTTGGAATGATTACATAATGTCCAAGAATTTGGATGAAGAAATTCTAAGGAAATACGAAGAAGTGCGACTTCAATCTGAAAAGGAAAAGATTAGAACTCGTGATCAAAAAAGAGAATACAGAAAAAGTATAGCGAATCAAGCTCGCTTTGAGAAAATCAAGGATGACGTAGTCCAAGCTATTGTTAATTTAGAATCCAAAAGACCTCTTCGTTTCACTTACCCCCTCCCTGCAGCTGCTGAAAAGCATGGGCTTGCTTTATTCAGTGACTGGCACTTCGGAATGGAAATCGATAACCGCATCAATAAGTTCAATAAAAAAATATTCGATGAACGAGTTGAGCATCTCACAAACAAAGTAATTGAGTATGGAAAGAAGAATCATGTCTCCACATTACACGTTGCAAATCTTGGCGATTTAATTGGAGGTCTTATACATGTTTCAACAAGAGTTCAGGCTAATGAAGATGCTGTAGAACAAATTAAATATGTATCAGAAACGCTTGCTGAGGTTTTAGCGATGTTGGCAAGTGAGTTTCAAGAAGTTAAGTTCTACAACGTAGCAGGCAATCACGGTCGCCTCTCCCCTTCTAAAAATGATGTCGGGATTAAAGAAAACTTTGAATACCTCATTAATTGGTATCTCGGAGCTAGATTAAGAGATATTAAAAACATTTCAATTGAACCCGAACAAGATGGTTTTATCCCCGCTAAAATCAACAATCAAGAAGTCGTGTTTGTCCACGGTCACTATGATCGTGTTGATCAATGCGTAACCCGCCTACCTCAATTACTTGGCTATATCCCTTCTTACATATTCGGTGGACATATTCATCACAACTATGAAAAAGAATATGGCAGTACAACAGTTGTTGTAAATGGAGCCCTTGTTGGCGCAGATGATTATGCTATGCAGGGGCGCTTTGGTACAAAACCGTCTCAAAAGTTTATGGTCTTTGATGATAATGGTATTGAGGCTACTTATATTATTCGCTTTAAAAATGAAAAATAAAGGGATGAGTCTATGTCTGCCAATGAATTTATAGGAATATTAGCAGAACAGTGGGACAACCTGTCCCCTGAAAGCAAGAACACTTTAGTAAATTTAATTGTTAATTGATATAAAACTTTAATTTTATAAAGATGAGGATGAGGAAGATTGAAAGAAGAAACTAAAGTTCTTTGGGAATATGTAAAGCTACTAAAAGAAATTAATGATAGTGGTTATCTGTGTAACAGGGAATTAAAAGACGCCCTAACAAGTCTGCATAAAAGCATGGGATTTGAGAAAAACACTAAAAGTGAACAATTGAACCAAGATGTCAAATTCTCTACTAAACCCTTAAACGGAAATAGCTACACATTGAGCTCGGGCTATAATCCTGAAAGAATTGCTGTAATTAATCCTGGAGGAGAAGAAACAACCTTTTTAATTATTGATTTATACAATTCCCGTATTGAGGACATCTCAAAGAAAGTGGAATATGGAACGTTTAAACATCAGGCTAGTCAAATAAAAGCCGTAATTATAGACAAACGACCGAGTAAATTAATAATTGATGCAAACGGTATTGGAAAATGTTTGCTTGATGCTCTTGCTGATACCTTAAAAGGAACCAAGGTTGTTTTGTCCGAAAATGGTGCCTTAACTTATAAATAAAATACTTTTTTAGAACGTCCAGTGATGATTGTGGTACTCCCCTTCCGCTCTATTGCTGGGCGTTTTATAAAACGTGTTTACATCAACTAACTTTATGGAGGTGAAATATGGCTATAGAAAAAATCAACTGCTCATGCTGCGGCAAGGAACAAAATTCCAATCAATATTATATATCTGAATCTCCTTTCAATTCTGCAACCGGCAAGCTGCCAGTATGTAAAAGCTGTCTCCAAAATGAATTCCAAAAAGACAAAGATAACTTAAAGAATGTGCAAAACATCTTGAGAATGATTGACCGTCCGTTTGTTTACGACTTGTGGGTTTCTGCTGTTAATGAATCAGAGTCCAAGAAAAAATCAGCTGGAAATGTGTTGGGTACGTATATGAAAAATATCGGAATGAAAGATTACAAGTCAAAAACTTGGGCAGACAGTGAATTTGACTTTGAAGAAGAACAAGAATACACAACACAACTTTTACTAGCTAAAACTACAGAAGATATATCTAAGGAAGACATAGATGAATTAATGCAATTCTGGGGTCGTGGTCTTGATGTTGAAGATTACATTTGGCTTCAGAATGAGTACATTGACTTCACAAATAGGTATGAATGTGATTCTAAAGGAATGGAACTTCTTATAAATGAAATATGTTTAACTCGGCTAGATATCCGTAAACGGCGTGAAAATGGTGAAAAAGTCGATCAGCAGCAAAAAACTCTTCAAGATTTACTTGGATCAAGTAATTTAAAACCAGTTCAAGAAACTGGAGCAAGTGGAGTTGAACAAGAGTCATTTGGCACTCTGATCAAAAAATATGAGAATGAGAGACCTATTCCTGAGCCAGAGCCTAGGTGGAAAGATCCTGATAAAATCGGGAAATACATTAAGGTGTTTTTCCTTGGACATCTGTCCCGAATGCTTGGTTTGAAAAATCATTATTCAGAGGAATATTGGGAAGAAATGAATAAGCATACTGTTGAAGAACCTGTTGCAGAAGAAGAGGATCGAGAAAATGACCTCACATAAAAATTTTACAACAGATCGCAACAAGCACAGTCGAGGAATCAATATTTTCAAAAAGGGAAACAACTTTAAAAAGAAATCAAAATCCGAACGATTAATGGATGGTATCGGCGCATGGACTTCTTTCTATAGAGCAAACCCACACCGTTTTGTAAAAGAATACTTGGGTATTACACTTAAATTGTTTCAATGTATTTTAATTTACATGATGGTACATAACCATTATTTTATGTACCTGGCCAGTCGTGGGCAGGGTAAAACTTGGTTAACCTCTGTATACTGCTGTGTGCAAGCCATACTCTTCCCAGGTACTAAAATAGTTATCGCATCGGGTACAAAGGGACAAGCTCGTGAAGTCATAGAGAAAATTGATGACTTACGCAAAGAATCGCCTAATTTAAGGCGAGAAATTGAAGATTTAAAAACCTCAACGAATGATGCTAAAGTGGAGTTTCATAATGGCAGCTGGATTAAAATCGTAGCCTCAAATGATGGTGCCCGCTCCAAACGTGCAAACCTCCTTATTGTAGATGAATTCAGAATGGTTGATTTTGAAATCATAAGTAAAGTACTTCGAAAATTCCTTACAGCTCCCCGTTCTCCTAAATATCTCGAAAAAGAAGAATACGCTCATCTAAAAGAACGAAACAAAGAAATTTACTTGTCTTCTTGCTGGTACAAGGTTCATTGGTCATTTAACAGATTCATAACTTACTACAATGCCATGATGAAAGGATCAAAATATTTTGTGTGCGGTCTCCCTTATCAGATCGCAATTAAAGAAGGCCTTTTGGATAAAGATCAGGTTAGAGATGAAATGGCCGAAGAAGACTTTGACCCTATCGGTTGGTCTATGGAAATGGAAGCTCTCTGGTTTGGTGAATCTGAAAAAGCCTATTTTAAATTTGAAGACATTGAAAAGAACCGCAAACTTGCTTCTCCCCTCTTCCCTCCTGATTATTACAGTCTAATCAAGGATTCCAACTTCAAATATGAAGGCAAGAAACCAGGAGAAATTAGACTGGTAAGCAATGATATCGCTGGGATGGCCGGTAAGGATAATGATGCCAGTGTTTACACTGTATTCAGACTGATTCCAAACTCCAATGGATATGATCGTCATATTGTATACATGGAGAGCATCGTAGGCGGTCACACAGGAACTCAAGCAACAAGAATTCGACAAATATACGAAGATTATGATTGCGATTATATTGTATTGGATACTCAGAGTATCGGACTAGGTGTGTATGATGCATTATGCCAGCCTTTATATGATAAAGAACGTGCAAAAGAATACGAGCCATTTTCATGTATTAACGATGAAAGAATGGCTGAGCGTTGCACTTACCAAAATGCCGAAAAAGTAATTTATAGCATTAAAGGCAATGCACAATTGAACAGCGAAATTGCTGTATTACTTAAAGATGGCTTCAAACGAGGGAAAATCAAAATTCCTATCAACGAAAATGAAGGAAAAGAATATCTGAAAAGATTTAAAGGCTATGAAGGGCTATCTCCTGAAGTTAAAGGGAAATTCCTTTCAAGCTATGCTCAGATTACCCTTTTAATAAATGAAATGATTAACTTGGAAGCTGAATATAGCGATAATGGACAAGTTAAGCTTAAAGAGCCAAAGAGTAAACGAAAAGACAGATATAGCTCAGTGGCTTATGGCAACTATATTGCTACTGTATTAGAAAGACAGTTAAACAAACAAACTGAATATGACGTTGAAGATGAACTAGTCTATTTTTAAAAGAAATGAGGTGAAACATGGTAACCTTAAATAAAGTTGACATTGAGTCTGAAGAGTATAAGCAAATGCTGAATGACTATTCAACTTATACTTCTACATTTGCTTCCGGCTTTATCTCAAATATGTTTTCCAATGGCATTGTTACAGAAATTGAGGCCGAACAATTAAAGAATTATTTTTCTAACCCCGATGAATTTCAAGAAGAAATTGAAGATCTTGCTGAGTATTTTTACATTTCGACTGCAGAGATTCACCAATTGTTTGAATTGATTGAAGCCCTCCCTACCCTCAACTATAAAATTGACTCCTTTAATAAAGTTAAGTCTTCAGATAAGCATATTTCCCTTTTGAATAAATCCTTACATAAGGTTAAACACAAAAGACTTACTAGGGATCTGTTAAAACAGGTAGCTACAGCTGGTACTCTTGTTGGTATATGGCTTGGGGATGCTAAGAGCCCCTATCCATTTATATTTGATGAGATTAAATATGTATTCCCCTCCTTTAGAAGAAATGGAGACTGGGTATGTGTAGTTGACATGGAGCTGTTCACTAAGTATAAAGATGATCACAGAAATGAATTGTTAAAAAGCCTCTCCCCTTATATTAAACAAAGCGATTATGAAAACTTCATGAAAGATCGAGAGAAATACCGATTTAAGGAATTGCCACAAGAAAGAACTTTTCCACTACGCACAGGGACGCTAAAAAGAAATCAAGGATTGGGAACATCTTGGGTTACCCCAGGTCTATATGACGTTCTCCATAAAAAGAAACTTAAAGATGTTGAAAGATCGATTGCAAATAAAATTATTAACGCAGTTGCAGTTCTAACCATTGGAACTGATAAAGGTAATGGCGAATACACAAACATGAAACTGCCTAAAGCAGTTAAACAAAAAATTCATGGCGGCGTTAAAACAGCTTTGGAAAAAAACCAAAAAGATGGAGTAACTGTAGTGTCAATCCCTGACTTTGCTGATATCAATTTTCCAGATGTTAAAGCAGATGGATTAGATGGTGCAAAATTTGATCATATCAATAGCGACATTCAATCTGCTTACGGATTATCCGGCTCCCTTTTAAATGGTGATGGAGGTAACTACGCAACTTCGTCATTAAACTTGGATACATTTTATAAGCGTATTGGCGTTTTAATGGAGGATATTGAACAAGAAGTTTATCAAAAGTTATTCAACCTTGTTTTGCCTGCTGCCCAAAAAGACAATTACTATATGAATTACGATAAAGACAAGCCGCTCACTCTTAAGGAAAAAATGGACATCTTAATTAAATTAAATGATAAAGGTTGGTCTATTAAGCACGTAGTTGATAATTTGGCAGGAGTGTCTTGGGAAAGTTACCTTGAACAAACTCTATATGAAACCGAAGAACTGAAACTCCAAGAAAAAATTAGACCTTATCAAACTTCATATACCTTCACTGGGAATGAATCAGGTCGCCCAAATGAAGGAAATAAAAACAACGACAACACAGTGAAGTCCGCCACATCCAACGGTAATGACAATCCTATTTAAAACTTCACTTTTGAAGGGAGGTGAAATTATTTGACAAAGAAGCAAAAGAAAAAACTATGCCAACTTCAATTGAATGAGATTAAAACATCAGATGACCCAACAAAGTTGTCATGTAGCTTTGTCATTTTTGATTTCGATGTCTCTCACAATAACGCAGTAATTTCTAAGGATGTTGCTCTTGAAGCTGCTTCAACAATAATTAATAAACCGATTGTTGCAAAATATTACGAGGTTGATGAAATAAATACTTCTACAGATGCAATGGGAACTCATGAAGCTTATCTAGACACAGACAAGCACGGAGAACTTGAAGTAAAAAGAGATACTGCTCCAATTGGTGTCTTTACATCTGAGGGATACATAACTGAAATTGAAACCCCAGAAGGTAAAAAAGAAGTATTAGCAGCAGATGCAATACTTTGGAGCTCTCGATTTAAAGATGCATGTGAACTTTTACTTGAATGGTATGGTCGGGGTATTAACATTAATACAAGTTGTGAGATCCTTTATTCAAATTACACTATGCAAGATGGCATTGAACACCTACAGTCCCCTATCTATTTCGAAGGTCATGCAATTTTAAATTCAGAGAAACGAGGAGAGCATGACATTGTCCTCCCCGCTTATGATTCTTCCAAACTTCTTAGCTTTAATGAAATTCAACAATTTGAAAGATTAGTTGCTCAAGCAGCTACAAGACAAAATAATGAGGAAGGTGAAAAAATGAATAAGTTTAGAAAAGTGTTTGAATTATCTCACTCTGACGTTCGGACGCTTCTATATAGCCAATTAGATCCAACCCTTGATAAAGAAACAGATTCATTTATTGCAGACGTATATGATACGCATTTCATCGTAAACGTGTATAGCTGGTCAGATGAAAATAGCTATGACAAATACTTTAAGTTCAATTACACAAGAACAGGTGATACTGTTTCAATTGATTTTGACAGTAAAACTGAGGTATTCATGACGCGTAACTGGGAGGAAGTTGTTCCTGAACCTATTCAATCACAACTTAACCAGAAAGATGAACAGATTAAAGATTTAACGAAACAAGTAAACCAAATCAATAAGAATAAGGCAGATATTGAACAGCAATTCAACACTGCCAGTGAAAAGCTTGTGCAATTAAATTCTGAAGTGGAACAATTGAAGCCTTATAAAGAAAAACACGAGAAAACTTTATTAGAGCAAAAACTAAATGAGAAAAATGAATTCTATAAAGCGAAATTTGAAGCTTTAAATGCTGAGGAAAAATTCAGTACAGAAGAAGTACAAAACCTTATCCATGCTTCGGTTAAACAAGATGAAGAAGGAGAAAAAGCTGTATTACAACTTAACACAATGTTAGTTGATTTAGTTAGTGTTACTGCTGAAACTAATACAACCATTAGAGAATTTTCTAGCAAACGGGAAAATTTAATCCCTAATGATGACTCTTTTGAATCCCGCTTTTCACAATAAATTTTAAAATCGGAGGAATAAAATATGGCTACAAGATTACAAAAAGCCCTTACTGAAGTAGGGAATCATACTACTGGAAACTTGAATTCTTTAAAAATTAAAACAGTTGCTCACGGTGCAAAAGTAACTGGATCAGATATTGATAACTTTATGCTTGTTGAACTTGGATTTGATGCTGAGGGAAACCGTACAGCTTCGAAGTTATCAGATAAAACAAAAAAATCATATTTAATTGCATCTCCTGAAGCACGCTATCTTGGTGAATCAATGAGAGATTTTTATAACGGTGTAGGAGAGCATGCTCGAATTGTTATCCTTGAGCCAGCTTATACCCGTTTTGATGTTTCTGCATTTTCATTTAATACAGGAGTGACTGAGGTTAAACAAGGTCAAGTAGCTCACTTTGATATTGCTACTCAAAAGTATATTCTCAGTGATCCTGCTTCACCTCATGAGGATTATGCTGATTCTTCTGCTAAGTTCCTAGTTGTAAATAATGAAGATGATCTTGTTTACACAATGGGACAAAAGCTTGTTCGCCTTGAAGTAATCGAGGCCTAATACATAACAAATAAATTTCAATAAAAGGAGTATTTTAAATGAAATTAGATACTGTGAAAATCAAAGGCTTGTTTAGCCGTGTATTAAATAACAAAATGGACGGTACAGACCAAGCTGATATCCAAACTTACATTAAGAAAGTGTTTGGTGATGGCGGTACTACACCTGACCCTTCCATGCTCCATCAATTTAATAACCTTGTCGTTGAACAAGCTGATGAAATTGCGAAACCAAAAGTAACTCAGCTCCTCTCCCTTTTGGCCAATGTCCAACAAGAAAAAAGAGGCAATATCAAAGAAATTAAAATTCCGAAAAAGAATAAGGCAAAAGTCATTTGGTCTGCTACAGGTTCTGGTGTTGATTTAGTTCGTGTTGAAGGACAAGAAACAGTTCCAGCTGTTCCGAAAACTATGTCAACAGGTTTCTATTATGAACCCCTAGATCTCGTAACAGATTCAATTGTTTACTTCAATAAATTGGTGAATGATATTGCAGATGCTAAAGTCCGCTTGTACCTCGATAAAATTCATCAATTAACTGCAAGCGCAATTACAGCTGGTAAAATCCCTGCAAAAAATGTTCAAACAGGCTCAAATCTTACTCTTCAACAATACAACAAAGTAGCTTCCGTGCTTCAACGTTATGGTGGAAAACCAATCTTCGTCGCTGACACTCTTCTCATTGACTACTTCGCATTCCAACAAGGAACAGACTCTACGTATAAGAACTTCTTAACAGAAGAAGTAAAAGGCGAGCTCCTTACTGCTCTAAATCCAACAACTATCGGCAGAACAACTGCTGTTAACCTCACTAACCCATTTACAGATGATACAAATAGTAAAGTCGAACTTCCTGTCAACAAAGGTTATATGTTTGCCGGCGGCGTTTCTCAAAAACCATTTTCTGTTGTTGAGTATGGCGGACTGCGTCAATTGACAGAACAAGATATCGAAGATGAAAGAATCAAAATGAAAATTGTTCAAGATGCTTCTGTTAACCTTCTTTTTGGAGAAGCAATCGGAATTATTGAAGAACAAGCAGCAGTATCTATCTAAATCAAAATATGAGGATTTTTTAGGAGGATATAAATTTGACTGAAAAAATTAAGTTAGCACGATACAGAAGTACATCTTATTTTGTTGGGTATACCGGCGATGGTGGACATAAACAATACACTTGGGCTGGTAGTAAAAATGGTAAGGCTGATATTAAAGAAGTTCCAAAAGAAGTTGTTGAATGGCTCACAATGAACAGCGTTTGTTTCGATAAAGGTGAATTAGTTATTGTTGAAGATAACGAGACAACCAAAGAGATTAAAGATTCTATTGTTGAGTCGGAGGCTTATGAAAATAACATTCACACCAAAGAAGAAATTGAAAAGATGATTAAATCGGGAAATATTGCTCAACTAAAAAATAAGCTCGATAAAATCACAGTGGATTCTGAGAAGCAATTTATTATTGACGTTGCTTCAGAATTTAGTGATGACATTGCTGCAGGCAAATTAAAAGTTTTGGCTGATTGGATGGGAGTCGCTGATCCTTCCCTTCTCTTTGACTAAGAGGAGGGATTTTTATGACATCTTATGATCAAATATGGGAAACCTTTTTAAACAACTGCGAGACGTCCGATTTTGATGTTCCTCAACAAGAAGAGGACATTTATAAATCAATTCGAAATGCAATCCTTCATTTCAATAACCGGCTTAGAGACAATTTAAAAGCTGATAATTCAACTGAAACTGTTAATCGAGAATTATCTGAGGATGATCTTCTTATTCTTGCACACTTCTTGAGATACATCTTTTTGTTAAATAAAAAGACCTTGTTTGAGAATACGTGGCAGCCCTTCACTAATGATGTGGGGATCAAGAACTTTGGTACGCAACTCAATTCACTTAAACAAAGTGTAATGGATCAGAAAGACGAAATTGAGCGCTTGATATTGAACGCTGCGGTGGATTATCTATGAGTACAATTAAAGTTAAATCGGCACATAAAGATGGACAAATAAAGCTTGAGGACTTAGATGTTGTTTGCAATAAACTGTGTAAAAGAAACAATTCAGTCCTCTTCAAATTGGAGAAATACCTTAATAAAAAGCTGCTAAGTGATCCTGAACTCACTGAAATCAGGGACACTATTTTAACAGTAAGTGGTGAATTAAGCAGACTTAGGGATAACTTAGTAACAGACGGTGATTCGAATGAAGGACTACAGTAATTACCACAAGGTTAACATTAATAATAAACTTCTTCATGATGGTAAGCTTATTTTCCAACAAGGCCTTAAGGGGTTTGAATCTGAAAAAGTCACAATTGATGGAATCGAAAAAACAGTAATGATCACCTCTAAGTACTCTAGTGGCGATGGTTCTGCAAGATATATATTAGGTGAAATTGCTGACATTTATCGTGGCGGAGTTGTTAAGTTTAATGATGAAACATGGCTCATCACCTCCCACCCTCTCAGTAATAAGATTTACAAAAAGGCTGAGATAAAAATATGTGGAACATCATTTTTTCTTACTTCAGAAGACAAGCTAATCGATACTGGCAAAATTAACGAAATCACTGGTAAGCCAATTTATGAAAAAGTACCTGGCGAAAAAACTGAAGTCCCCTGCATATTCGAAAGGACAACTTCAATAAATGGCACTGAATTGGCGGTAAATCTTCCTGATGGTCAAGCAAACATTACAATTCCTTATCTTGTTCATGAAAAATTGAAAATTGGACTTACCCTCACCTTCTTTGGCGAAGATTATCAAGTCGATGATATAGACTATTCTAAAGTTTATGGAGACCACGGAACAATAAAATTGGTTGCCAAAAAGAAAGTTGGTGAAAAGACATGAGCATGACTGTTGAACAGATGACAAAAGTCTTCAGATTAGTTATGGATGATGTTGAACTGAATCGGCTCTTGTATTACAAAACTGATCCTCTCTCCCCTTCTCATCCAGATGTTCAATCACTCGAAAATTATTATGACTCCACAAATGACTCTCCCCCTATAATCAATACCATATTCAAGCGAGCACCTAAAACAGATGATCTATCGGATTCACCATTATGTAGGATGTGTATTTATTTAGGGAATGCATTGCCTAAGCCGACAAACCAAAGCTTTATGTTGTTAAATCAAGAATTGATGATCGATGTATACACACACATTAATACATTTGAGATATCTGAGTATCGAAGTTTGAAAATCATCGACAGGGTTTCAAAATTATTTTTCAATAAAAATATTGCTGGTTTTGGTGTAACAGTAGATTATAAACGTTTGCTTATTAGTAATCCCCCTGACGGATATTTGGGCTACAAGATGATCTTTACTTTTGGAGCAAGTAAATGAATGAGTTAAAGGATTTCTTTTTCTTAGGAAAACCGATCCAGACTGAAATAGGTGAGATTGATTTCATCCGCTTAAAAGATTATCCTCTCTACACCAAAGAACTAAGCATGTTGAGGATGAATAAGAAAAGTCTCATTAAAGAATACTCTAGGTTTAATGAGGATGGCTCGCTTGACCCATTTATCATTGAAATGAAAAAGAGAGATCTTTATGAAATTGTACATTCGGTACTCCCTGATTTTCACGAGGCTTATTTCAAAGTTTTTTCAAAAGTATTGATAAACAAGGATTCCCTATCGTTGATTGGAAAACATAATTTTCCCCGTCTCCGAAAACTAATACTAGACATGCATTGTATCACTGAAGACAAGGTCGTTGACAATGATGAACTTCAGGAGTTCCATGATATAAGTAAATCACTCAAGCAACAAGATTCTCAAAGTGATTTAAAGGATATAGTAAGCTGTGTTGCTGCATTTAACGGATACACGTATGAAGAAATATCTGAAATGACGATGTATCAACTATATTTGTCGTTCTACAGGATGGCTGAAGTTATGAATTATAACACAACCACACTTTTTGCTACCGTCTCTCCTGATGTCAAAGTAAGTGATTGGAGTAGTCACATTAATCTTTACAAGGAAGAGTCTTATCACCTGAGCACTAAAGATGCTAAAAATATCGAGCAATTATTTGGAGGCTAATTAACTTTAGTCTCTTTTTATTTTTATTTAGGAGGAAACAATTTGGCAAAACAAACAGTAATCCATGAAGTTGGAAAAATTACAGCTAAACGTCTGAGCGATAATAAGGTTATTGCTTCAGGTGTTACACAAATGACTCAGTTTTCCCAACAAGTTCAACAAGACTTTTTAAAAGGCGGATGGGGTAACCGAGACCTGTATGTTATTAATTCAAGTAAAGAAGTATCGGGTAATGTCCGAAATGCTTTCTTTGATCTTGATTTCATGGCAATGCAGCAAGGTGTAAAAATTGAAAACGAAACAATTTCTGTGTGGGAAGATGAAAGCTTAACAGTTAGTGATACTGGTACGGTTATCCTTTCATATCTCCCATTGTCTAAAGTTTCATTAACTAACGAAGATGGAGATCAAATTGAAGTTGACGCTGCATCTAAAACAGTTACTGTGCCTGATACCTTTGCAACCAAGGGTGAAGCTTTAGCAGTTCATTATCAAATTGAAGTTGAAGCCGAGACTGTTGAAATTAACGGTGAAAAATTCTCTGAGAATTACTACTTTGAAATTCACACAATTGAATACGATCCTAAGACTTCAAAAATCTACAGTGACCTTTATATTCAGCTCCCTAAAGTAAACTTCTCTGGTGAAGCAGATATGTCGTTTGAAGCAGGAAATGCATACACTCCGGAAATCGGCTATCGAGCCCTTGCTGATAATAACGGAAAAATCGGTAACTTTGCTCGTGTAAAACGTAAAGCTGATGGGACAAAGGGCGTTGTCACTAGTGATGAAGGAACTGGCTCATCTCAAAGCTCAGATCTTGGCGGAACAACTGAATAATTAAGGAGGCGTTTATTATTGCTTTTTTAAACCAGGACGGTGATAAATACACCTCTGCAAAAGATGATGGGACAGGTAATCCCATAACAGCTGTATCAATTGAACGTTCCACTGTCCCCTTGGAGGTTGGTCTCAATAATGACCAGCCTCTTAATGTTAATGTGGCCAACACTGCACTTGATGTAAATATAACTAATACGGCTTCTGTCCCTGTTTTGGTTAAAAACACTGCAGCAATTAAAACCCAAGTTCAAAAATCCTATTCTGAATTTGTTGTTACTGATGCTGATACCGTAGCTACAGGTGCAACTAAGTCTTATACAGTTGATCTAATCGATTCACTTGGTGTTTTCAGAACTTACGGTGTTGCTATGTACACAACTCAAACAGACAGCTCAAACAGCAAAGTTTTAGCAAGTATTTATTCCGTACCGAAAAACATCCCATTTTATTCTGCAACTACATCAGGTAATGATAATTCTGTTCTATTCAACAGCATTGTTTTTGTTCAGAATTACCCTTTACAAAAACAATTAACTTTCACTGCTCCAAAAATACATCTGACAGTTAAAGCAGCCGGTACAGTTGATCTAACTGGGTTAAAAATCGTTGTTTGGGGGATGGAATAATGACATTTGATGAAGTATGTGGTCTGTTCAAACAATTTGATGGTTTGGAACAAAAATTCCTATTACTATCAGATGGATCCTATATCAGTGTTGATGATTTCAAGCAACGCTTTGAAGGCGACTTCAATGAGTACGAACCTTTAAGTTCGCTTCAGTCATCCCCTTCCTCTACCCCAGCTTGGGAAGGTATATGGAATAAGCTACAAGAGGATGGGCTTTTTGAATAAGTCCTCCCCTCTTGTTTTTCTAGATAAAAGACAGTTTTTATACAGATTAAGGAGGTGGAGTTGTTGACAGAAACGACTGAAAATGTCGTAATCACGATTCCAGACAAAACTTCATTTACTTTTCACGAAGCCACAACTTCCCCATCTGAAGGTGAAGAATTTGTAGTTGGTCATTTTCGGGAACTTACTGTTAAGATCTCCGGTTCCTCAACTTCACGAGAAATAATGTTTTATGCAGTTGATGAAAATGGCGAAAAAACTGCCCTTAGTGGCACCAATAAAACAGACTTCCAACTTGGAAGCAGTACTTTAAATACTAATGAGTATTGGGACTTCGACATTGCTGGATTGTTTAAAGTTATGTTCGAAGTTGTTTCTGTTACTGGTGATGTAACTGTTAAAGGGATTGTGGTGAGTTAAGATGAGCAGCAGTAAATATGTCGGTCAACTCAAACAAAACAATCTTCAGATCAATTCATTAAGAGGATCCAATGACAGAGCTGAAAAACATATGCTTGAGCATGAACAAGCATTAACAGAAAAAACAAATTTATTTATGGAGTATCAACAGAATGAGCTTAAGAAACATACTGATAATCAATCTAATCCTCATTTAGTTACCAAAGAGCAAGTTGGCTTGGGCAATGTTTTAAATAATGTCCAAGCAACTAAAGAGGAATTTGACGAGCACCTAAACGATACTCTCAACCCCCATTCTGTAACTAAAAGCCAAGTTGGTTTAGCAAATGTCCTGAATGAAAAACAAGCAACTAAAACTGAATTTGATCAACATGCTCAAGATACAATTATTCATATAACAGCAGCCGAAAGAACCGCTTGGAATGCAGCTGAAAGTAATTCCAAAAAGTATACTGACGCACATTCTCAGAACACAAACAATCCTCATAAAGTAACTGCAATTCAGGTCGGATTAGGAAACCTTACGAATGATAAACAAGCGACAAAATTAGAATTTGATGCACACACAAAAGATAATGAGCGCCATATCACCAATGCTGAAAGAAACAAATGGAATTCGGCTCAATTAACAAAAATATCAGGCGACGATGGACAACCGCTAGTTTCTATAACAAGCGACTTTCATTCTGAACTTTTGAATTCCCCTACTTTAACATATTTCGGTTATGATAAGGCTGCCCTAGAGGCACCTCCAAGTAATGGGCGGGGATTTTGGACATGTAGTGCTGATAAACTTTATGGTCAAGCTATTGTTCTGACTAATGATAATAAGACTTACAGAAAATCATTGATAAACGGAGCATGGTCAAGCTGGGAACGATTGATAAGTAGCAGTGAAATTGATAATGTGCCTTGGTTAAGCGTTACATATAAAAATGGCGCAAAGACTGGTTCTAGGCCGCTTCTATATCGTAAAGTAGCTGGAACTTTACAGCTTAGTGGGCACGTTGTAACTAACCGAGATGTAGTATTTGCTTCTATTCCAACTGAATTTTCTCCAACGCAAGGTGCTGTTAAGTCTGTTGAAGTAAGTGGAACTTTTGGCAAAAGCAAATTATTTGTAAATCCTAATGGAGACCTTCAGCTAAGTGGGGTATCGGCTGACAATAGTGCTGCAATAACTGGTTACTACATAGATGTAGCTGTTCCGTTGAATTAGGAGGTAAGTCATGATACAAGTCTATAAATATGACGAAAATTTTATGTTCGTTGAACCCCTAGTTGTAACTGAAATGGATGAAAAGGGAGATTATATTTTTCCCGATAATTGCACTTCTGTTCCATTACCTGACTCTCCCTCCTATTACCTCCCACGATTTGATTTATCAAAACAAGTTTGGATAGAAACAGCCTCTCAAGAATACATTGACAGCCTCTCACCACTCCCTGAAGAACCTTCTGATGTGGAATTACTTGGACAATCCCTAGCTGAAGCCAGAATTTTAATCTTAAAACAAAATCGCCTAATCTTAAATTTACAAACTGAAGTTAAAAACTTGAAAGATGGGACAACAGCATGAACAATTTTTGGGTTATAGCCCTAAACAAAAACTGGGCAACTCTTGATCAGGTTAAAGAAGCCTATTATTACGATGATGTAACTAAGGAAGAACTCAAAGAAGGAGTAGACAATAACTTAATTACTCCTGAGCAATATCAAGAAATTGTTGGGGAAGCCTATACTTCAGTTACCTTATCTACAGAATAAACACGTTATCATTGTTTGCTCAAAAGGAGGATATTAAATGGCATCAAAAAAATTGAATTTAAGTTTAATTGAGGAAAGTGTCAATAAGTACGACAAGAAAGAAAAAGTCCAATTAACCGATGATGTACATGTATTCATCTACCCATACTTTTCTCCTTCTCGGTTAACAAAAATGCTAACTGAAATGATCTCTGATCAACAAAAAGCTGAAGATAAAGGTATTGATTTTAGTAAAATCAACACTGTTCAATGGGTATTCTTTTCAATTGTCAAAGAATTTTCAGATTTGGGGATTCCGAATGACATCAAAAATAAAGTTAAATGGTACCTTAAGCTTGTAGATTCCGAATTCTTCCCTATGATTATTAACAGTTTTCCAAAAGAAAGTATGAAGAAGCTTAAAGATGCAACAAAAGCTTTAGAAAAAATCACTGAAGACTTGTTAACTATGAGCCACGAGGAAATCAACAAACTTATTCTAGAAAAGGTAGAAGAAATAGAGACTGGTTCTGGTGAAGTTAGTGGCGAAAACTATTAAAGATATCAAAGCTATGGTTGAACAAGCTGCAATTCAATCAATTCATAAGTCTTCCTCTAATGTGAAACAAATTATGGTGAAAACAGGACAAGAGCACATTGATGAAGATGTTTACGGTGCATATGATCCCCTACTTTATGAACGCACAGGACAAGTTAAAGATGCCTTTATAACCACCAACGAAAGCAACGGGGTGTCATTGGACAATATTAGAGAAGATGATGGAAAAGACATTGCTACAGTTATTGAAACCGGGCAGGGGTATACATACCCTGATTCATATAGATATGGATACGGTAAACCTCGTCCTTTTATGAAGAATACCTCTGAGACCTTAAGAGATGGACGATTAACTGCAGCGCTAAAAAAAGATTTAAAAGCAGACGGTATTAAAACAGACTAATGGTGGTGAATTAATGACCAAACCAATTGAAAAGAATATGCTCAGATCTCGAGCAATAAAACTCCCCGAGATCACGGAGTCAATGTGGGAGCAAGTAGATGAAGAGCACAGAAGCTTGGTTCAAGAGTTTTTAGATGCTCACTCATTTAGAGATAAAACACGAAAACAGTATTACTCCTCCCTCCGCCAATTCTTTTGGTGGGTACATACCTCTCTTAACGGCAAAAAACTTTATAAGATCTCAAAGCGTGATTTCATTAGGTATCAAAGTTTCTTAAAAAATCGTGGAATGTCTTCCAGTGGGATTGCATTAAAAAAAGCCGGTGTATCATCATTAAATAATTACATTGAAAATGTTGTTGCAGAAGATGATGAGAATTATGAGAAATTCAGAAACTTCACACGTGGACTCCCGGCTATTCCAAAAACCACAACATATGAAAAAGTAAAAGTTACATATGATGAATATAAACTTATGATGGACGCCCTAAAAGAGGATGAAAATTATTTGGGGATGGCATGGCTTGCCACTGCCTTTAATGTCGGCGGACGAAGAGCAGAACTCATACAGTTAAAAACAGAAATATTAGATTACCCTATTCCAGAGGGGCAGTCATATGTAATGAGCCATAAGGTATTCGGAAAAGGTAAAGGTGAAGGAAAACCACTTGAGTACATGATTAACACAGAAGCATTGGAGTACCTTCGATTGTGGCATGAAAAACGCGGTTATGATCATGAATACCTCTTCACTACTCAGTATGGTGGAGAGCCTAAACAGATGTCAGAGTCTTGGGCTGATTATTTTTGCTCTGACGTTTTATCAGATATTCTTGGCCGACGTATTAACCCTCACCTCTTCAAAGCCTCATGCATCACTTATCTCCTAGAAGTTAAGAAAATCAAAATTGAATTGATAAGCAAATATGTAGCTCATCATGAAGATGTATCAACAACAATCAAACATTATGATTTACGGGATTTTGAAGAAGAAAAGAATCAAATATTTGTTTAGTTAAAATCCCTCTTTTATTCAGAATCAAGATTCCTCTTTTGAGGGATTTTGCTTATGTATGAAAGCTTTGTAAAGATTCCTACTTTAATTTTCCCATTTATACCCGATAATCACTTTGAGGTGATTTTGAAATGAATAGTGAAACAATAATTGAAAAACTTCTGTCGCTTGATACTGACCAGATGATCCAATATATTGAAATAGACTTAGGATACCGGAATAAAACTGTTGACAGTCGAAAAGAGATTCTGGATTCATTGAGAGGTATTGATAGTGACTCATTAATTTTTATAGAAGCAAGACTTGAGAATCTTCAAAAACAATTTGATCACACTAAACATTTACCATGGATTTTGGCAATTTGGAATATAGCTATCGGGCTATACCAGACGTTATTTAAGTCTTATCCTCTTTTAAATACTTTACTGGTTGCTGGTGCAACACTTGCATTTTGGTGGGCATACTATAAAGACAGAAAAAAGTTATTGGCAGTAAATTATCTGAGTGATTTGCTTGGAAGGATAAAGAAAGAAAAAGGATAATACTAAATGATCTTTATCAATTCTTTTTATTAGCTTTTATATGGGAAATTCCCTAAGACATCAATCCGTATAAAGAGAAACACAGAACAATTACATAAAATAAGAAAGAGGAACGCTTAATGCATTCCTCTTTCTATGTTTAAAGAATTCTGCTGCTAATTCGCTACGGGCCTTTTACTTTTGAATAATCGTATGATAAAGGTGAACGCCGATGAACAAATCAAGCTAACTAACAACAAATTTAAAATTGAAATGGCTTGTAATCCATCAGTGTTTAATTGGAACCCGAAAAACAAAGCGAAAAACAGAAAAGACAATGTGAAGGATTTAGAAAGAAAAAACTGTTTCATAAAATATCACCTCCTTTGTTTATTTTACGCTTGTTTTCTTATAAACTGTTCCTTTTTTATTGCCTGTTAAATAAACTTTGATATATTGATCTTGGACTACCAAGCCATAACCATTAATTTCGAGACCAAAGTGGAAATTTCCTCTTCCGTAAACCTCAGCGTAATTAGATCCTTTTTTATATGTGCTCTTTTGCCAGTTGGAAACTTGCCAGATGGACAAGAAGCCTCTTGTATACCAGGCATCATTTAACTTCGGTTTAACATCGGTACCATTATATTGGAAATACCCCTTTGTCTTAACTGTGAAAAGCTTCATATTTAAAAAGTTTTTGGCCGTATAGCTATGTGTGTATGTTTTTGTGTTTTTGTATTTTGCTGCTGCTATTTCAACATCAGATGAAGTTGGTGGTGTTTCTTCTTCGATGGTAGACTCAATGAAGTAAACTGGAGTATTTGTGAATGTAACGGAGATGTTTTCGTTAAGTTTGTGTGTGGTGAATTGACCTATATCAACGTTTGATTGGATGTACTTATCAATATCAAGTTCTTTTTTTGTGTTGTCAACATTCGGTAATATTGTTTTGCTGTTAGTTTCAACATAATATTTTGTCAAAGCCTTTTCGGTGAATTCGTTTTTAGAATTGAACTGATCTACTGCATTTTCTAATTGTTCTTCATCTTGAGGATTAGAGATTTTTAGTGTAACTAAAAGCAAATCTTGATATTCTTGAATTGAATTGATCTCATTCTTTTCGCTTGCACTTGCTGTTTTACTTCCAGTGGCAAATGTGAAAGATGACAGAATTAACACGAAACCCAAAATAGAAAAAAGTGTTTTTTTAAATTTCCCCATAGTAACAGCTCCTTTTTTGATTGATAATAGAGCCTTCTATGTTGATTAAACCTGTTGTAGGCATTTTATAATATGTCCCTCCTTTCAATTAGAACCATAACATATAATCTATGTCCAATTCTATACATTTTAGCAATTTTAAGGTAATATTATTTACTCATAAGTGAATGACATCCCAAAATCACAATAGGACATATAAACTATTCCCTTTCTAGTGAAGGGAAAATAATATTGATATATTAGAGAGCCATTTTTATAACAATAGATAGCAGGTAAAGGCACGTTCTATTCATCCCACTCTGTTCTAAACTTTTGGCAACAGTGGTATAATGTAGGAAAATGATACCGGCGGTGGTTGAATGGGATATAAGTTAATGGCTTATGGTGGCTATTTTTTATTCTGTCTTTTCTTTTTGTTAATGGATGGCTGGAGAGGCATGGGAATTTGCTTAATAATTGCAGGATTAGCCCTATTAGCACTTGAACCTTATAAAATTAAAAGCCAAAAACATATAGATAAACTAAAAGAAAATGCGGAAACACTTAAGCACTTCGACGTTGGTTTTAATCCAGACAATTTCTTTAATACTTACAAAACTAAAATTACTTTTAAAGAATCTGATTCTCTTGTGAAAATATATCAGCTTAATAGAGATGAACATATTGAAGAATACACAATCCCTTTTTCTAATATTATTGAATCCGAAATTACTTTGGACAATCAAATAATTTCTAAAGTATCAAAATCGGGAATTGTAGCTGGTGGCCTGTTAGCTGGAGGCATTGGAGCTGCACTTGGAGGGTTGTCTGCCTCTTCAATACAAAATGAAATGGTCAAATCCGTCACGCTAAAGATTACTGTTGAAGACCTAAGTAAACCTATCCATTACATCGATTTTCTCCCCACACAAGAAGTTGAAGGGTATAATACTCAGGGGTATAAGAAAGATAGCAATATCATTCAACAAGCACTTAAGAATGCAGAATATTGGCATGGTGTTATGGATGTAATTATTAAGAAAGCAAACAAAGTCGCTCAATAACTGAGTGGCTTTTTTCTTTGTCCTCTCCCCTACTGAAAGGAAGTGATTCTTACTTGAGTCAAAACCTCAAAATTATACTAACCCCACAAGCTGATACCTCATCCAAAACTGTCGAACAGTTAAATCAGCAAATTAAATCTCTGGAAAAGAAACTCAATTCCCTCAAGCTCAATACTAATATTGATTCTACAACCTTAAAAGCTCTGCAAGAATTCTCCTCTGCTGTCGATGCATATCAGAAAAACCTAAAATCCTATAATCAAACAGTTAGAGAAACCTCAACAGTAATTAAGAATGCTGACGGATCGGTTGAAAAACTCACCCAGCAATATAAGAAGAATGGTGAAATACTTCAACGCGAAACGAAAATAATCAATAATCGCAATACTGCTCTAAAGCAAGAAACTCAAGAGGTTAACAAGCTTACACAGGCCACTGAGAAACTAGGACAGGTTCAAAAAAAGACTGTGCAGAGAAATCTGCAAGGACAGCCAACAAAGATTGTGCAGAAAAATCGTCAAGGGTTCGATGATATTGTTTATACAACTGATCCTAAAACTAATTCGACCTCTTCAAAAACTACAACTAATTATGACCAACAAAGGAGAGCAATTGAGCAGCTTAAGCAAGATCTAGAGAAGCTTAGACAGCAAGGTATTGTTACTGATACGACCATCTCATCTCTTGGCCGAAAAATAAACACAGCTCAATCCGCTCAACAAATTGAAGCACTGCAAAATAGGATAAGGATGTTAGATGATAAATCTGCGGCAGTTGCTAAGAACAACGAATTAAAGAAAACTATTGAATTGTATCAGCGACAGGCACAAGTGAATGTCCAAAACCTAAATACACGGTATGGCAGTTCAATGGGCTCTAGTAATAGACAAGCTGTTCAAGATTATTTGAATGCAGTAAATAGTCTTAATGTAAGCACTGGAAGCAATAATGTCAGATCACAAATTCAAAGCTTGAATATGCAATTTAGAGAATTAGCCTCCAGCGCTCAAGCAGCTGCTAATCAAGCCTCTTCTTTTGGAGCAGAACTAACCCAAACCTTCAAAAGCATGTCCACCTATTTAATCTCCGGTTCTTTATTCTATGGGGCTATCTCTGGACTTAAAGAAATGGTATCCCAGGCAGTTGAAATTGATACGCTCATGACAAATATTCGCCGTGTTATGAATGAGCCGGATTATAAATATAATGAACTTCTCCAAGAATCTATTGACTTAGGTGATACACTTTCAAATAAAATCACAGATATTCTTCAAATGACTGGCGATTTTGGGAGAATGGGTTTCGATGAAAGTGAGCTCTCCACGTTAACGAAAACTGCCCAAGTTCTTCAAAATGTCTCTGATTTAACTCCCGATGATACAGTTAACACTCTAACGGCAGCAATGCTCAACTTTAATATTGCAGCAAATGATTCAATATCAATTGCAGATAAATTAAATGAGGTTGATAATAACTATGCTGTTACAACTCTAGATCTGGCCAATTCTATCCGTAAAGCTGGTTCAACTGCTTCTACATTCGGGGTAGAGCTAAATGATCTTATTGGTTATACAACTGCAATTGCTAGTACAACACGTGAATCAGGGAATATCGTCGGGAACTCCTTAAAGACAATTTTTGCGCGGATTGGGAATAATCAAAGCTCAATTAAAGCGTTAGAACAGATTGGTATCTCAGTTAAAACAGCTGGTGGTGAAGCTAAATCAGCAAGTGATTTAATTAGTGAAGTTGCTGGTAAGTGGGATACGCTTTCTGATGCTCAGAAACAAAATACTTCAATTGGAGTAGCTGGTATTTATCAATTATCCCGTTTTAATGCAATGATGAACAACTTCTCTATTGCTCAGAATGCGGCAAAAACTGCAGCTAACTCTACGGGAAGCGCATGGAGCGAGCAACAAAAATATGCTGATAGTCTACAAGCTAGGGTAAATAAGCTTCAAAATAACTTTACTGAATTTGCTATTGCTGCTTCAGATGCTTTTATTAGCGATGGATTAATTGAGTTCACTCAAGCAGCAGGTTCTTTACTTAACGCTTCAACAGGAGTAATCAAATCAGTTGGGTTCCTACCTCCCCTTTTAGCTGCAGTAAGCACTGCAACCCTTTTACTCAGTAAGAATACCCGCGCATTAGCCACCACCCTAATTTTGGGCACACGTGCAATGGGGCAAGAAACTTTAGCAACTGCTGGGCTAGAAGCTGGTATGACTCGTGCAGCAGTCGCCTCAAGAGTTCTAAAAACTGCTCTTCGAGGGTTGCTTGTTTCAACATTAGTTGGCGGTGCGTTTGCTGCTTTAGGATGGGCGCTAGAATCATTAATTTCTTCTTTTGCAGAAGCTAAAAAAGCTAAAGATGATTTTGAGCAGAGCCAGCAAACCAATGTCGAAGCAATTACGACCAATAAAGACTCCACTGATAAACTAATACAGCAATATAAAGAGCTTCAAAAAGTTAAAGAGTCAAGATCTTTAACTTCAGATGAAGAGCAAGAATACCTTCAAGTCACTCAGCAATTAGCACAAACTTTCCCTGCATTAGTTAAAGGCTATGATTCTCAAGGAAATGCAATTCTTAAGACAAATAAAGAGCTTGAAAAAGCGATTGAGAATACTAAAGAGTATTTGGCTTTAAAGAAACAAGAAACAAGAGACAGCGCAAAGAAAACATTCGAAGACGCTTCTAAGGAAATTAAAAAGTCTAAGGATGAATTAAAGCAGTACAAACAAATAGCTGATTACAACGATAAAGGTAGACCTAAATGGGATCTCATTGCAGATGACGATGACTATAAGGTTGCAGCTGATAAAGCTAAACAAAGCATGCTCAAAGCTCAATCTGACATTGAGAGTGGAAATGCTAAAGTTAAAGATAGCGTCCTTTCAATTGCAAATGCTTATAGTTCAATTGATATCAGTAATACTTTAAAGACGAGTATTAGTGATGTTGTCAACAAACTTAACTTAAAAGATGATTTAGATCCTGAAGAATTAGAAAAATTCTCCTCTTCTTTAGGAAAGCTTCAAGAAAAAATGCAAAAAGCTTTAGATTCAGGTGATGAAAAAGCTTTCGATAACGCAAAAAAAGATCTTCAAAGTCTCTTAGAAACATACTCCAAATCCGATTCTTCTATTGATGTTTTTAAAATGAGCTTCGACAAAGCACAGAAGAACATAAAAGATGGAGATAAGAGCTTATCTTCCGTCAAATCTGAAGTTGGTGATTTAGGTGAGACGCTGGCAGAAGCAGGTAACGAGGCAGAAGATTTTGGTAAGAAGCTAAAAGAAGCTCTGGATGCAAATAGTGTTGATGATATTAAGGCAGCTATTAAAGAAATGTCAGATGCTATGCAGTTTGATTCCGTTCAAGATGCCTTAAATGGGGATATTTTTAATAACACCAAAGATCAAGTGGCTCCTCTCAATGATCTTCTAGAAAAAATGGCTGAAGGTAAAAGCATTTCTGCAAATGAAGCTAATACCCTTATTCAAAAAGATAAGGAACTTGCCAAGGCTATTAGCATCGAAAATGGCGTTGTGAAAATTAACCGTGATGAAGTTATCAAACAAAGAAAAGTTAAACTTGATGCTTATAACGACATGGCTACCTATAGCAATAAGTTGATGAAAACAGAAGTTAACAACGCTATCAAAACCTTAAACGCTGATACTTTACGGATTGACAGCCTAAGAAAGCTACGAAAAGAACGTAAGCTTGATATGTCTGAGGCTGAACTTTCAGACCTAGAAGTTAAGTCAATTAATAATGTTGCAGATGCAAAAAAAGAACTTAAAAAGCTTGAAGAGAAAATGCTTCAACCTGGTGGGTACTCCAATAGTCAAATTGAAGCAATGCAAAGCGTTAAATCAGCTTTAGAATCTTATATTTCAGCATCTGAAGAAGCCGCCAGCACACAAGAAATGAATAAACAGGCACTTGTTGAAGCTGGAACATCTTTGGAGAATTGGACAGATCAACAAGAAAAAGCCAATGAAGAAACCAAGACTTCTATGTATGTTGTTGATAAATACAAGGAAGCATTAGAAAAAGTTAATGCTGAGATTGACAAGTACAACAAGCAGGTCAATGATTATCCGAAATACTCTCAGAAATATCGAGATGCAATTAAGAAGGAAATTAAAGCACTCCAGCAAAAGAAAAAGCTTATGCAGGAACAAGCTAAGCTACTTAAAGATCAAATTAAATCCGGTAACATCGCTCAATATGGTATTGTAACCACTACATCTTCATCTGGGGGAACCTCTGCTTCAACTGGTGGCTCATATTCAGGCAAGTATTCAAGCTACATAAATTCAGCAGCTAGTAAATACAATGTTGACCCTGCCCTTATTGCAGCTGTAATTCAGCAAGAATCAGGGTTTAATGCTAAAGCACGATCTGGTGTAGGTGCCATGGGATTAATGCAACTGATGCCAGCAACAGCGAAAAGCTTAGGAGTAAATAACGCTTACGATCCTTATCAAAATGTTATGGGTGGAACAAAGTACCTCGCCCAACAGCTTGAAAAGTTTGGCGGTAATGTTGAAAAAGCATTGGCTGCATATAATGCTGGGCCTGGTAACGTAATTAAATATGGTGGTATCCCTCCTTTTAAAGAAACACAGAATTACGTCAAGAAGATCATGGCCAACTACAGCAAATCCCTCTCCTCTGCCACTTCTTCAATCGCCAGCTATTATACAAATAATAGTGCTTTTAGGGTAAGCTCCAAATATGGACAACAGGAATCTGGTCTCCGCTCCTCCCCACATAAAGGAACTGATTTTGCTGCAAAAGCAGGTACAGCAATTAAATCTCTTCAAAGTGGTAAAGTCCAAATTGCTGGCTACAGTAAAACTGCAGGTAACTGGGTTGTTATTAAACAAGATGATGGAACAGTTGCCAAGTACATGCACATGCTTAACACTCCTTCTGTTAAAACAGGTCAATCAGTTAAAGCCGGTCAAACTATTGGTAAAGTTGGTAGCACAGGGAACTCAACTGGAAACCACCTTCATTTACAGATCGAACAAAATGGAAAAACAATCGATCCTGAAAAGTACATGCAAGGTATTGGAACTTCTATTTCAGATGCGTCACAAGCTGAGGCAGAACGGCAACAAGGGATAGCCCAGGCTAAATCTGATCTTCTCTCCCTTCAAGGAGATATAAATTCAGTCAATGATCAGATTCAAGAACTTCAGTATGAACTAGTTCAATCCAAACTCGATGAGTTTGATAAAAGAATTGGGGATTTTGATGTTCGGATAGCTAAAGATGAATCAATGGCTAACCGATACACTTCTGACAGCAAGGAATTCCGCAAATACACCTCTGATCAGAAAAAAGCTGTTGCAGAACAAGCTAAAATCCAACAACAAAAAGTTAATTGGATTCAAAAAGAAATAAAAACAAATAAAGCATTAAACTCCGCTCAACGTGCCCAGCTTCAAGAAGAGCTTAAACAAGCCAAGCTAGATTTAATTTCTGTTCAAGATCAGGTTCGTGAGCTACAGAAGCAACTTGTCCAATCTAAAGTTGATGAGACCCTTAAGTCAATTGAAAAGTCATCTTCTAAAACCCAAGGGAAAATTAAAGATGTTGATAATAAAATTTCAATGACTGAAGAAGATGAGGACAAGGTTAAGTACTATAGCAAGCAGATAAAGCTCATTCAGCAACAACAAAAGGAAGCCAAAAAATATATCAAACAGCTTGAAGAGCAAAAGAAAGCTGCGAAAGGTTTCCCTGACATCCAGGAACAGATCACTGATGAAATCGAAAACTGGAAAGATAAACAGAAAGATTTTAACCTTGAGCTTTATAACACCAAGAAGTCGATCAAGGACATCTATAAATCATTGGCTGATGAAGTTGTATCCATCTACAAAGAGATGTACGAAAAAATGCGGGATATTGAGTTAGAAGCCCATCAGAAAGCGACACAAGATAAGATTGATGAGATCGACAAAGAAGACGAAGAAGCTAAATATCAAAAGGAATTGAAGGAGAAAAACCAAGCAATACAGGAAACAAAAGATAAGATCAGTAAACTTTCCATGGACGACTCCTCTGAGGCTAAATCGCAAGTCAAAGACCTAGAGAAACAACTTCAAGAACAACAGGAAGCTTTGGATGAGTATATAAAAGATCGCAGCAACACAAAACGGAAAGAAGCCCTCCAGGATCAGCTTGATAAAGATGAGGAATCAATTAACAACAAGTACGATGACCTGGTAAATGATGAACGAGCATTCAAAAAGCTTGAAGATAAGCTTATGGATGGTAAAATCACTGATATCGCTAAACAGCTTAATGAATTCACCAAGTTCATAAACGAGAATATGAAGTCGATTGGGAAAAGTATTTCCAATAACTTGATTGATAAGCTTAAGGACGCTGCCAGTGCATTAAATACCGTTACAACTGGTAATACAACAGGTAAAAAGGTGTCATCATTTGCTTCTGGTGGATATACAGGCACGGGACTTGGAGCAGGAAAGCTCGCATTCTTACATGACAAGGAACTTATTTTAAACAAGACAGATACTGAAAACATGCTGGAAGCTGTGAAACAAGTTCGTCAAACGTCCACCGATAGTTCAACAAAGACTACCTCTAAATGGGGTCAACCTGGTAAAATTTCAGATGTTTTAAGTAAGAGTATTGCTCTTGTCACACCTGCTATGAACGCCGCGGTTTCTAGTCAAACAAATCTAACTAAAGGCTTTCCAACTCTTAAAAACTTCTCGACACCTACTGTACCCCCTTCTACACCTCAAGGGAATACATCAAACAATCAGAACTCAATCACAATTAATGTAACAGAAGCTAGTAATGCTAAAGAGACTGCAAGCTTAGTATACAAACAATTAGCAAATGGGCTTAAAAATACTGGACTAAATTTCAACATCACATGAGCCGGCTAAGATTGCCGGCTCTATTTATATTGGGGGTGAAAAATTGATTAGGCAGAGCCAATATTTCATGTTTGATAACGTAAAGTCGATCGACTACGGTGTAGAAAACGTTAATACAGAGTCTGGGTTAGTTGAGGAATCTTTTTTGGGTTCACGATCAGTTAATGAAACTTATGTAAAAGGAAGATCAGAACCGTACACTGAAGGTGTCAAAAGAGAAGCAAAACAATTTCCTTTAAACTTTTATGTTGGTGAAAATTATGATGAGAAAAAAATAAGAGCAATTAAGCGCTGGCTAGATGTTGATGATTACAAGCCTTTAGCGTTCAGTGAAAATTTAGACATTGTGTATTATGCAATGCCCGTGGACACCAGTGATTTAGTCCATAATGCGGCTAGACATGGATATGTTCGTTTAACAATGAAATGCAACTCCCCTTATGCATACAGTCGAAACACAAGTACCCATTCCTTTGATATATCATCAGAAATGAAAATCATTGAACTCCATAATAAAGGCGATGTTGCGATTTACCCCACTGTTGAAATTCTTAAAATTGGCGATGGCGATGTGAAAATCGAGAACCTAAGTGATTATACTGCCCCCTTTATTTTCAGCAATCTAAAAGACAGAGAAATTGTTAAAGTGAATGGCGTCAAAGAAACAATTGAATCGTCTTTATATGGGAATGAAAGATATGATGATTTTAATGACAATTATATTAAATTGGATTACGGAAAAAACCGATTAAAAGTGACCGGAAAATGCAAACTGAGATTCACTTTCAGATTTAAGTATCGATAAGAAGGTGAAAAATTGATAACTATTCGCAAGGACACAGAAATAAAAAACATACGCTTATCCCTTGCTAAGCCAGACAAGACTAAAATAGCCAACATTGATGAAGTTCTGAATCCAACTGTAACTTTAAATCATGGAAGCAGCGTTCACGAACTCTCCTTCTCTATTCCGCTTAAAGCAACCTATGATGGCATAATTAAAAGAAACCATGTTGTAGATTTACTAAAACCCTGGTACCTAATTAAAACAGCGTTCTATGGGCTTACGATTTGGTTTATTATCACTAAAAGAACCAAGTCTTTTAGCAGTGAAATGGATACTGTACAAGTTGAGTGCAGATCTCTTCAACATGAATTGAGCAGAATAAGCGTTCTTAAATATGAGGAGACCTCTAAAAACCTCCAAGAAGTAGTTGCAGACTGTTTGAAGAATACTAGTTGGACGGTTGGATACATAGATACTCTCTTTAACATAAAACGAAGACAGTTTGATGTATCATCAACTAACAAGCTTGATTTTTTATATACAATCTGTGAGAAATTCGATGCAGTTCCAGTCTTTGATACAGTAAAAGAAACTGTAAGCTTCTATAAAGAATCTGACATTTCCAAATACAAAGGCCTTAAACTTAACCCCCGACAATATATGATTAGCATGGACGATTCGGATGATGCAGATGAATTAATAACAAGACTATATGCTACTGGAAAAGATGGTATCGGTATTAATTCAGTGAACCCAACTGGACAATCCTACATTGATGACTTTTCTTATTTCCTCTTCCCCTTTCAACGTGATGAACAACGAAATGTAATTTCCCACAGTGCTTATATGCCCGATGAACTTTGTCATGCAATTCTTGATTACAATGACCTTGTTAATAACGAAGGAAATGCGTTTAATAAACTTCTCACCCAAAAGAACGAAGCTGAGACTAGTTTAACCGAATTGAATAATGAGCTTTACACCCTCGATCTTGAAGTCCAAAAGCTATTAGATCGAATTGAAGTTGCGAAGAAAGCTGGTGATGACACAAGTAAACTGAAAGCTCAACTTGTCGTAAAACAGAAAGCAGTTGCAGAAAAGAAAAACCAAATTGCTACGATTGAATCAACAATTTCTCAAATATCCGCTTCAATTTCTAAGCTTAAAGAAAAGCTTTCTTTTGAGAACAATTTTAGTGAAAATCAGAAAAAACTGCTCTCACGTTTCATTTCGACAACTGAGTGGTCAAATGACAGCATCTATGATGAGAATGAACTTTATGATGATGCCAACGAAGAACTCGAAAGTCGCAATACACCACCAGTAAATGTAACACTCGATATAGTAAACTTTTTTAACTGTCTTAGTGAAAAACATAACTGGGATAGGTTCAGTTTAGGAGACATAGTACGAGTTCAACAAAGTGATTTAAATACCGATATTAAAGCCATACTTTCAGCAATAACAATTGATTTTGAACAATCAAATATTAGTGTCACCGTTACAAATGGAAAAAGAGTTCAATCTGATTTTGAGAAAATTATAAAGACCGTTTACAGAACCAACAAAATAAGTACTGAATTAAACAAAAGAAAGATTGAATGGGACAAAGTAACTGAAAACTTCAATATCCGAAATGACAGAATCTCAGTGCAGCCTGCTCCTCCTACCATTGCTTCTGATGGCACTGCAATTACCCATAAAGTAAATGATAACGGGTCAGTTGATATAACCATTCAGTGGAACTATGTTGATTCCGATGAGGACAAATACAACATTGATGGATTTGAGGTTTACTTACACGGTAGTGATGACAATGAAGAATACACATTTGGCTCTGTGCAAGCCAGTGAAAATTTACAAAATGTTAAATATGACAGGCGCACAGCTACTTTTACCGGCTTGCCTTCAAATATGTACTATACGATTGGTGTTCAATCATATCGAAGAGTAGATGCAGATATTGATATTAATCAAATTCTTCTTTCGGATATAGTTAAATCAAGTCATCCTTCTGAAAACCCCTATCTCCCTTCTCCTTCTATTGAAGTAAAAGGAAGCCTTAGTGGAAAAGTTAATGGTCTCTATACAATCTCCACAGAAACTAAGCCAGAAGATCCAGAGACAGGGACAATTTGGATCAATCCTCAGAACAATAAACAAGAACTGTTTAACGGAGAAGAATGGATTGTCTCATCTGCAGGTTCAGCAGACTCCTTAAATGGTTTTACAGCTTCTACAACCACCTCGCCAAATTCAATACCAGTGCGCAATGAATTAGGAATTATTAGTGGTTCAATAGACGGTAATGCAGAGTTGTTAGGTGGACGACCAGCATCAGATTATGTATTAGCTGAAAATATCCCCCTACCTCCTAAGTTCGCAAAGGGTGTTTATATAGGAGACGGTACTCCAAGTAAACAAATCCCCCTCTCCTTTACTCCAGATCTAGTCAAAATAACTCCAATTTCAAATGAAGACAGTATGCTGGTTATTGAAAGTCCTACAGGTGGTTATGCCTATCAATGTACAGCGTCTGGTCTTTCTCTAATTGGCGGAGATTTAAGCTACGGAGCTTTAGGCGATAAAATCTTTTTAACTGGCTCAGATGAAAATTTTAGAGGAAACAAATTAAATGTCAAATATATATGGGAAGCTTACCAGCAAAATTAAACGGAGGTGATTAATCTGACCGACTTTGCTGAATTGTATAACGATCCAATTTTAAGTAAAAAAAGAAAAGGTTCAGTTGATGATCCCTATCTGACTTATAATGAGACATTAACTGTCTATAACGGCAGAGTACTTCTGACTGAGATTCCAAACAGAGAGTTTCGTGTCGAAGTTATAGGAAGTAACAAGGAATGGCGAGAAATTGAAGATGGTGAGCTTGAAGACAATTATTTTAAGGTTGATTACCTTATGGGTGTTGTCTTTTTTAATGTTTCAAATGAAGGAAAATCACTTACCTTTAATTACAGTGGTGAAGGTGCCTCCTTCTTCCCTGCCTCTCGAATTTGGATAAAACGACAAGGGAATATGGTTATTGAAACTCTTCAAGGACTTATCGATGAAGCTGAAGATACAATAATTCGAATGAATGAACGTATAGCTGAATGTGAACGAGTTACAAAACGGTGCCAAGAAGTGACAGCTTGGTGTAGACAGGCTACATCAAATTATGAAGAAGTTGTAGAAAATACAAGAAAAATTTATAAACCATCTGTCTATACCTATTCAGATATTTTCACCTATTACCCAACCCCACAGATTGGTTGGACGGTGACTGTTAAAGAAACAAAAATCGTTTATCGGTGGGATGGATTTGAGTGGGTAGATATTGGAACTTCCGAAGTATATGAAGGTTTCAATATACTGCTAAGCGCAACAGAGCCATTTAATGCAAATTATATCTGGTATAAGGATGCCTCTTTTTCACCTGAGAAAAAACGAGTTGTTGTTTCAGATACAGCACCAGATTCAGGACAAGTATGGTACAAAACTGACTAAGATCCCCTTTGGGATCTTTTTTATTGGAGGAAAGTTATGGCTGGTTTTTATAGATATGATCAAAATTTAGATAAATATGTTCCGATGCCTGTTGAACTACTAGCTTCAGAAGGAGAAGAATACACCGCTCCTAAAATTACTCAGAAGTTTAATGAAGTAGAAACGAAAACAACAGAAATTTTAAACAAGGTATTAACTGATGACAGATATTTTACAGTAACAAGTTCTTTTAAACAGGATGACACTCTTGGTATTGAGTACTATGTTACAAAGGTTACTCCTAAAACAACCGAAGCTAAAAAAAGTATGATTCAAAAAACGTTTGCATACGACTTTGAAAAATCCATTGATCCCACATCATCTTATTTTGGTACAACAAATCGTGAAACAGTTTTAAGTATGGCCAAACGAAAAAGATCTGTTGTTGCAATAAACGCTAGTGGTTGGCGGTCAAATGGTGAAGTCATGGGGCTTCAAATTAAAGACGGAGTTCTCTACAAAGATTATGACGCTGCTGGATATACAGGCGCTGAGGCTTGTGTATTTTTTGACGATGGAACTATGAAGGTTTACGGAAACAGAGAAGTTGATGCCGACATCCTAATTTCCAAAGGCGCACGAAACTCTTTTGCTTTTGGCATTTGGTTAGTTAAAGATTCTAAGCCAAGAACCGCTCAAATGACTACATGGGCAGATTTAAATGTTAAGCATCCTCGACAAGCCATTGGACAAAGATCTGATGGTACACTAGTTATCATTACTGTAGATGGCCGCTCACTTCGATCCAGTGGTATTACAGCTTATGATATGCCATCTTTATTTTTATCTGAAGGCTGTGTTAATGCATTTCTTTTAGATGGTGGTGGAAGCTCTCAAACTGTTGTTGAAGGAAAATATATTAATAACATTAGTGATGGCATTGAACGTGCAGTGGTCGATACCTTAACAATTTCATATCCTGATGACGATACAGATAGCAGATTTTTTGAAGTTCAAGAAGGAAGAGGTTTGGCAACAAGTCTAAACAGACGTGTAGAGTTTATTGAATCCAAGCCTACTTGGAATGTATTAGATTTAGGCTTCTCACCAGATGGCTTAATCGATAATACAGCTAAGTTTAAAAAAGCCCTTAGTGATTTATCTGAAAAAGGTGGAGGGAAACTACATTTTCCGAAAGGTACATATTTAATCGGTAAACAGAATACAACTAGCGCTAGTGAAAAAATTGAACTCCCTTCAAATGTCTCAATTGTTGGTGAAAGACGATCCTACACTAAACTCCTTCGAAATCCAAATCACTCACTTGATGAATTGTTGCGAATCACAGATCACAATTATATAGAAGGCATTGAAATTGATGGCAATAGCAGTGTAAATAAGAGTAGCTGCCGATTGATCGCAGGCGGAAATATAAAATCATTTAAAATGAAAGACTGCAGCTTGGTTAATGCTACAGATCGAGGAGTGAGTATTCACGGGATCGGCAAGTCTATAACGATTGAAGGAATGTATATTTCCAATATAGCCAACGAGTGCATTAACGTTGCTGAAGGAGAAATTATTAAACTAATTGACTCTGAGATCACATTTAGCGGTACTGCCCTTTGGGTGGGTAATGCTGCAAACATCTTCACTAAGAATAACCTCGCAAAATCCTTAAAAACCTTCGTCCGGTACAAAAACTCTCAAAATGCAATTTGTTCAGGAAACATTATCACTAATAATATTGATCGCGCAATTTGGGGATCTGTAAGAGAAGCTGTTTTCTCTGATAATGTTTTCAAGCAATGCCACTCTGATTATCACCTTTACTTTATTCAAGAAGACACTGGAACAAACGATTTAATTGTAACTGGAAACTCAGTTTATAGTGATGTTGAAGGAACAGCTTTCATTAGAACTCCATCAGATATAGACAGAAGACGAGTGTCGGGTAACGTAGGTAATATACCTAGCTTGAACTTGGATTAAGAATAAAGGAACAATAAAGGTGGTGGTTACGTTCTAGATAAAATATAGATTTTATTTAAAATACATACTTGAAAGACAGAGATAAAAAGAGCATACGTGAGATAAAGAGAGATTGGGTTTAGTCCCCTTCTCTCTTTTTTGTGCTCAAATTTAATTTAGGAGAGATGTTTAATATGGCTATTAAAGCGAGACAAATGTTAGTATCCCCAGAGAAATATTCAATCAAATGTCCATATGCATTATCTGCTTCATTCATCACTTTTCACAATACATACAACGACGCACCAGCGCAAAATGAAGTTAGTTATATGATCGGCAACAATAATGAAGTTTCTTTTCACTTTGCTGTAGATGATAAAGAGGTTGTTCAAGGGATTCCTACAAATCGTAATGCATGGCATACAGGTGATGGATCAGGTGTGAATTCAGGAAACCGGACTTCTATCGGTGTTGAAGTTTGCTACTCTAAATCTGGTGGAGAGCGCTATAGAAAAGCTGAAGCGTTGGCTATTAAATTTATTGCACAACTCCTTAAAGAACGTGGCTGGGGCGTGGATCGAGTTAAAAAGCATCAAGACTGGTCTGGCAAATACTGTCCGCATCGAGTTCTTGATGAAGGACGTTGGAATGCTGTTAAATCTGCTATTGCTGCTGAATTGAAAGCACTCGGTGGAAATACTTCTTCCTCATCTTCAAAGCCAACAAAAGTCGTTAAAACAAATGGGTCTTATGTTAAGAATACAGTTATCGCAGACAGTCTTAATGTGAGAACCCAGCGCAATGCAAACTCCTCTATTGTACTTACCCTCCCTAAAGGCTCCACTGTCCAATATCAAAAAGGATCAACTCAAAACGGTTGGGGATATATCAAATATACAAACTCTAAAGGTGCTACATACAGTGGTTACGTCAATGTGAAATACATTAAAAGTGATGGTGAACTTGGGCAATCAACCCCAAAGGCCAAACCCACTTCTAAGCCTAATAGCAGCGGAATCAAATCTGTAGGCGAAATTAAGATTGTCGGTGTAAAGAGCGCTGCAATCGTAATGGACAGACCGGATAAAAATAAAGCGAAGAACCTTGGCACAGTAACTCTGGGTGATACGCTCAGCATTTCTGGTTCAGTTAAAGGTAAAAACAATTCCAATGGCTACTGGGAAGTTATTTATAAAGGTAAACGTGGATATATCTCGGGACAGTTTGGATCAACAATCTAATTATATTCAATTTTCTCGGAGGATGTTTATTGATCAATATGTTTCAGTAAATATCCTTTTCTATGGTACTAAGGTGGTGAACATTTTATGGAAATGGATATAACACAATATTTAAGTACCCAGGGGCCATTTGCTGTTTTATTTTGTTGGCTACTTTTCTACGTAATGAAAACTAGTAAGGAAAGAGAGTCGAAACTTTATAATCAAATCGATTCTCAAAACGAAGTACTGGGTAAATTCAGTGAAAAGTACGATGTTGTAATTGAAAAGCTGGATAAAATCGAACAAAATTTTAAGTAGGAGGAATTCAATGTTTGAGAATATCGATAAAGGCACAATTGTTAGGACTCTTTTGCTCGCAATAGCTTTACTCAATCAAATAATGGTGATGCTGGGTAAAGCAGCATTCATCATTAACGAAGAGGACATAAATCATTTATATGATTGTTTATATACAATTTTCACTATCGTCTTCACAACCAGTACTACTACCGCAGCATGGTTCAAAAACAATTACATAACTGCAAAAGGAAAAAAACAAAAACAAGTTCTAAAAAAAGAGAACTTGTTTAAATAGCTTTTTTTTCGGATTACCTGTGTAACCCTCCCTCTTACAAGGCGGGTTACTTCTTTTTCAATTATATACATGTTGATTTTGTTTTAATTTCTTGCTTTTGATAATTAATTTCAGTCCTATACCAAATATCAATGCAAAACATACTGAACTCATTAAGGGTAATGTAATAAAGCCTAGATACTCTACTTCAATTTTTGCGCAGCTGTTGGTTCCAATTTCACATACGACACTTTTGCTTTGTGTAAGTTGGATAATATAATGATAAAACGCAATAATCAATCCAATTGATGAAAGGAAAACAACATAAAATATCGAATTAAGATCTTTTTTTAATAAGCCTATTAGTAAGATAATAGGTATAGGATATAGAAATATTCTTTGATACCAACATAGAACACATGGTTTGAAATGCATGATCTCACTGTAGAATAAACTAGCCATTGTGCCAAAGAAAGAGAGAAAAAACAGTAATAAAAAAAATGATTTTACATATCTTGTATTCATACTTCAATTCCTTTCAGGACGTGTTCAATATTGTGGAGTGAGTTGGCAAGATATTGTTTAATTTCTTTTTTCATATTATCATTTTTAATTTCCTCTGATATTTCTTTTACTCTTTCCCAATTTTCGAGTTGAATATTAAGGCTTATTAAAATTCTTTTAAAGTGATCTTTTGTTGTATTTATAGCACTGTATCTCTCGTCTGTAAGAGCTTCATCAATCATATTGCTTAAAGAAGTAAGTTTATTTTGCATATCTACTAACAAAATTGCAGATCTAAAGTAATCAACATCAACACATCTTGGATATTCAGTTTCCAATATATCCAAATATAAAGTTAAGTCAACATAATTATTTCTCTGCAATAATAAAGTACATAATAGCACTAAAGCATCTATAAAATGTCTTTGATCATTAAATTTTTTATAGTTGTTTATTGATTTTTTCAGATAATCAATTGCTTCTTCATCGTTATCAAGTAAATGTAGTTCTCTGCCGAAAAAGAATAACCATTTTGGGTTTTCGGGCTCCAATCTTAACATTTCTTCTGTGAGATTTATATTCCTTCGTGTTTTTGATTTTATATTATTCTCTGAAGGATTATATCCATTATGGTAAACCTTAAGGTTCACAATGAAATTAAAAGGTAGACTATGATTATAATTCATAGGTTCTTCATGCACTTTCCCATGAAATTTAACTTTACCATTGAGCCGAAACATTCTTCGTGTATCAGAATATAGATGTCCAGTATATTCTTCTATATATGGACTAACTACACAATCAATAGAAAAAAACTCTAAAACTCTAGCTACTTTAGCTATTTTCCCTTTGTTTTCTTTAGAGTATAAATTATCTGCATCAATAAAATAAATCCATTCGGAAGTAGCATACTCTATAATTTTATTTCTAGCATAGGAAAAATCATTCTTCCACTTTTCATATTTAATTTCAACATCAGGAAAATCACATTTAATAATATCAACGGTATCATCAGTGGAGTATGAATCTAGAACAATAATCTCGTTAAAATCATCTTTAACACTATTTAAACACTTTTTAATTCTCTTGCTTTCGTTATAAACTATAATACCGCATGTTATTGTAGGAGTATCTGATTTTTCATAACCTGCAACCAAAGATTGAATTGACATCACATCAATATCTTTTTCATATTCCATTATATTAACCAACAATGACAAATCTGAATACAATAAAGAATCGGCATAGCCTTTCTTTAATTCCAAATAAATATCACTCAGTTTCATTATCTATCACCATTTTTATCAAAGAACTTTTCTATTTGACTTGCACTTCTATAGCCCTCTAACCGATCTTTTTCTTTGCCATCTTTGTAATAGAGAATCGTTGGAGTTTTATTCAAATTATATTTATCTAAAAATTCAGTGTTATAATTTTCCTTTTCTTCGATATTTAAAGCCTGTACTTTTAACTTTTCTTTTTTAATTACTTCATTTAACTCAGGTTTTATTTCTTGACAAGGAGGACAACTTGTCTCATAAACATAAATAAATTTAGGTTTTTTAGAGTCTACTTCTTTTTGATATTGAGTTAAATTTATATCATTATAAAAAGGTTTTTCGCTACCTGTAGAAACATAAACGAAAATACTAATGGCTGCTGCTATTAAAACAAGAAATAAAACAATCCACTTTTTCATATAGAATACTCCTTATTTTCCGAGTAGCTCGACTCTATAATCCTATTGTTTCTGAATACTAATTTTTTATTGTATTTGAAGTTACTTGGGTCATTATGAGTTATAAGAATAATTAAACAATCCATCCTGTGTAAGGTTTCATAAATCAATTTTGTGTTATCCGGATCAATGTTAGATAATGACTCATCTAAAATTAATACTTGTGGTTGATGTAAAATTGCTCTTGCTAATGCTAACCGTTGTTTTTGTCCTGTAGATAGATTGGAACCGTTTTCAGACAATTTATAACTGTACTGCTTGTCCAAGTTACAAATGAATTCATGACATTGGGACATTATACACGCGTTTTCAATTTCGTTCTGATCAAAATTCTCTCCCATGCAAAGATTCTCTTTAATAGTTCCCTTAAAAAGAAAAGGATTTTCGTCAATATATACAATCCTTTTTCTTATTGATAAATGATCGTATCGATTAATATCTAATCCATTTAAATAAATTGACTTATCGGGTACTTTATACAATTTAGACAAACTTTTTGCAAACGTACTTTTTCCAGTACCACTTTCTCCAATAATAAGGACTTTATCCTTTCTGTCTAATATTAAATTAATATCTTCAACTATATAACGCATTGGGTCTGCCCCAATATTAAGATTAACTGTTTTGATATTCTGAATAAAATCAAGTTCAGTTAAATTCTCATAGCTATCTTGCTGAACTGGATAGTTTACTACGTCAAAAAATCTTATGGAAGCAACATGTGCCTGCTGAAGATCTGATTGCATACTCAATATACGATCTAGTGAACTTAGCAAAAAGGCTGCTAATGTGTTTATAAATAGCAGTGTACCCAAACTCATTGAATCATTTAGAACTTGTCTTGTCCCAACCCATAGGATAATTATTGAAAAAGAGTTTTGAATTAATCCTTTTAGTATTTCATTGCTAATAACTGCCTTTGCTACACTAAAGGTTGAATTTAATTGTTTATCATATGTAAGATGAAATTTTTCTAAAAAAAACGAGGTTTTATTTAAAGAATAAACAGTTGTCATATTCTTTAGAAAATTAATTAAAAGAGAGGTAGATTTAGCCTTATCCTCCATCAGTTTTTGATTTTTCTTTTTAAGATGATCAAAAAACAAAATCGCTAGACATGAAAGTAGCAAAATCGGGAGAATAATTGTTAAGAAAAGAATGTTATTTGTTCTATATAAAATAACTCCTAATCCCAGTATTAAAATTATATCAATTATTGCAGTAACAAAGTTAGCACTAAAAAAGTCTTTAATATATATACCATCATTGAATCGAGAAATTACCTCTCCATCTTCTCTGTTTTCAAAAAAATTAATAGGTAATTTTGTTACTTTATTAAAATAAACATTTGACATCTCTTTATCAACTTTGTAAGACAATTTTATTATCAAATATGATCTTACAAAATCGAAGATGCACCTTATTAAGACCATACTTATGAATATTAAAGTGATTGTGATTAAAGATTCTCTTAAGCTTCTTGGGATAATTAGGTCAACTAGAAACTTTATATAAAACGACCCAGCTACAGCAAGAGCTACAACGAACAAGGAAGTCAATAAAATCACAAAAACGATTAATTTATTTCTAAAAAGTATGTCCTTAAAAAAGTAAGAATGTTTTTTTTGATCTTTTTCTTTTTCAGGAATTGACTCTTTGTCAATTTCTAATATAAAGTTTGTGAATTTACTCTCAAAATCCTCTTTTTTTATTTTAGTTATTTTGTCTTTATCAGGATCACTAACAAGTAAATAGTTATTTCTAATTTCGTATATTGTTATGTAATGTCCATATTCCTCCCCTTCTAACAAAGCTATACAAGGGAGCTTTATTTGTTTTAGGGCTTCGAATGTCTTATTTTCTTGCAATTCAAGTGGCCTAGTTTTTATCCCCATCTTCTTAAAAATAACAATTAAGTCTCTTAAACTATAGCCTTCCTTATCCCCAATTAGGTCTAGTAAGAAATCAATTCCATAGTTAAGGTTATGAAACTTTAAAACTGACGAGATACAAGCTAGTCCACAATCATGACTATTAAACTGTTTAGTATGAACATATTTCTTTTTCTTATTCAATTTCAATCCCCGCTTTAAATATGAGGGAATATTTAAAATATTCCCTCTACAAATGTTTTATCTGCAGAATTGACGATAGTTTTGACAAGCAACAGCTCCGCCACCACAACCAATTGTACCGCCACTAGCACATTGTAGCCACAACGCAGCACACTGAGCTTTTCCTAATCCACTACCTTTTTGGTTTTCGAGTTCCTCTAGTTTAACTTCTTTAAATAGCTTTTCCACTTGTAAAACCTCCCCATTTGTTTGCAATCCGGATTACATTTTTAATATAAAGGAAGATAAATCTAAATTCAACCATATTTTTTATTTTTTTTGAAAATTATAAGGAAACTTGTTCATAAATCATAGAAAAAAACCTTTATTACCTATCAATAAACAGAATTGGTTGTAATGCACTAAACAAAATTGACTATTATGGATTTATTTTGAATTAATAATGATAAAAATTTAGGTAAATTTTTAATAATTATAGATACAAAAAAGTACCTTCTATTGTAAGAAGGTACTTTTTTTATGTTCAAACACTAACCCTTTTATACTTTTGAATAAATTGTTGAGCTCCATTTAAAAAAACTAGAAAACGCTTATTTGTAGTTTCAATAACAATTCTATCTGGTTGAGCATATGGCATACCAATTTTATAATCGATATTATCTGCAACTCCATACTTGTCTGACTCTTTAATACTAACTATTTGATTAATTGGAATTTCTGTTTTAGATAAACCAAATTTTAAGACTAAGCATTTTTCATCAAAACTATAACGTGTATTTAGGAAAACAGTAAAAATAAAGAAAAGTGCTAATAAAATGATTATCATAACTACATATTCCATATAATCACTCTCTCTTATGTTTTTATATAATTTTACCATGTTTTTTAAGTTTTTAAAACAAAAAAACTTAAAGCGATGTGTTATATAAGTTTAAATTTATCTTAACTCTTATGCCCACCTGTTAATCCAGCTCGTTGAAGTGCAGTTCCTGCTGGTGTATAAGAAACTGCTCTCAGAATCGCTTTAGAGCCGTATTTACTTCTAATCCCATCCATTACAAAACCGAGTTTCCTTCTCTTTTCATTATCCACTTCAAATAAACTCAGCTGCTGATTAACATCATCCTCTATATTTGATAACGTAACTGAGATACTTCTCACTGTTTTCCCCGAGTAAAACTTATTAAAGAGCATCAAGCAGCATTTATAAATATCCATCGTGATATTTGTGGGAAGATCAATTGTTTTGGATCGATGAAACCCACCGCCAAGCTCATCTTTACTGTAGCCAATTCCCAGGCTTATTGTTCGACCAGCTTTGTTATGTGTACGTGCCCTTCTTGCGACTTCTTCACAAATTTCCAGAAGAACAGCCTTAATCTCTTCTCTCCTTGTATAATCCCTCAGTAAAATCTGACTCTTACCGAAACTAATCTGCCCCTGCATCAACGGAGCACCTATTTCAGATAAATCAATTCCATGTGCATGATAATACAACTGGTTTCCCATTATTCCGAACTTCTTTTCAAGCAGATCTAAAGGAAAATTAGCTAACTGACCTACAGTTGATATCCCCATTCGATTTAGATTTCTTTCCATCCTCCCTCCTATTCCCCACATTTTAGACAACGGATGAACATTCCAGAGTTTATTTGGCACATCTTCATATCTCCAACGTGCAATCCCACTTTTTGTTTTCTTACTCTCTAGGTCAAGTGCAAGCTTACTGAGCAACATATTATCTCCAATGCCCACTGTGCACATCAGACCAAATTCTCTCCACATGCTGCTTTGGATTACCTTGACCATTTCTTCAGGATCTTCTTTTCCTGCATCTAAAAAAGATTCATCAATTGAATACGTATGGACACACTTTTCAGGAACAAATCTGTAAAACAGTTTTGTAATCTCAGTTGAAACTCTGATGAAAAGCTTCATTTGTGGATTTACAATGTGTATTCTTGGATCTTCAGGTATCTCAAAAAGTCTCGATCCTGTTTTGATTCTAAAATCTTTTTTAAGTGCAGGAGATGCAGCTAATACTACACTTCCCTGTCTCTCCGTATTTCCTACAACAGCAAGATAGCATGTTAAAGGATTAAGCCCCATTGCTACAGCCGATACAGAAGCATAAAAGGATTTCATATCGACACAAAGTATATTCTTACGTGGAAATTTTGAGTAATCAATCATTGTATGTAACTCCTATGATGTTATTCATGTTGATATAAACTGTATTGTCGTTCTGGTCTTTTACGTGAAGCTTTTGTTGTTCAAAATTAATGTAATGAACTCTGCCGGTGACATTTTCAACGAATCCATTGTGAAAAAGTTTAAATTTCAACTCTTTATTAAATTCAAGTGCCTCAGAGACGAGAAGATCCATCTCTTCAATTTGTTGATCATCCAAGGATGGCTTTTCAATTTTTGATACATCAACCAAATCTTGTTTAAGCTGTGTCAAATGTTCTGGAAGCATCATTGATGTCCATTTGATTGTTCCCCGATCCCTAAGCAATTAGATCCGCTCCTTTACTGATCTAATATTAACAGAACAAAAGTTCTATATTCAATATAAAAGAGAACAAAGGTTCGATGTAAATGTTGGAAGGTGAGAAATGAAGGTTAAGTTGATGAGGTATATGGAAGTGTGCGAAAGTTATTATCAAAAGTTAGAACCTATATTTATTCAAGTTCTTCTTATGATAATAACTTCAGAAAATGACCTATTTTCAAAAAGAAAGTTGATAATCTGAATGATAATTGAAATTGAATTCGCATCATTTTTTCAATCTTTATTTTTGATTTCTTTCAATATTTCTTTAAGCAAATGTTGGGTTTCTTCGTTTTGTTTACGATTAATTTTATGCTCTTTTGTCAAAGCAAACATATAATATAGAAGTAGAACTATAACAGCCAATATGAACAAATTAGGAATTAAAACGCTTAACATGATATTCTGTAACCTCCCTTTTTCAAAAAAAGATGTCCATAAAACTTTATGAACATCTTTTTAAATTATTCCTTAAAGTTAGTTTGTCCAGCTCCATTGAATGTCTCCACTATGCTTTTTAGTTCCATTTGCACGAATCTTTGTATCTAAGAATACAGTTGCTTTTTGCCACCTGTTTACCAGTCTCAATTCGAAGTGGCCTTCAATATTTCTAAAATAATCATACTTATTGGTTTCGTAATGTGATTCTACATTTTTGTTCACATAAGACCACCCGCTTGAGTAAATCTTATGTCCCTCTTTAGGTGCTATTGATAAAATTTTAACCCAATTGTAAGTCCACTCGTTGTATGTCCAAAATTCAAATTGCTTTTTTCCATAAACATTTTTCCCCACCATCGCATATCTAAACCAATTACTGCCAGTTTTTTGAGGTTGAAAAACTTTATCGTTTTTATTTTCCTCAAATGTAACAGGAATCAAGGAAGAAACGTATGCTAACTGATCATCTTCATTTAGTGTCTTAACATAACTTTCAACAAGACTGCTTGCTTCTTTTGATTCCATTTTGATTTTCTTTGTTTTAAGTTTATTCTGGATGTTTTGTTCGATTTTCTTTGATGGTTCTTTAGTAAACTCTATTATCTTTTGTTTCTCGTCATCGTTAAATTTATCCCATGAATCAGGTTGAGCAACGAATTGCTTAGTGAGCTCTTTAGCTGAATTTAACGATGCTGCATGCGCAGTTGTCATATTAAAACCTGCAAGAGATACAATCGCTAACACTAATGATAGAATCAGCTTTTTCATATAGACACACTCCTTATATATCTTCTGTTTTTTATTGAAAAACCCTTTTCATTTTTCGAATTTCTTCTCAAATAGCAGAACAACCTAGTGAATAGTTTTATCCGGTTCCAAAAAATAATTAAGTGTGCTCCTCCTCCCTCTAATGATTAGATCAAAAGCTATTGCAAGGTTATGAGTCAGAAGACCCTCAATACCATATCACCTCCTAACGCAACCCTACCACACTCTTATCTTTCATTAAATAGCTTAACTTCCAAATGATAGTTTATGACTAAATTGAAAAAAAACAGAAAATCCGCAATGATTTACGGAACCTTCTGTCTTTTGAAAATTGACCTAACGTCATGTTTTTTGGATAAAAAGCTTCTTTTGATGCTGATTATTCGCCATAACCATGTAATAAGAAGCTATCTATAAACATCGGCTAAAGTCCTGATTTCTCCCCTTTCCAGAATAAATTGAATTTATTTTCTGCATAATCACCATATAGCTAATTCAAAAAAAAAGACTACCCTTTTAGAGTTAGCCAAACGATCACTTGATAAAATTGTTTTTTCAAAAAATAAAGGCTGCCGAAAAATTTCGACAGCAAGAACCGGTAAAACCGCTCCTCTTTATATTTAGATACCAACAGGAAGCTCTGCAACCTTTATGCCGCCAGAATTTGTTGTGGTGCTCTCAGCATGATGCCCAAATCCCAAAAACAATCCAAAAAATGTTACCGCTAAGACTGAGCCAAGGATAAACTTCTTCATCAAATTCCCTCCAGTTTCCTCATATTCTCTTTGACTTCGATTGCTTTATTAGCAAATTCCAAAGCCTCTTTGTAATACTCACCCTTCTCATAATACCTTGAGATAACTAAGGAAAGGTCACTTACTCCATCTAAGTCACCTTTCTCTTCTAAGTATTGTACGTTTTCCCTGCATTTGTCAATGCTTTCATCTACCCTTTTACAATATAGGTCATGAATAATATTTATTTTGGTTTCATAAATTTTATTCGTTCTAAACTTAAGCTCATCTTGCCCTTTCTTGAGATAATACATGGCGTTATCCCTGTCGCCTATTTTAAATCTTTCTCGGACAATCATATAAATGGAGTTAATGTAGTAAACAGATTCACGCCATTCATTGCATCTAACAGCCTTCTTAATTGCATTTATACATTCTTGAGATTTATCAAAATTCGAATAAAGAATACTAATGTTATGATATTGCATTGCCTCATAAAACTCATCTTTAAGTTCCTTCGCAGTCTTGATTGCAGTAAGAAAGTATTCCTCTGATTCTTCAAACTTCCCTAAATGCATATAATTCGTTGCCTTAATAACATAACAGATTGTAAGGTGTCTTTTATACTCCTCATGTTGACTGTATATATTGATTGCCTCATTAATATAGCCTAACGATACTGCACTTTGATGTAGTGTCACATAGAGAGAAGCCGTTTTCATATAAAACTCTGCTGCTTCAATATCGTTTTCAATTTTAGAGAGCTTCTTCTCCGCAATTTTTAGCAAACTGATAGCTCGCTCATAATTCTTTGTATAGGACATGTACTCAGCTTCGTAGAGGTAAAAATAGTAGTCAATCAAGTTATCAATATCGTAACCCTCTAGCTCTTTCTTCTTCACTTTCCAGTCGTTTGGAGGCAGTCCCTTACCTTTGTTTTTGAAGAGCATCATTTTGTACCTAGACTCTAAAAGCTGATAATAAATGATAACCTTATCGTCTTCCTCCATATGCTTCAAGGATTCCTTAGCTTTTTTAAGAAGTTGCTCTGCCAAATCTATCTCACATTTCTTAATAGCAACATGAAGTTCATTCAGAGTATTAGCTACTACCTCGTGTGCGATCGTACCCATTTATAACCCCTCTTTTCTAAAATGTTTCGAATTATTAAACAATATAACAGACATTCGCAATATTTGGAATAATTTAAAAGTGGTTTTCGGTAAGTTTTCGTCATACCGCAATAACCTTTTGGGGAAGGCATGCTAAAAAAGTCCCTATTTCTTTTAATCAGTCGGCCTACTGATTGCATTATTCGCTTGAAATAAATAAAAGCGGGCTCCGAAAATGGAGTACCCACTCTAGAAATATTGGCAAAATAAATTGTTTAGAATTTGAAATAAAAAAAAGAACCTGCAATATAAGCATGTTCTTTTCATATTGTCAATTTATTAGAATATTTAACGACAAGGGCATTTATGTATAGTATAATATTTCCTGTACATTAAGTTTGCTCACTCAAGGGAGTCTTGCTCATCCCCTATGAAAGGGGGTGGGAAAATGACTGTTTACGAATCATTAATGATAATGATCAATTTTGGCGGGTTGATATTAAATACCGTCTTGTTGATCTTCAATATAATGATGCTTGTAACGTCAAACCAAAAGAAAAAATAGACCTCCCTTGAGACTGGAATCCTGAAGGGTAAGGTCTATCTAGAACAACACCGAGCAAGCCCTTTGACGGGCAGCTTTTTGTGCAAATAGCGGCCTGTGGGTGTAAGCGCACCCCAGGTCTTCTTTATTTTATGCATTTCATTAAACATAATGCAAAAAATAATCATATAATTGTATCATTAACCTAATTATAACCATATAAAAATGGTATTTGCAATACTATTGCTTTATGGATAAAACCATTATTTTATTGGAACCCAGTACTTTATCGATGCACAAGTGATATTATCCATGATTCAGTTCAAATTCTTCTCTTGTCATTCCAAAGCAAATACCATCATAATAGGCACCTTTAGTGAAAATGATCTTTCTTAGTTGTCCCTCTTTCATGAAACCTAATTTTTCATGTAATCGTATGGATGGATTATTAAAAGAATAAACAGTTGTATTTACTTTTTGATAAGCAAGTTCCAAAAAGAAAAAGCGAAGAACCATCAAGATCATTTCTTTGGCAAATCCTTTTCCCCTATATGGCTCGAATACAGCCAAATAATAACCGAAGGTACCATTTTTCCTATCACAGTCAAAGGTTTCAATTATACCTACTATATTATTATCACTATCAACTGCAATAAAACGGAATTCATCTTTTTCTAATTGTTCTTCTACCCATTCTCTCATGTTATTAGCTGAACGAGGAAAATGTAGCGAGTCCATATTTCGCAGAATTTCATCATCTAACGAATCAAATATAACGATATCTTCAGGTTGAATTGCTCGCAGTGTAAGATTCTCCCCTGTCCAATAAGTAACTGCCATTTTAACTTTTCCTCCAGTTATTTCCATACGTTTTCTTAACTGCTTAGTAAGTCATCATCTAATTCAATATACAGAATTCCATCATCTTCTTTATCAGCTTCAATTGGTTCATCAACTAAACTGAAGACAAACTCCTCAAACGAATTGGCAATTAAGAAAAAGTCTTTGTCGGGATGACTTAATTCATGATCCCAAAACAATATCTTTCCATTATCGATATCCATGCATATTTCATTCCCGCCTGCAGAGCTTGCGATAGGAATAATATTTCTAGGAAAGCGATCAGAATATGTATCGATTGCTTTCTGAAGACTGTTATGATCGTTCGCTAAACCATAAAAACCTTCTAACAATTGTGTATCATCGCCCTTGCCCATCCAAGGATCTTTCTCTAAAGGTTTATAGCAAACGTCATACTCAATTTCATCTGTTGTTTTTGTACTTTCTAGATAACAGCCGCCATATTTCTTCAAAAAGTCCTTATAATCAGAAGGTAATTGTTTTCCTATGTTCATTTCAATTTCTTTGAGTTGTTCATTTTTATTGATTCTGGGATCTGTTTTTGCAACAATTGAAAACTCTTTCAACTTTTGTTTGATATTATTGAAGCTCATATTAATCCCCTCCGCATTGCACATCTTTAGCAATGAACAATTGCAATACTTTTGTTTAATAGATTATTCAATTTCTATGCCATCATATGCATCGCCTAGTGATACATAATCATCCCTTAACCAATACCAATGTTTACCCTTATTCTCAAGCAGTCGCTGTATTAAATCTGTAAATGAACTTGCTATCACCTGTGTTTCGCCGACTATTCCATGTCGATCAAAAAAGCTGTCATAGCATTTCCCTTTTCGCTCTTCGTTTAAGTCAATTGTTAGGTATTCACCTTTTCCATCAGTGCAAACAATATACCACTCGGATGAAATGTCTTCTTCACAGAGCTCCCCAACAATAATGGGATTAGCCAATTCAAACTCAGCTGGTCGTACTATGTATATTGGATAATCCGCATTTTCATATAAAACTGCTCCACCACATTGTTCATAAAATTCACTAATATCTTTTGGTAGTTGATGCTTCTCGTCTATTACTGGGAGACCATCAGCTTCAAACAGCCGACAGCCTGATGTGGAAGCAATCTTCTTGATTAACATATCAATGCTCAAGTCCGCACCTACTTTCTAAAGTTGTATTGATTAAATGCGTTATAATATTGCTGTCTAGCTTCTTTAGGAACATTAGCAGCATCAAACATCTTCTCAGTAAGTTCTTGTATTTCTCTGGGGGATACTTCTTTCCAGTTTACTTTGCCGCCAACTTTCTTCCCTGTTTTTTCGAACAACCATTCTCTATATACTTTCTTGGTAGCGTTGTGTTGTTCCTTAGTTAAAGCTACTGTTGGTGTGTTACTCCCTCTACTCACATAATTCGGAACATTGTGTTTAGCCCATACGTCCATTACACCATGATGATTCTCTAAAGGACTGTTACTTGGTCTATAATCAACGACATCGAAAGGTTTTACTTCTTTATCTGACCCTTTAGCAAAACTCATTAGCTGATTTTTTAAGTTTTCTCCATCCACTACATTGTATGGCACGTCCCCTGCCATAGCAAGATCGTACTTAGGGTTATAAGGCAGTAAATCTGGAATCTTGACGTCCTTAATTTTCTTCCCTGCTTGACTAGCTTTATTTATTACCTTGCCTGCTGCATCAGCTTTGTTAATGGCTCCTGCACCTTTTGTTCCGACAACAGCTGCAGCCACTGAGCCAATTGCATACGTTACCCATCTTGACCTTGAATAGGCATCTCCATTCACCATATCCTTTTGATATGACTCTTCAATTGCAGCAGATATTGCATCATATGTTTTAACTGGATGAATAACTGCATTGCCCAGCGCTGACAATGTTTCTCCTGGATCGGTGATGAAGTCCCATAAGCCGGTTAATGTGTCTTTTCCGACATCATATAAACCTACTCCTACACCTTTTACGATATCCCATGTGACTTCTCCTGCGCTTTCTAGCTGTTTGGCCTGTTCAATTTGTACAGCAAGCTGAACCTGAGCCGGCTCGAGATTCTTATAGCCTACCTTCTTAGCAATCTCTAAATACTCATCTGGGTCAGATACACC